TAGAGCACAACACTTTTAATGTTGGGGTCTTGGGTTCGAGCCCCAAGCGGATCACAGGAAGGGATTACTACAACGTAGTCCCTTTTTATTTATTATCAGCATTTTATGTAATAATCAATGATTTAGAATGATAAACAAAGTGCTATTTTTATTTCATTACGTTTCATTCTATTTCATCCTATTTCATTAAATTTGCGGCAAATGTGATACCCTTGTGTGATACCAAATCTTTAAATTATGAAGTACCCTACAGTAAGATTTGTTTTTGACCGGAAACATACGGCAAGCAAAACAACCAAAGGAACCGTTCAGATAGAAATATTGTTCGAACGGAAAAGGAAATGGATCAGTACAGGCGTCAGATTGTATTCCGACCAATGGAATGATAAGACAAAGGTCAAAAATACCGTTCAGTCGGTAGACTTAAACGAGCGCCTTGATGCTCAGATGCAGAACATAAACGAGTTCATCAATAATCTTATAAAAAACAAAGAGGCTTTCAGCTTTGATAAACTGGAGCACTTCCTTAAGTACTCCCAGCAAAAGGAAAGCTTCATAAACTTCATAAAGCGCCGGGTAAGCGAAAGAACAGATTTAAGAAAGGGAACTTTAAACACCCATGCTTCATTAATCAACTCTCTGGAAGAGTTTGGCAGAATCGTTTATTTTTCTGATATAACAACGGCCAACATAATGTACTATGACGACTTTTTGCATAAAAAGTACGCAAAGCAAACGACGGTACACGGCTATCATAAAAGGCTAAAGAGATACATAAACGAATCGATAAAATACGAGCTTATCAAAGAAAACCCCTATAATAAGCTCAAATTCGACAGGGGAAAAAGCGAAGGAATAAAATACCTCACTATAGAACAAATAAATCAAATACGGAGCTTAGAAATAGCTTCTGAAAGCATTGATAAAGTGAGAGACTTATTCATATTTCAATGTTTTACCGGATTGTCGTATGCAGACCTGTTTAAATTCGATTTCAGCACGGTTATAGAGAGAAAGAATAAATTCTTTATAAGGGATGTAAGAGTAAAAACACAAGAGGAGTATTTCCTTATGCTTCTCAAACCCGCAATGGAAATATTGCGAAAATATGATTTCAAACTGCCGGCTATCAGCAATTACCAATATAATTTAAGACTGAAAATCGTTCAAGAACTTGCTAAAATCAAATTAAGCCTTCATTCCCATATGGCAAGGCATAGTTTTGCGGTAATGGCTTTAAATATGGGAGTGTCTATTGAAAATCTCGCTAAAATGATGGGACACACAGACATAAAAACGACCCAGATATACGCCAAAGTATTGAACAAGTCCGTACAGGAAGAATTTGAAAAGATGGACAGCAAGTTATAACCCAAACAACCCAGTGGGTTAAATTCAACCCAAAACAAACGAAACAACCCACTGGGTTATAAAATCATTCTTGTTTTTCTATAAACTCTTTTAACCGATACAGCCTGTCAATCGCCGGATTGTAAAACGGATCTGGAAAATGCTGATTTATATCGTGTATATTCGCTTGTATGTACTTCTGAACATCTAATATATTCTCCGATTCGCTTAACTCTATTTGAGTGGGTAATTGAGCCGTTAAAGCCCAATGAACGATAGCCTTTACACCATCTTCGTCGTATGCGTATTTACTTTCTTGTGCCATAGAGATATATTTTATTTTACCTCTTCCGAATAGACTTCTTCTTCAGTCTCATTACATACAATTGAAACAATACCGCCCTTATAATCGGCAAAGTAAGATTCATCGGTACCGTTATAGGATTCTATATAATCCTTACAATACTCGAACGATTCCTTAAAACCCTTGTTGTTAGAATCGTTGGCGTCGTTGAAATGTACATCGTAAGTTTTCATAATCTTATTTTTTATTGTTTGCAAAATTATTGTTTATTAATCTGCGATTTGTCTTATAAAGCATGTTTTTAAACATGTTATTCAAAACCTTTGAAATATCCCATTATTTTATCCGATAATTCACGCAGCCCACAACATATATACGTTTCGGTCATCGTTACGCTGGAGTGCCCCAACATCCGGCTAATAGAATACAAGTCCGCACCTCTTAAATATAAGTTGGTTGCGCAAGACTTCCGGGCGGAATGCGAGGAAATAAACTCCCACTTTTCACCGGTTATATATTCACCCGCTTGATATAGTTTTATCCGCTTATTTATCCTGCACCGGCGGCAAATACTTCTTATCGTATCGTTAAATGTCACATCCGAAACCTTTCGTTCATTGATACCATATTCCCGGTTTTCCTTCAGAATACGCAACACGGCAGGCGCCGCAGGTATTTCGGCCTTTGTTTTCGTTTTCTGGGAAATGTATATCAGTCGTCCGTCTATTATATTATCATCCGTAAAGTTGATGTAATCTGAATGCCTGGCACCAGTAAGACAACCGAGCAAAAAGCAGTTTTTCACAGCCCGTTCCGTCTCGTTAATCGGGTTATATGCCAACAGTGTTTTTATCTCGTCGTCCGTTAACCATGTACTTTGCGTAGCGTCCTTTTTCAAGGTCAATATAACCTCGAAACCTTTCGGAAAGGAATATACATCATTATACAGATTAAGAACCGATTTAAGCATAGCGCAATAGGTTTTAGCGCTATTGGTAGCTACTCTTTCATTAAGAGCCTGAACAAAGTTGTACAACCTCGGCTTTGTTATGCTGTCGAATGTACATTCTACTTTATTAACCTCTTCGTATACTCGTAAAACTTTCTCGTATTGCGGGTATTTCTTCAAAAACACGTTCTTTAAAGTCTCCATATTATTTACCTGATTTATTATCTTTTGTTTTCCCTATCGCAAGAGCAATACCTATCAAAGCCGATGTAATAACCAGCGCTGGACTAATATTCCATAAGATAACAATTAGCAAGATTGCCCAAAGCACAAAACCTAAATACATATATTCAAAATTTATCTGATTCTTTACTGTTGTTTATAAGTTCCCTTATTTTCTCTATATCGGTGCCGCTGATAAACAACACGGCACCGAATAACAGCAACATAACGGCTAACATTATATGACACTTTTTAAACGTCCGTTGCCATTTACAAAACCGTTGAGTATTTTCACCTCTTTTTCGGCTTCTTCCTTAGTCGGATAGCATTCTATTATACAGTTGTCCAAATTATCTAATATTCCGTAATATCCAAGATTTAACGGTTTGTCCTTGACGGTGTAACGCTTTCCTTTTACTTTCTTCTCGTAAAATTCCACTCCTTCAGCAAGAGGGGTATAATGCGATGAAGCGCTAAGCGTGCCCGATTCTATTTTGCATATAAACTCAATTATACCGGGTAAATCGTTTTTTAAACTGCTTTCCAGGCTTACACCGTCATAAGTTACACTATATTTTCGCTCCTTATCTGTGTATACGTTGAAAACATCGCCCGGCTGTATGTCTGCACGCACTTTCGCGCTGGTTATGATTCCCGCGCCTTCAATATCGTAATAGCGCACGCCGTTAAAGTTGCCCGTTTTAGTAAAGTTTATATTATCGAGCGGGTGCGCTTCAGATGTACAATCCGTTAAGGCTTTTTCCGGTCGTATTATATCCATGTACTTAACTTCTCTTTCCGCTATTTCTTTAGGACATTTTTTTAAATTACCGACATTGCAACAACCGTTTGAATTTACACGGGCAGTACCGTTTTTTTCATTAAAAGCCAATATAACGCCTATTTCTCCACACTGATCATAAACGACCTCCCCCAGTCTAAACCCGTCCAGTTCTTCGGGTATTGTCGGATAATCAAATGAATCATATTTTGCATAATCATCAATAATTAATGGGGTGTCATTCGCTTGGGGTTCTTCTGCTAGTTCCGGGATATATATTTCTTCAGGGAGTGCCGGCAGTTCTGTAGGCACTATCAGTTCTTTCACCTTGTCCGCTTGCTTTTTGCTGAATATCCATCCGGCGCGCTTTTCACCGTTGTAATTTAAAGACGGGTTAAAGCGTCCGCCCAATTCCTTTAATTGCTCTTTGATAGCCTTCGTATCGCCAAAAACTGCAATCGCCTTTTCTGAATAGTCCACGACTCCCAGACCTTCAACCGCCACGGATTCAACTTCTTTAGCTTCCTCAACCTTTTCAGTCTTAATGCTGCTTTTCTTCGCTTTCGGCTCTATTACCTGGTATTCATCGCTAACTTTTATACTCAAATAAAAATTAGTATCGTAATAATCTTGCATACCGTCGCTATCATCGTAACGGAAAGAACTTGCATACGTTGTAACAGCGTCCAACACCTTGAACATTTCCGGCGTTAACTCATTTTCCCATCCTTTTACGCTGGACATCGTAGACATGTAGCCACGTTCCGCACTTCTTGAACCTTCAATAAAAGGAATACAAGTGCCTGCCTTTAACTCAATATACATAGAATCCGTGTACATGCTCCATTCTGTACGGATGGAAAATTTAAAACCCGGGAAATTCTTCTTAGCAAAAGCCCTGACCTTTGCGGCAATTTCCTTTGTAGATAACTTGCTATCATAGTTTGAGCCAGCCCAACCGTTTGCGGTGTAGAAATTCATTGCTTTCATGATGATATATATTAAATTGTTAATAATTCAAACTATAGCGGAGTTTCAAAGAGGATAATTTGGAAGTGATAACCAGGATGAGTACTTTTGCCCTCGTTGGAGTGGGATGTACTTTTCTTGGTTATTCCCTTCTTTCGGAGTTGTGAGTATTGCCGTACTTACAGCTCCTTTTTTATCTCATAATATAAACAACGCCTGTAAGAACCAGACCTTATATCTATCCCTTTCTTACATTACAAAGATACAAATTATATCGTAAACAGCAAAGGATATTGCAAAATATTTTCTTAAAATACACATGTTTTAAAACACAAATAACATATAATTAAATATCTTATTATCAACTAATTACAACACATAAACACAGTGCCAATAAATGTAAACATATAATATCAACAAGTATAAACATAGACGTTTAAAGTCAATTATAATATTGATTTTATTTATAATGATTAGTAGGTGTCTTCGGCTACGTTGTGTTATTTCCCAATTCTCGCCAATGATGGGACAGCAAGGAAAATGTAAGAAAATATAAATTTTATATTATATAGATAATATAAACCATAACACACTATTATACAACAATTAATACCCATACACCCAGTCAAACAAGCCCCACCCCACCCCTATATTATGTAAAGTATTCGGGCGTAGTCACCTCACCTAAAAATTTTTTATTTTCTCCATTTTTACCAATTTGTAATGATATTTTACAACAAGACAACCGTTGTATATTCGCATTTTGCCCTACATGGATAATTATTGGGCTATTTTCTACGTTTTAATATGTTTTTATTAGAAAATTTACTTGTTTTATAATCAGATAGTTGTATATTTGCATAATGAAGATAAAGAGCATAGATATATGTATTTAGCCTTTACAGATAAAAGGAAAAAGGTTATTTTCATAAAATGCGCCTATAGGAGCATGCGTTATGTTCTTTTAAACACAAAATGAGCGACTTACAATGAATAGAAGGGAATTAAAGGATTATGTGCTCGGTCTGCTGTCGCAGCATTGTGACGAATACGCCTCTACATTCAGGGATATATCTTTAGTTACAAGCAACCCAGAACGTATAGACAGGTACGGCAGGCGTCTTGAAGAGTTATTCCGGGAAGGGTATGGTGTTGTAACGAGAGACACTGCTGATTATCGCGTTCCGTTGTATGTGTTTACGGGCAAGATATACGAGTACATGGACTACAATGTGCTTTATGACGCCGTAGACAGGTGGCTTGAGAAAATGGGTGTTGCAGCCCGTGACCGCACCAATAAGACTATGTATGCCTACATGAACCGGATAATAAACGTTATCAGAGACCATGAGTTGCAACCTGACCTTAGCATTATGTGCTTTACTAATTGCGTGGTTGACATGAATACTTTAAAGACTTATTCTCATTCCCCTAAGTTCGACTGCGTAAAGATGTATCCGTTCAAGTATGACCGAAAGGAGATTTTCAACTGTCCTACCTGGAGAAGCTTCCTTGGAGAAAGCTGGATACCTACGGAAGAGCTGGACGGCGTATTGCCGGAAAAGCACAAGCGCAGGATATTGCAGATGTTCCTCGGTGCATGCCTTGTCAATAGGAAAAATATAAGCTTTGAATACTTCCTTATATTGCAAGGTACTGGTGCGAACGGTAAAAGTGTTATTTACCGGGTTCTGAAAGACATGTTCGGGGAAGATGAAATACTAAACATAAAGATGAGCCAGTTTGCAAGAGGTGGGGATGAGCAGCTGCGTGCCGCCTACTCTATGTCAAGGAAAAGGCTTATGTACTGCACGGAAAGCAACCGGGGTGATTTCAAGGACATGAGCATCATCAAGGCAATATCCAGCGGAGAGCCTATTGCCTGCCGGGGAATAGGCGGGAATATCACAATGATGCAGAGACCTCCTATTATGCTGTGCAACTCCAATTACCGTTGGCAGCCGAAAGATTTCCTGAACCGTGACGACCCTGACGACGAGAGCATGCAGCGCCGCGCCCTGGTGCTTAACTTTGACAAGACAATACCGGTGGAAAAGAGAGACACTATGCTTGCAGAAAGAATGAAAGCGGAACATGCCGGTATAATGGCTTGGATCGTGAAAGGGCTGTGCGAACTTAAAAAGAACAATTGGCGGATGCCTGAGAACCTGGGCGGGAAGATTGATTTGAAACTGGAACGGATACGGTCGAGTGTTACGGGAAAGGATGGGAAACTCGTGGACGGGAGCATTTCGGAATATTTCAAATACAAAGAGTGCCAGCCGGAAGAATTTGAAGGGAGCGGTTCCATAGAGCTGACATCCTCGGATATATACAAGAACTATGAACGGTTCTGTAAAAAGAACGGGGTCGTTCCGGTTTCGCAAAGGAAGTTGGGCATTGACATGCTTTCACTCGGATACGCACGGGAAAAACGTGCAGATAAGGGATACAGCAATGTCTATACGCTGTGGTGTGGCAACGAGGATATTGTGAATAGCTTCATGAAGCACGTTCCCAATATTGCGGAAGAGGCGAAGACCAATCTGTTTGAAGGTTGGGAATATTCGGACGATGATTTTTTGAATGAAGATTGACAGATTTACTTAATTAAATATCAAAACTATGGATTTCGGAAAGACGCAAATCGGGAATATGGTTATTCTCAAGTACAAGAAAGGCGGTTTGCCTTTTATTAAGGTATCAACCGTAAGCGGGGACTTCTCTGTTGAATATGGGGCAGGAAGCGTGATGTTTATGATGCTGGATAATACTCCATTGGAAGACAAAGTAGATAACCTGCCAATGCTTATAGTGCGTAATGCCCAATATGTTGCCAATTGCATTGATGTGGAGTTACAGGTGGATGTATTAAAGGCAATAGGGAGCGCCCTTGACCGTGCGGATGCCAATCCCATATCCGACGAAGAGGACGCCCAAATTATTGAGGAGGAAAGGCAGATGTATGAGATGAAAAAGGAAATGGGAGAAGCTGACAGTTAAACTTTAAAATATAGTTATTATGATTGATGTTAGGGAATTAAGAATAGGCAATATCTTTAAAACTTCTGATTGTGAAAATTTCAGGGTTGGTGAAATATATAAAAAAGAAGATGGGTTTTCCTTCGTTGAAAACAGCGTATACTGTAATGGGAGTTTATTATATGGGGATGTTGAGGATTTGCAGCCAATCCCTCTTACAGAAGAGTTACTGGCAAGGTGTGGAATGAAGGAATGTGATGATGCTTGCTTTATTCGATATGTTTATCGTAATGGAAAATTCAAAATGAACATTATGATTTGTGACCTAAAGAAATACATTCTATCTATTAATGACATTGAAAATAGATGTCAAATCTGTAATATAGAGGTGAAATACCTTCACCAACTTCAAAACATATATTATGATGTTACAGGTAAGGAGCTGGATGTAGATACTAATTAAAAAGCACACCATAGGATAAGTATCTACAATAAAATAGCCGGGTATTACTTCCCGGCTTTCTTTTTAGCGGCAAGGTATAAGGAACAATTATTGCATGAAAGTGGCAGGTAGAAATGCACTGTAGTATCCTCTTCCTTTATTTCGTCCTTTTTGATTTGCGTGATGTCTGCTATCATTTTAGTGAGGTCAATCCATTCCTTGCATCCCTCTTTCCCGTCATATTTCTTACGGGCAGCGATAAGTTTACGAAGTTGGTTTTCTTTTGATAGCTCGGAAGCAATATCTTCCTCACTGATACCATCTACCGATATATCATCCTCTTTCTCGCTCTCTTTTTGCCTGCGTTTAATCTTTCTGCTTGCAGAGGTCAAATAGTCCATGAAGTCTTTATCGTCGGACAAAAGGGTATTCATGTTCTTCTTGTTTATCTCCAGGTTATATACCGGATTGTAAAGACCGGAAATAAGATAGGCGTCCTTGTCTTTCCATCCTAACGCTAAAAGGTCGGCAAAAGCCTTCTCTTTTATACTGATTCCCGCTTTTCTGCATTCAGAACCCAATCCTTTGCTGAATGTTATTTTTTCTTCCTTTCCTCTCAACATATTATTATGATTTTCAATTATACAAATACAAAATAACAGCAACATCTTATATGCCACTGGTTCTGATACTCCGAAATAGGGTGATAACCCACCATGCTGTCACAATATGAGCATGGGTAACTGCTCCCCCTATAGGAATAAAAACCGGTAGCTCCTTTGTTCTGGTGTTCAATCCCCCAAAACCACATCCACGCAGAGCCTATTGCAAATCTGGTGAGGGTATTTAGGGAATTGTAAGCAGAATTGGACTTGCCAACTCCATAACTTACCCCATCGGTTTTAATACGTGTGGCAGCAGCCCCGCCATTATAGACCGCCCGCTTAAAATAAGGATTGGCATAAGGTGAATTAAGGCAAGACCTTACGCTATCCTTTATTTTATTTTTCCCGATTCCGGCTATCAGACCGGCTGCAATGGCAGCTTCCACCTCGTACTGAAAACGGTTGCAATAAATACCGATACGTTCCGATAATGTCTTTCCGTGGTCTTCCCTGTTTATAAAAGCAACAACGACATCCCTGTCTTCTTTCCTGTCATACACAGAAAGGGTTTCCGTGTAATCGTAAATTAACTCACGCAACTTACGGAGTACTTCGCTTACGTCCCGCTTTAAATTCTCGTTTGCAGAGAACCGGAACATTGAGGGTTGAATATCATACTTGAATGATATATCTATAATCTCTTTTGCCGCCTGCACAAGAAGTTCCTCCAAATGGCTTTGCATAGATATTTCAGCCTGCAAACGTAATTTTATGAAATCCTTTGCGTCCTGTATCTGTTTTTGTGTAGGTTGCTTCATTGCTTGTCGTCTCCTGCCGGATTATGTTCAACTTCATTATCTGTGGCGGACACCTGCTGGGATTTCAATTTATAAAGAATATCAGCCTGCTGTTCTTCTTTCTTTTCTTTCATAATCCTATCCCAGTCACGAGGATTGCTGTACATCTGAATTTGCTCATTTGCGGTCTGTCGGGACAAGAACCCGTTTTGAACAGCAGCTGCAAGATTTTGTACAAGTTCAGATTCATTTAGATGTATATACGGCTTTATCCAAGCATATACATTCAAATTTTGCAAGTCGATAAGATTTTCGGTTTCCACCCCATAGCCATAAGTGAATATCTTCACCATATCGTCAATGAGATGGTTATATTCTTGGGCATCCTTCATGGCATTTTCAAAAGCAGGAGAATAAAGCAGCTTAATGGCTACACCTGGAAGGTCTCCGCTTCTCACTTCCGGTGGAATTACCGCAAAAGACTGCTCATAAATTAACTTGTATAAAGTATCAAGCTGTTTGGTAAAGGCAGTGGAAACATCTTGCTTGTTAAGATAACCGGCTTCATCATCCGGTCCCATTGATATACACTTTATAGTGCCATCAATCCCGCCCTCTATATTAATACTATCTCCCTCGCCTTTGAAATACATAATCGGGAAAGCGTAAGCTGTATTGTTTTGTGACAATTGCGAGAAAGCAAGTTCATATTGCTCTATGCTGTCTTGTGAAGGAGACCAACAAGCGCCGGCTTCATTTCTGTGATAAGCCACAGGGATAAATGTAAAGCCATGTTCCTGAGAAGATACAAGTTCGTATCCGCTTAATCCAAACAAGTTCTTTATCACTTGCTTTATTTTGTTGTACGCACCCTTTCCTTTTCTAAAGCGACGGAGGTATTTCTCATCCCAAACTTCAAGCCAGTCTGTAACAGTATTTCCATTATTATCAAAATCGGAATAGGAGCGGGCAAACAATGTAAGTTCCCCTGTAACATTATCGAAATGGGGATATAACGTATCTCCTTTCTCAAAAGAAAGGACTTTCCAATAGAAAATTCCCCTTCGGAGATAACCTACAAATGCTGCGTCCCCCGTTATCTTTACGGATTTTGCCGCTTCATACCATGCTATCTCCATGTCCTTTACAGCCCATCCGGTTCGAAACTTAAAAAATGTATCCTTTACTTTTTCATTTTCGGTATCCCCTTCCAACTCAAATTGGATGTCGTTTCCACAAAGATGAACCAGGTGCTTGATTGTTATAATCCTCTGAAACGCAAAAGCACATCTGATAACGGACTCTCTAAACCACTCCTTTGTTTCAGGGTCTTGTCTTAATCTGTCCGGATATACCAATGGGTCATTTATAGCATGCCCGGACGGCTCAAATTCCCTCAAAAAATCCATTTGAGTTATTATCTGATATGTCGGATTGTCTAAAGGCTCATTAACGGACAAGCTGCCAGATATAACCCCCACTGCTTGTTTGTATCCGTTTGGCAATATTCTCCGAAACGGGCGGCGTACCATAATCTGCCGTATACTTATATTCTCCATAATCCTTTGGGTTTAGTGTGTTGTTTTCTTATATCAAAAATCTGTCTGTAAATCATAGCCTCTATAAAGTCGGGAGAATGGCCGACGTACTTTTTCATCACTTCCTTTTTAATTAAAGAGAAGCCTTTATCTGTGTCTGCATCCCGGATGGCTTTGCGTTCTTTCATCAGGATATTATAAAGTGTCATATCCGAATATCCGTTTCCTGAAAACTTACGCGACAACAAATCGGGGTTAATCGAAATTTCATCATTCTTAATCTTCTTAACGAGAATATCAGCGCATTGTGATTTCAAGGAAGAATAAATATATTTGATTGATTTTTCATCGGCCTTTGCCATCGGAATTGGAGCTGCCATATTATTAAACTTGACCGCATCCGGGAATTTGCCTTTAAAGTCCTGACCAGGGCCATTCAAGTCAAAAACAAAGTCTTTCTCCAAGACTCCCCATTCACGCAACTTATATGCGACGCATTCTTCCGTCCGCTTGGAGTTATCCCGGCTTACATATACATCCTCGATATGGTTCCCAATCCAAAGCCACAAGACAAGATTATCTCCGCCTTCATACGCAATATCACATGATACCCTTCGCTTATTATCTCCATATTGGGCGGAGTTGTTGAAGAAACGCTCCATGTGTTCGATTTTAAGAATATCGTCGCCGGCCGCTTTAAAATTCCAATTTCCTTCGAGGTCGCGAGCGCGGGATTCTTCATCCTGCTGGGCAAGATTAGCCGCATAATTTGAGTCAGCCTCAATCAATTTGATATTATCCTCCAAACGTGCCCGTATAAAAACGACTGACTTGACAAACATTGTTTTCTTATTAAATCCCAATTTTTTGTAAGCATCATTCCAAAGAGGGTCTATGATGGATTTACATTGTTCATATACCTCTTCTGGCGTGTCTCCCCAAAATATATTATTGGGAGAATCTCCATCCATAAAACAATATCTTTTCTTTCCATCGCGTTCTGGTATAGGATTCCCATCCTCTCCTATCCACCAATCTATAAAAACGCGCACCCAGCTATCCGGGTCCGGATTACAAGTACCCCAAAAACGGTTTTTAATACCATAAGCATTACGGTTACAAGTGATAAGGTATTTAAACTTGTCATAAGAACAATGGGTTATTTCGTCTATACCGATATAACAGAACTGTTTACCTTGAAAGCGCTTCTTGAAATCCTCAAAATTATCAGCAAAATAAGAAAACCACAGTTTTCCCGCGTTTTCTCCAAAATTCCAAGTCATATCCGATATAGAGCGGTTATAAGTTCCAAATTGGGAGTAAATAAGATACGACGTGTTAATCATATCTCTAAGGTCATCTTTCTCGTTACGCAGAAGAACGGCATTAAAACGTGGATTTTTAATGTCTGGCAAGGATTCCATTAATAAAGTAAATGTTTTTGAACCGCCACGATTTCCTCCCATAATAACAATGTCGGCATCGGAAGCTAATGAGTTCTCCTGCCCGCCGGATTGAGCTATAACATTGAAATCATTTTTCAAATTACGCAACCTGTCTATGTATTCATAACTGAATACACCCTCTCCCTTTTTCGTATATACAATCTTGTCGTGTTCCATAAAAAAAATAAGCCGGCGTATGCAGTATAAATCCACACACTCCGGCTTGAATCACAGCTCTATGAGTTATATATAATGCAAATATACGATTTATTATAAATTTTCTAATACTTTTCATCAAAAAATACACATAAAGCATTGTATTTTAGAAAATATACTATATATTTGCAATACTAAATCATGTGATATGATAAAGATAGACGCTAAGCTGGATGAAAAACAGACCAGCGAAAAAGGGAATTTTGTAACATGTCCGGTGTGCGGGCAAAAGTTGACCGATGTAAAAATAATACACGGTAGCGTATTGTTTAGAACTGTATGCCGAAGATGTCGTAATTTTATCAGCGTCAGAATAGAAGAATAGCAATTTTACATATGCAAGCCTAAGAGCTTATTAGTGCACAAAGCACTGATAGGCTCTTTTTTTTTATAACACAAACTAAATAAACACGATGGAGAAAGAACAAATCTTATCCGAACTGACGACCAGATTAGGACAAACCAGTCTTTCGTCACAGACATTAATGAAGTACATAGAATTGAATCCGGTAGCAGAAGGAATGGAGCCTGATGACGCTTATTATAGCAAGGCGACATCTTTTCTGCAAGGAATGCAAGGGCAGTACAACCATGATGTCGCAACACAAGTTGAGAGTTTTAAGAAAAACTACAAACCTCAACAGAGTTCTCCTGACTCAGGAGAAGGAGCAGGAGATAACGTCCTTGCCGACAAGCTAAAGGAAATGGAAAATGAGATTTTGCTTTTAAGGGAAGAGAGGGAAGCGGAGAAAAACGCCGCGTCAATCCATGACTTAAAAGCCCAGTCTATGGACTTGTTGAAATCTCAAATTGAAAACGGGGGCAAAAATATCTGTAACGATGAAATCCTGAATATCGCCATATCTGACGTGAAAATCACCAAAGATATGGAAGTGGAAGAAATTGTCAGTTGTGCCAAACGCAATTATGAAAAAAGATACAAGGCGATTTTCGGAAATGGCGCTTCCCCAAGTATCAACCAATATGCAGAAACCGGAGAAGAACAGGCAAAAAGCCGCCGTGAAGCATTCAAAGACCGGCTAAGAGCGCAAGGAAAACTTCCTCGAAAACAATAAACACATTAAAACAGACAAAGAATGAGACAATTAGGAACTTTCAACACTATCAGTCAATCCCGGTCGGGATTTGGCGGAAATTTTCCTGTTTGGTCAAGAGTAAGAGAATTATATCAGGGTGGTGGTATGATTGATGTCGCCGGAATGGGATTAAAACCCGGTGATATTATACATGCCGGCACAATGGTAAAATTCAATGGAGCAGGCAAACAGGTAGAGATAATTACAGCAGATGGAGTAACCGGCGCAAAGGCAGTAGTAACACTTACTATTACTAAAAAGGCATCCGGAGACGGGGATTTGTCTATTGTGTTAGGCGGTAAAAGCTATTCGGTTGCCGTAACAAGCGCATCAGAAAGCACTCCTGAACTGGTAGCTACCAAAATCGAAGGAGCAAAATCTTCTTTTACAGAATGGGACGTAAAACGTAGTGGGGCTACTGTGACTTTCACGCAAAAAACCGCTGCCCAACTTTACGCATACATGTTTATTCCAGGAGATACCGGAGTAACGGGAGATATTGAGGAAACTGTCAAAGGAGTTCCCGCCGGCGGAAAGCTAACCGATGTCAACGGCCTTGTATTTGAAGACGTATGTATCCCTGAAGGCTGTATCCTTGCAACATGCGCAGTTGTACGCGCAGGCAGAATTTATGCAGACAGGGTGTTCGGTGGTGGCATTCCCAAATCGGTAGAAGCACAGCTGCCTATGATTGAATTTGTGCGTGAATCTGACGAATAAAGAAAGGAGAATAATATGTACACAAGAAACAAAGAATTTTACGACGTTGTAGGGAAAGGTCTTGCAGCATTGGGATATACTGGGAATAAACCGCTGGAGGCATGGATTAATGACATGTTTGCCGAAAAATACAATGCGGAACAAACGTTCTCCCAAATGGGTTTCCCGTTAAATCCTAATATTCCTCTGAATCCCACATACGAGCAGATAGAAGCAACAGTCCGTGCATACACGCTGGCTACCTATGTGGATATTGACAGTGATGGTGCAACCAAATCTACAGACGGAATGTCCCTGCAAATGGGTGGATTGCCAACCTTCAAGCATGAGATTGTACTGAGCCGCAAAATCCTAAGAGAAAAAATGATGCTGATGGATGCCATCGGCAGTACCACTCCGGAAATTGAGTCTACAATAATGGAGCTTCTGTTTAATGGAGTGGACAGCTTACTTGGTGGTAACTACAATACATTCCTATACCAGCGAAATCAGGTTGTATCCAACAAAGGTAAGCTAATCATTGACGCAACTAACAACCCGCTTGGTATTGCATTGACTATAGATTTCGGCGTGCCTAAAAAGAATATCAAGGATTCTATCTGGTATAAGAAGCCGGAAAGCGAAGCGGTGCAGGAAAAAACTTTGGGTACTACAATAGACCCGATAAAAGTCATGAGGCAGGTAAGACGCGATTCCCAAGAAAAGGATTTTGCCCCTGCTGGTCACTGGGAATGCTCCAAGACGACCTTTGAGGATTTGATTAACCTTCCGTATTTCCGCCAAATGTACACAGTTGCGACACGCCCGGATATTTCCGATAAAGGCATGCAGTTGGCATTTGCTAATCTTGTCCCCGATGAAACAATCAAAGCTTTCATTGAAGCGCGTATCGGTGCCGAAATCAGAATTGTCGATTCAATATCCGTAGTGGAAAAATATGACAAATCTTCCAAAGCTATACAATACAAGAATTTGCAAAGCTTTGAAGAGGGGGTATTGGCGTATGTTCCAAATGAAGACCTGGGTGATGTACAATGCGGACGTCCTATTTTCATGGAAACACCGGGCGCCCGTACGGCATTGTATGACGGCGGCCGCACTCTGATACGTCAGGTATTCAATGATGAAACCATGACGCAGGTAATCAAATCAGAAGTGACCGGATTGGTTGTTCCTAATAAGGTTCGCTGGTTCTACTACTTGAACATTAAAGGTAAATAACCATGAAGGATTCTCAAAATACAAATACTGGCACTACCATAGAGGAATATCTCCGTGGTTGTGTCGGTTTTGAAGTTACGGACAGTGCTATTTCTACCATACTGATTGACAGGGGGATTGCACCGGGAACGGATGTCGCTACGTTGGAGAAGCGCCAGAAGGACTTGTGCCGGGCAGACCTTTATATGTGGTGCGCAAGTACACCGAGCGTAACAGGAAGCGTAGAGGATGCCAACGGTGTATGGAAGCACAAGGAGGGTGGTACACAAAGCTCTGCCTATGACAAACGTAACCTTCGGCAAATGGCAAATGACATATACGCATTGTATGGAGAGAACGTCCGTAAATCATCTGTCAGAATTGTCAACTTGGGTATGAACATGAATAAAAGGTATCCGCTATGAAAGTAAATAATCCACGTTTTCCGCATACATGCAAAGTGTATCGTATTTCCGGAGAAACATCTTTTGACGAAGGGAACGAGACCGTATTGTATGTAGGGAAATGCAACAAGTACGGAAGCACAAGTCTTAGGACATTTACAAAAAGTAATGTCATAAAGAGTGATTATGCAATAGACATTCCTGGACTTGTGAAGGGTATCATTGCGGGAGACCTTGTGGATGTTACCGATTACGGAGGAAGTTTTGAATCATGCGTAGTAACGGATTGTTACCCTACGGAAATGGGAACAACGCTGTATTTCAATCTGGCTAAGAATTAGGGAAATGGAAGATAACACCAAAGTCTTGGAAGATGCAAAAAAGAAGATGAATGTGTTGATACAAAAATCTCTTACGTTAGGGGCTAAAAAAATAGCTTCCCAAATAAGCGATGTAATCCGAGAAACGGGCACATATCATAATGTCACTGGAAATACCAGAGGTTCTATCGCGTGGGGGATATACTGCAACGGGAAACTTTTACTATACGATACTCCTTATGACAGGGAATTTACTAAAAGAAAAACAATGGTCGGCGGGGAGTTTGATAAGAATACCAAATTCAAGGCTCCCAAAGACAGCAAAAGCTACGCCCATTATTATGGATTTGAAGCGTCGGTTGAATTTCTGAAAGGTTATTATAATCCCATTGCAAAAGGAATAAGCATCGTATTTGTCGTAGGAACTCACTATGCAGAATATTTGGAAAGCAAAAAGGGACTAATTGTTATGAGTGACGCATATCAGTTTGTAAAAAATAGCGGTACAAGCTTAATTGGTAAAAGCGCTTTTAACAGTTCATCGCTGGCTCCTTTTAGCCCTATAAACTCTGCACCAAATGAATTATCATTTTAACTATGGGATACGAGCAGGATTTTAAATACAAGGACGCCTTGAAGTCATTGTTTGACATGGCAAAGACGGTTAGTGACAATGTGTTCACCAATGACCGTCCTGCTGCCGTAGCAAAACAAATGAACGATTTCATTGTGGTATCATTACCGGGGCAACTTTCCTCCATGACTTACGGAAGCGGATTTGGAAATATCCGTACCTATTGCACCATTGAAGTGTATGTCAGACAGAAAAAGGGAGGTGCGGAAGACTTGGAACAAATGGACACTATTGTAGGAGATATTCTTTCCCTATTCCCTATCAGCGACAATTTCATAAGTGCCTCAAACCCCAAATTAACCTTGAAAGGAAATGACGGATTAGGGTTCAGCGCAACATTGATAAGGACTGACCTTGTGATAAAATAAACATAAAATAAAACGATTAAAACTATTTATTATGGCAATGAAAACAAAGCAGGAATTGAAAGATGTATTTAGTGGTCTTTCATCCATTATGTTGGTAAAGGGTGGCATTACAGATTTTGCATCAGTAACCCCAGATTTTGACTTGCCTGTTACTGTAGACACTCTTACATTGTCTCAGGCAGAGCCAACACTAAACCGTACAAAAGTACATGGATTGCAGGCTGATTGGGCTGTAACAAGTACGGCGGGCGATATTACGTTTGCCGCAACAGTACCCAGCATGAGTAAAGAACTGGTTGAGTATTTTCTCGGCGAAGCTAATGATATTGAGAGCGCTACTGTTAATGGAGTGGCATATTCCGGATTCTCCGCTACGCTGAGTAATAAAAAACTGAATGTCGGCTTTGCCTTGCTGAGCGATGATGCAGAAAAATGCCTTTTGGTTAAGAAGATGGCAATCTATGCACGTCCATTGTTTGAAAACGCCTCTACTACCCCGTTCGGCTTTGCATTAAGTGGAACCATTGAAATTGAGGATGGGGCGGTATCAGACGCATCTTCCGACGACAACATCGCTTTCTTGACAAAAAAAGCAGCCTGACCGTAGCTCCTACTTCCCTGTCGTTCTCTAATACGGCAGATAACACAGGGAAGACCATTACCGCTACAACAAAAGAAAGCACCATTTCCGCTTCATCAACAGAAAACTGGTGCAAAACATCTGTCAGCGGGAAAGTGGTAACGGTCAAGGTTACTGAAAATAGCGGAGCGTCAAAAAGAACGGCAACTGTAAACATATCTACTCCCACAGAATTTGGGCAAGTAGAGGTCACACAGGAAGGTTCTACTATTTAGGAAACATGGCGGTGTGCGTTATTGCCGCCGCCTTCTCCTTTTTCACCCATCACAATAACACAATATGAACGATAAAGCAATAAGCCAACCTACCACGACAGAGCAGAAAACGCTTGACGATGTACTGGAGAACAGCATAGATTATATTACGATAAGAGGAAAAAAGTTCGGTATAAAATGGCTGCGCCGTGGAACAATACGAAAGTTAACCCATGTCTTGCATTCCTGCAAGAACGAGGATGAAGTAACTGCCAGATGCGCTTCTCTCATTATTCTGAATAACTGGTGGAAGATAAGGCTGTTCCATTGGATATACTGGCGCATGTTATGGAAAAAATACACGGACACAGAGCTAACCGATATAGTTGTTATCGGTAAAAAAAAAGTGGAATTGCAGAAACTGGAATACTTGAATGCTACCATGTTCTTGACCGGAATGAGAGACACGATAATGACAATGACGAGAAAGGAAGCAGAACGTATCCTTCAAGAACTTCGGCAGGAGCAGCATTTGCAAACGGAGAAAAACACCCAGAACTGACACGTCCGTTAATTCTTCTTTGGGGTATGGTTAATATCCCTAACTGGTATATGGACTGGGTATTGACCTGCGCCCAATACGAGCTTCTGATGTGCGATGCTCCGATTGTAGTGTATGACAAAGCAGACACAGAACAAAAAACGCACACGGCCAAAGAGATGGAAGATTTAAAAAGGAAGTGGGAAGAAAAGAGAAAAGAGCAGGAAATGAAAGGGCAAAGAATTTCCCTCAATGATTTTATAGTAAACGGTATTAACGCTATCCCCAAAGATACAAAACAAGAATAGATATGGCAGACCTCGGAAATTTGAATTTTGGCGTTCACTTGAAAAATTATACAGAACAAGAGTACGAAGCTATCAAGAAAAAACTTGTGAACATGCACGCTACGACCAGTGCAAAGGTTGGATTAAAAGTAGACATAAAGGAGATTGAAGACAAGGTGGAAGCCTTGTTGAAAAACAAGACCTACAAGGTAAAGCTGGATGTAGATAGCGAAAGTATCAAGAGTTTTACAGAAGCATTCAAAGGGAAAGGCATGACTTCTGATGAATTAAGAGGGATTAAGGGGTTCGCAACAACGGTACGTATGGATGCTGATGTGACATACAAGAAAGTTCTTCAAGACATTAGAAGAGAGAGAGAACAATTAGATGCCAGTATCAAAAAAGAGCGAGAGCAGTTAAACGCCAGTCTTAAAAGGGGGCGTGAACAATCCGAAGCATTACTAAGAGCTGCCCAGGCAGCGTCTTCAACAATCCGTGCGGACGCTTATGCAAATACCCAAACGAAACGTGCAGATGCTTACGTTAACTCACAAAAAGCCCTTGAACAGCTTAGGATTGCCCGAATGCAGGCTGCAAAGGCTTCCGATACACACAACGCGGCAATGAAGAGGACAAACACTACAATGTCTTCTCAATCACGGATAGCCGGGGAATTGAAAAATCAAATCGCCAATGTGTATTCCATATACACTTTAGAGCGTTTCGTAAGGGGATTATATACCATTGGCGGAGAGTTTCAGAAACAACGCATTGCCCTTACCTCCATTCTTGGAGATAGTATGAAGGCGGAAACCATATTCAATCGCATCAAAGATTTGGCGGTTGTCTCTCCGTTTCAGTTCAAAGAACTGGCTTCATACACCAAACAATTGTCCGCATACAGCATTCCGTATGAAGAGCTTTACGATACGACCAAACGACTTGCCGACATTTCCGCAGGTGTGGGTGTCGATATGGGACGTATCATATTGGCGTACGGGCAGGTGCGCAGTGCAGCTTTTCTCCGTGGGCAGGAATTGAGGCAGTTTACCGAGGCTGGTATCCCGTTGGTCGATGAATTGGCAAAACGGTTTACTAAGCTTACGGGAGTGGTAACTTCCGCCGGAGATGTATTCGATAAAATCAGCCGGAAAGAGGTCAGCTTCGGCATGGTGAAGGATGTCCTTTGGGAACTGACCGATGAAGGCGGAAAATTCTACAACATGCAGGAAGCCCTTGCAGAAAGCCTTGCTGGCAAATGGAGCAACTTGCAGGACGCATGGGATGTAATGATGGCTGACATTGCGGAAGGCAATAGCGGTGTACTTTCAGATAGCTTAGAAATACTTACTGAACTTATGAAGCACTGGAAAGCAATGGCGGCTATACTTGGAACGCTCGTGGGGGCTTATGGATTTTACAAAACTGCTGTAATAGCCGTGAATACCATTGAGAAAGCAAACCTAAGAATAGAGACTATTCAAACCATTGTAAACAGGGCAAGAGCTATAAAAGGGCTTACAGCGGCAACTAAAGCGCAAACCGTAGCCCAATGGGCATTAAATGCAGCAATGAAAGCCAACCCCTGGGTAATAGCAATTACTGCCATTGGTGGATTAGTGGGACTTTATTTAACCTTAAGAGAAAAGACTAAAAGTGCGGCAGATACAATACGAGAATTTAATGTTCAGGTTCAAGAACAGAACGAAAAGATTTCGGAAGCAAAAAATAAGGCTAACAGCTATATATCCACAATGTTTGATACATCCAAAGCTGTGGATGCGAGACGAATGGCTTACGAAAAGCTTCAAGGGATATATCCTTCTATTTTTAAGAGCATGTCTTATGAACAAGCTTTGCTAAAAGGGCAAATTGAGCTATTAAATATGTCTAATAGAGCAGCAAGAACTACTGCAAGAGAAACTGCAAGAATAAATTTAGAAAAAGCTTACCAAGGACTAATTGATGCAGAAAGAGGGGTTAAAGATGCAGAACTTTATTCGGTAGCAAGTGACGGGCATATCATGGACACTAAAATGCTGCGAGAAGCGAAAAATCAATTAGAGATTGCCCGATCCATCGTAAAAGAAGCAAAAGAAGATTTTCTAACCATTCTATCTGCCACTGATGATATAGATAAAAATACTAAATCCGCATGGTTTACTACAGCCAAAGAAATTGCAGGTGACATGAATAGCCTTATTCCAAAAGACGATGAGGCTTATGAAGAATACGCCAAACGCATAAAGGAAGAAAGAGAAAATGCTGATAAGATACTAAAAGGCTTTAAGAAAGGAAATCCTTATTCCGAAGATACTATTCGTAATGCTCAAAAGGTATTCGATGTATCAAAAAAAATCATGGATACTCTTGGCGTATTAGGAAAATCAACAGAAAACACAAAAGACCCTATCGCTGAACAATGGAAAGGCCGTGCCGACCTTATAGATAAAGCTATCTCCAGTTATGAGAAATGGAGAAAAATAGAAGGAGATGAAGCGGCTACCCAAAGAGTAAAAGGCATATCCGAGTTTTCATCTGTTTTTGATGAGAAGGGTGTTAATTTAGACTTGAACAACCCAAGCAAAGCTTACAAATACATTCAAGGACAGTTAGACCGCAGTAAAGAAAAACAGGAAGATTTATACATTTCTCTTGGTGTCAAGATTGACAAGGCGGGAATTGATAGCGCAAAAAAAGAAGTTGATAATGCCTTAAAGGAGATAGAAAAGTATATTTCCCAAACCGGAGAAAAGTGGGATTTATACAAAAAGCTGTTTAATGCTTCCGGAAACAAATCTCTTTCCATGAACATAGCCTTTGGTGGAGAAGTGTCATTTAAAAGCATGGTTGATGATTTGCGAAGCCAGCTTTCTAAAGCACTTGCTGAAACAGGCAGTAAATTCTCTGTTACAGATGTGCTTGCCATGAAAGAGGATGATGTAAAGAAGCGATTTGGGGAAGGGGCTATTCTGAAGCTATACCAATCAATCAACGAGGAAAGTAAGAAGATGCGTTCAGAAAGCCTTGAAAATCTTTTAGGCATGATAGAGGATTATAAAGATTATGCCCAAAAAATAAAGGATATTGAACGCAATCTTCAAAAGGACTTAGCAGATATTGAAAGCCAAAGAGGGCAATTAGGAGAAGAAGCCACAAATAGACTTATAGCGCAAAGGAAAAAGAAAGCGAGCGAAGATGCTGCATCAACCAAATTTGAACAATTCAAAAGTTCGGAAGACTGGGCTAAGACCTTTGATGACCTTGATAGACTATCTTCTGCAACTCTTGATAGGCTAATCAAGAACCTGGAAGAGTTTAAAAATACGACCGGACAAAGCTTAAAAGTTAACGAGTTCAAGGAGCTTGTCAATGTTTTAAAAAAGCTACGCGATGAAAGCGAAAGCAGAAACCCTTTCAAAACATTGTCAGACGGCATAAAAGAGTATGCAGAAGCCACCAAAAAGCTGAAAAAGGCTCAAAAAGAGCTTGGGTTTATTCAAAATGGCGGTGAAGTTACTACCGGTATTTCAGAAACAAGTCATACCGAAACCAAGAAAACGGATAGCGGTTTATTTTACCAGACTAAAGTCGTCGATAAATTAACTCCTAAATTAAAAACATTAGCTGATGCGGAAAGGGAAGTTACTGATGCACAAGACGAACAAAATGCAGCTTCCGACAAAGTTCAAGTAGGCTTTGGAGATGTTGTCGACATGGCTAATCTTCTTATCGGTACTTTGGGAGATTTGGGGTCAGCATTTGATGCCTTAGGAAATGACAGCATGGGAGACACTCTAAGTACTGTGCAAGAAGTTGCGGGTGGATTATTGAATACCGCCCAAAGCGGTGCTACCCTTTTCGCTGGTATATCTTCCGGCAACCCGATGGCTATCATGCAGGGGGCTACAGGTGTCGTCAGTGGTATTACCGGAATTATAGGAAGTATAGCCAAAGCCCATGACAAGAAGCTTGATAAGACAATTCAGCGTTCGCAATTGGAAGTGAAGAAGCTTTCTAATGATTACAAAAATCTTCAATCTATCGTTGAGCGGCAATTGGGCGCTGTTACTCAAAGTCAATCCAAAGAAATGATTGCCAATCTTCAAAAACAGAGAGAAGAGGTTATAAAACAGGCGCAGGCAGAGGCAGATAAAAAAGACCCTGACAGTTCTAAAATAGAGGACTACCGACAGCAGTATATCGAGTTGGGCGAGCAAATCAAGCATTTTTATGAAGATTTGGCAAGCGAACAATTCGGTGTAGATTTAAAAGGCTGGGCAGATCAAATATCAGAAGCATTAGTCAATGCGTTCGCCAACGGAGAGGATGCAGCAAAGGCTTTTGATGATACGGTGGCTGATATAATGCGCAATGTCATAAAGAATATGATTTCCTTGAATGTTATACAGCCTGCCATGAATAACCTAAAGAATTATCTATTTGGAGATAAGGGTATCTTTACGGATAATTCTGCCGAGGGAACCAATCTAACTGAACAAGAGGCGGCCGGGCTAATGCAACAGCTTGGGAGCCTTAGAGGCACAATCTCTGATTCAAAAAAGATATGGGATTATCTAAATGCCGCTGCAAAAAAAATGGGAATAAGCCTTGAAGAGACAAGTGCCTCAAATACACTTTCTAAAGGGATACAGGAAAATATAACAGAAGACACCGCTAATATTTTGGCTTCCTACTTAAACAGTATTCGTGCCGATGTAAGTATAAAACGTGCTCTGCTTGAAAAATGGGGAAATGAGATATTGCCGAAATATAATGTTATTGCAGAACAACAGCTTACGCAATTAAGAGCGATAGCCAATAACACGTTAAGAAGTGCCCAAAACACCGAAACTAACGTTGCTTTAGTGCAAGAAGTTAGAGATATGCTAAACCTTGTAATAGACAGAGGTAGTAGAAAAATTAAAATATAAGATATTATGAACGAAAAGGATTTAAGCAGAACATTACTAAACCAAGCAATCACACTTGGTTTATGCCAGCCGTGGCAACAATCATGGGGAACTCCCGACCAACAAGGATTGATTGACAAGTGGCTGCATGGGATTGATTTTGCTATTAAACACAATTATCCCACCAACACTTTCATAAAAGAACACTTCGACAAAGACCTTCTCCACGAGAATAATATTTTTGTGGATGAAGATGTGCAGAAACGCAACATGTCACAAATTTCTGTTCTGAACGGAAATTGTAAAGGTACTCTCCTATTTGATGGCTTTTCTGTATGTGATATTTACGTGCGCCATGACAGCGAAGTAACCATTGACTGTTCACAGTATTGTAAGGTATTCGTCAACGTGTACGACCGGGCAAAGGTAAATGTTATCCAAAAGGATATAGCATCGGTATATGTCTATATTCATGGAGAGAACTGTACCGTAGAGACAGAGGGAAACGTATTACAAAGAAAAAGCCAGGCTTAATGTCTGGCTTTATTGTTTTCTCTAAATAACAGTCAATTTACAAGCTTGCAAGCCACTTCTTGCCGGATTTGGTGAATGTCCATAGGTAAATACCACCTACTATTGCCACTCCTACTGCGAAAACGAATATTAATACTTCCATACTATTTTAATATTTTGTTTGCCAGCAATGCCGACAATACGGTTAATACTATTCCAAACATAGCAACGAGCCACATTGTTGCGTTTTGGGTGTCAGAGAACAAAGGTAATGTTATTCCTATAACAAGCCCAGCAAAAGAGAGTTTGGATAGGTCGAAGAAATACCCTGCAAGTTTTTCACGCCTTACCTTATCCTTTTCCTTGACCTCTTTCTTTACTTCTTGTCTTTCGCTCCAATTGCCCATTTGTGTTATATTAACGTACAAATATAGAAAGAACGAACGAAAGAACAAACAAATAAACAAATAAATATCCGATAAATCGTTTTTTAACAAATACGATTCAAGAATGAATAAGGTTAATTATTAATACTGAAGGTTACGTGTTTGCGTAACTCACTTGGCAGGTTTCAACGGGCTATCTTTTTTTGTTTTCCCTAATGGCTTATTTATACAATACGCCCAAGTATACCCCGTTATTATGGCTTCTGTCTTCCAATCAATTAAAGTGGTATCATTTTTCTCCATATCATCATCTACTTTAAAGGCGAGTGTCTTACTAAATTCAATTTTATTTTCTAAGTTGTCATTATCCATATAGCCGTTTTTTTTGATAAAAATAACGAAAATCTAAATATAATATATGCTCCTAATAACAATTCGCATGTTTAAGAGCACCTATATAAATATTCTCTCATTTTTTAGATTAAAAGTTAGAAAATTAACTATCTCTTGTATATATAAAGAAACAAATTCCTTAATTGACTTTTTCACAAAACAAGAAAAGCGGAGAAACTCCGCTTGACTTGATGATTGGAAGCGTAATAAATTTTATTTTTTATATTTATCATAAGTACTATGTTCGCGACCATTGCACTCAAATACCCAAATAAAAGCAGGCTCATAAACATGTGATAAATTAAATTGCAAGGCCTTCGTTTCACCAGCTTGTAAATCCCCCAATAAAGCTAAATCTGTTATATCTATGGGTCTACTATTTGTTCCACTTGAATATACATAAAACCTTGTGAGTTTTACTGTTTGCGAACTATTGTTTTTTATTGCACAAGACATAACACCTGTATAATATCCCGAATTAATAATCAAAGAGGCTGTAGGGAAATAAACATCCATCATATCTTCTAATGACACAACATAAACAGTACAACTTGCCACATGCCCGCCATCCTCTGATGTTGCCGTGACTTTTACCGTTCCTGATGTATTTCCTAAAACTATTCCATTTTCATCAATCGGAGCAATCACAGGGTCGGACGAAGCCCATATCACGTTCTTATTAGTTGCGTTTTCTGGCAAAAATGCAACATTCAGTTGTTTTCGTCCTCCTATTTCCACTTTATACATATAATTATCAAAACTTATGGATTCCAACAAAATAGGCTCTACTGTCAGTTCACAAGTAGCCTCTAATCCTGCATCCTCTAAAATAGCTTTAACTACGCATTTTCCGGGAGATAAAGCAGATATACTATTATCTTCATTAACCTTTGCAATATTTACATCAGAGAGTTCCCATTTTATGTTTTCCTTCGTTGCATACATAGGAGTGACTATTGGTTCTATAGTAAAAACATCTCCTACTTTTACAGATTTCTTAGTTTCTTGCAAGGAAAAATCTTGTACGGCAACAGGATTAACTTTTACTTTACATGTTGAGGTAATAGGAGATTTAAAGCCTGCACGCGCTGTAATTACAGCTTCTCCTGCCTTTAATGCTGTTACAATAACCGAATTATCTTTGCCAAATTCTAAATTTGCAATTTCTGAATTATCTATTTCCCAATAAACCAATTGGCTTGTAGCATTTTGAGGTTCGACAGTAGCATTTAAAGTCAAACTCTGCTCTCCATTAAACACAATCTCCTTCTTGTCTATGGATACACTTGTGGCATCTATAGATTCAATCGTTACATTACACACAGCCTTTATTACTGCATTCCCAACATATAGTAAATCCGTTATATCATCGTCTCCAATCCAAGCTTTCACAGTAAAGTTTCCCGGTTTTAAAGCTGTCAGTTTTCCATTGGAATCAATCTTCGCAAGATGATTGTTAGCATTTACAGGATATATCCCCCAATTAATCTTAGGTAATTTAGCTTTAGAAGGAGAGCCTGTTACTACAAATTGATAAGTCTCTCCGGGTTTTAAAGTCAAATCTGATTTATCCAAACTTATGGAAGTTACCATATCATCTTCGTTCTCACAGGAAGATATAAGAACACAAAATAGAAAAAGCAGAAAAAATATTTTATTACTCATAAAGCATGTATTTTGTTAAAAATGCGCGGCAAAGTTAACAGTTTTACTTTGATTAAATAATATATTATTTACTATTTATTACAATGTTTTTATATGTTATGGAGCACTTTCACTATTATATAATAATTAAACTATGATAATAAGTATATTTTCTATATATTTACGAAAAAATATAGAAAGGATACTTAATGCGTTGATTTTGCGATTATATGTTTGCGTTTTCAAAGATTATATCTATCTTTGTTGCGCTAACAGTTCGACAAGCTTTATTGTCTCGTAGAGCATCGGTTAATTGCTCAATTTCATTGGGCATTTTTTATGCTCATATTTTTAGAATATTGGCGGTTGCCTATACGTAGTCATTATTTTGTTCTTCGGGACAAAGTGTGTTGGACTGTTAGCAGCGTATATGGCAACCGCTTTTTTATTGCCTACAATGACTTAAATGCTAACAGTCATGAATGAATTAAAACTTTTTCAATCGCCTATTTTTGGGCAAGTTCGTACCGTAGTAATGAACGGTCAAGTAATGTTTGCAGCAACAGACGTTGCTAAGTGTTTAGGATATGCCAATCCACAAAAGGCTATCAGAAATCATTGTAAATCAATAGGGGTGAACGAAATGGACACCCCTACAAACGGAGGAATACAAAAAGTTAGATTTATCACCAAAGGGAATGTAGTCAGACTTGTAGCAAGCTCTGAACTTCCACAAGCCGAACAAGTGGAAAGTTGGATTTTTGATGAAGTAATTCCTACTGTATTAGAAACTGGCGGCTACATCTCCACCACCCCAAACGACACTCCCGAAGAAATCATGGCACGAGCTCTGACTATCGCACAAGCCACCCTTGCCAAGAGAGAGGAACGGTTAAAGCAGCTTGAAGCCGAAACGGAGCAACAGCAAGCCACCATCGAACTGCAAGACAAGGAAATCAAGGAAGCAGCTCCGAAAGTCAACTACTACAACAATCACCTGCAAAGCGTAAATACTCTGACGAGCACACAAATCGCCAAGCAGATAGGAATGGACGCAGAGAAACTGCACAAGAAACTAAAGGAAGCAGGAATTATCTATCGCCAATCCGGGCAATGGCTGCTACATTCCCCCTACTCTACTTGGGGATTACACTCCACCCGTACCCAGACATATACTCGTTCAGACGGTTCGATAGGAACCAATGTATATACGGTATGGACTGAAAGGGGCAGACGCTTCATTATCGCCTTGTACGAAAACGAGTGGAATGCAAGGAGAGCCATCAAGCAGATTAAGGGTGAAATTGACCCTGCTGCATAACATGTTTTTGCGTATTATTTAGTAAATTTGCAGAAAACGAGTAGGTTATGGAACGGATTAAATTAACAAAGGAAGAGAAACAAGCATTCCGGATTGTTGCGGAGTTTGGCGGGAAATGCCCGGCAACATATCCACAGCATGTATTTACTGCTTCCATCCGTTCCATTGAAAGAAAAGGATTGGTGAAGGCTAATTATGTAGTTGGCGGTCATGTATGGAATGTCAAACTCACCGAAGAGGGTAAGCACTATCTTGCCGTTAACCCCAACTTGCACAATCCTATCAATTGGAATTTGATATTTGCCATTGCAGGTGTACTTATATCTATCATAGCCTTATTCGTTAGCTGCATGAAGAAATACTAATCACGCTATTTTAATCATCCGGCAGTCGGTTCTAATGCCCGACAGCCACAACTATACCCAAAATGAATATGCAAGAATTAAGAAAGCGACTGGACGAAGTTATACTCGATATACAGAAGGAGAAGTTGGAAATAATGAGGATGCTATCTCCTATGTCTGTCAAAAAATGCAACCCAAATGCTTCTAAGCCGAATTTTGACCTTAGAAGACTTAATAAGAATATATTGCCACATGTTAGCATAGATGCATGTTGAGGTTTCGACCAACGTTCATGTTACGATGTCCCGCCAGTAATACGGCTGGCGGGTTGGCAATAGATAAATTATAATTTAAAGGAAAGAATATGAAAACAAATAAGCTCACCTACTCCACCCCTATCCCTAAAATAAAGGAATATGTACGTAATATCGTAAACAAGCATAACGCCGGAGCAGAATATCCGTGCAGTCTGAATGAAATAAGCCAATTATTTTTTGCCGACGAAAAAGAGGGTAAAAACTTTATTGAGAAGTGGTTTATCCATCAAAAAGACTACATCTTATCAGGAAAGAAGGTTTTGCTATCGGCAAATTGCTTACGACGTTTGTTTGACATGGCAAGTATGGGACTAACACCTAAACAAGAATAACCTGTTACACAATCAATTATTTAATAACTTAAAGTTATGAGTATCACAACAATTATCATTTGTTAACAAGGAACTATAATCCGCTTATTGAATTAACAGAATGAAACGTTAATTAGAGTACTGTATATACAGCATCTAAATTAGTGAATAAAGTAACTTTTTTATCATGTAATCAATTTCATTTTATTTCACGCTGTTTCATTCTGTTTCATCTTTATCAAAGTAAGATTAAAAGGGGAATAATTAACATTTGACTGATATTCAAATGCTTAATAACTTTGCTTCCACAAGATAGCTATCACAGTTGCAGTTTGTGGAAGTTCTGCATAGATAAAGATATTTGGGGACATCGGTCTAACTCGTAAACTTCCACTTTATACGGTTAGGCTGGTGCTCCCCTTTTCATTTAATATAAAGAAGTAACATTATGAAAAATAATATTCAGATTTTCAAAAACGAACAATTCGGAGAAGTAAGAGTTGTGATGAATGAGAATAATGAACCTTTGTTTTGTGCAAAAGATGTAGCTGCTGCATTAGGATATTCTGATACAGCAGACGCCATACAAAGACATTGTAAATCAGGCAAAAAGGTGTTTCACCCACACGAAAACGGCATTGGTGGAGTAAATATGATATATATTCCTGAAAAGGATGTATATCGTTTAATAATGAGAAGCAATCTTCCTGATGCTGAAAAATTTCAAGATTGGGTATGTGACGAAGTGTTACCTTCAATACGCAAGCATGGTATTTATGCTACAGATGCCACCATAGAGAAATTGCTTGCAGACCCGGACTTCGCTATACAAGCATTACAGAATTTGAAAGAGGAACGCCAGAAGAGAGTTGAAGCAGAACAGAAAGTTGCCGAAGCCACTCCCGCCATAGCTTTTACCAATGCCGTACAATCAGCGAATAGTTCTTGCTTAATCGGAGAATTAGCAAAGATTATCACACAGAATGGATACCCTATCGGAGAAAAGAGGTTATTTGCATGGATGCGTGAAAACGGGTATTTAGGTAAGCATGGAGAGCGATACAACATTCCGAATCAACAATATGTAGAACAGGGATTGTTCGAGATAAAGAAAGGAGTACGCTCAGGTAGCGGCGGAGTATTACATACTACAATTACGACAAAACTTACGGGAAAAGGGCAGGTCTACTTCGTAAATAAGTTTCTGAATAGCTCTATCAATCAATAGAAAAATGAAATAATAGCAAGGCTATGTTTTGAACAACAGCTAAAAATGCGTAAGTTTGTTTTGTAAACAACGTTGTCTTACCATTGCTCCGTGGCGGTTGCACTGGAACAAGATTAAATAGGCATAGTGTTGTCGTTAACCGCCACATCAGGCGACATTTCCCTATGTCTTACCTTAAAAAAGTAGAGCTATGGATATAAACACCATAAGGAATAGACTTTCAAAAATAATCAGAGACATACAGTATGAAAAAATAGAAATAATGAAATTAGTAGGAAGAGAGAGTATGACAATCATTAAAACCAACTCTATCATTACACAAAAACCTTTTGACTTGAAAGCGCTAAACAGACATCTTATCAAAAAGCAGAAGAGCGTTATTTAGATACAGACATTTCGTGCAAACCACGGTAATTTTCTAATATTTTATTTGATTATTTAGAAAATACACCATATATTTGCAGTATTGATAATACAAGCCAAAGAGCTGATTAACGGATATACCGTTGATTGGCTCTTTTTGTTTTTTACGACACAAACTCAAAATAACACATGGCAAAACCTTACAGTATCTATTTTCAAAAAAGTAAACTGGGAAGTCCTGTTATTGATACGCAGTCCCAATGGGGAATTGTGTGCAAGGATTTCCCTTTTACTGTATATGGAGAGATTAAGGATTTGCCTAAAAGAGACTGGATAGACCAAGACGGAGAAGACACTTTTTTCCCCGAAGAACTCTGTATGCAAGCCTATGATATGGACGTAGAGTTTGCCTATAAAGGGGATATGGGGACGGCCAATGAAAAGATTATCGCCTTTCTGGACTATCTGATTGGGAAAGATGGTTACGGAACTGAGCTGAAGGTTTATGACACTTATACTAAAATAGGCAGGCAAGGAATTTATTTCAAATCCATAAAGCATGACCTTTTCGTTCGTAATACGGATGAGGGAGATGTTGTAACTTTCAATATTACATTTCGGGTAACCGACCCCAAAACACAAATTATTCTTTCGGTATAATGGGACGGTTTATAATATATAGCAAGGATGGGCAAACTCAGCGATGTATCGCCGAGAAGCTGGAATATAACGGAGAGTTCATGGGAGCTTGTTCCGTTAACATTACCGTTACGTCACCCACCCCTATTGATTTTGAAGTCGGAGACTATCTGACATATCGTGAAGAAAGGTTTGAAATAAACTACGACCCTACCGAACTGAAGCAAGCCGCCAAGAATACATACGGAGAGGCTTTCAAGTATGAGAACGTGGTTTTCAACTCGCTCGCAGACGAGCTTACGAGATGTGAATTTCTGGACTATGTAAAAGAGGATAACTTAATCCACTACTCCTCACTACCTACATTCAGTTTCTACGCCGAAAATATTAACGCCCTTGCAGAAAGGATACAAGTAAACCTTGACCGCATCTATAAAGGAGAACAAAAATGGACGGTTGCGGTACATTCTGAATATGTGAACGACGCTAACAAGTCCATATCAATAAGTAATATAAATGTATGGGATGCACTCGCATTGGCAAACAGCGAGTTTAATGCAAACTTTATCATAAGAGGGCGAACAATAACCATAGGTACAGCCGGAATTGCCGTAGGTAGTATGTTCGGATATGGAAAAGGCAAAGGATTGTATTCCATACAAAAAACTGCGGATTCATCGCAGAAGATTATTACTCGGCTAAGAGCATACGGTAGTACGAGAAACTTGCCGACTAATTATTATGCCGTATATGGAAAGCCGATAGTAATAGCCCCTATCGAGGAAGCTGATTATGGATACACTCCCGATACGCATAAGATAGCCGTTGCTGTCGTAACACTTCCTTTTGAAATGAAGTTCATTTCTTCTATGGAGAAATACGATGTAACAATCAACGGGAAGTCTTATAAAATGGAGAGGGCAAACTATTTGGGAAAATGCAACGTTTGGCTGAACAGTGAGAACGACAAGAACTACGTTAAAGTAGGGGCTTCCATGCGAATAGAGGAAGGTATTTTTACCGATAACGTCCCAAGAAAATACAAAAGACCTTCCGGCGCACTGGTTCCCAATAACATGGCCGTTAAAAACTTAATGCTTCCTGATTTTCCCGGAAAGACGCTCGATCCATACCTTGATAGCAAAAACATAGATGCTATCGGAGTACGGGAAGGCTCGGTATTCTTTGATGGAAGCGACAGTTCCCTACCGGAAATATACCCTTCAATGGAAGGAATGACTGCGCAACAATTAATAGATGCAGGAATAAGCGTAAATGCCACCGGGGCGTTGGATGAAATTGCCGCCGATTCCGTAAATAAAGATAATACAGCAATTACAGATGATGGATACTTCGAAGAAGGAGAAACTATCCCGCCATTCAAGATATATCTTAAAGATATTGGGTTTGACATAAACGATTATCTGACGGGGGAAACTGCTACCATATCCATGAAAAGCGGAATGTGCGGTGGGCGTGAATTTGAAATACTCGAAGATGCTGATAAGCCCATAAAGCAAGGGAATATGTGGGTTCTAACCTGCAACAGAACCTATGATGAGGGATTAAATCTGTATTTTCCATATAAGGATTTCAAAATAAAGGCCGGAGATAAATTTGTGCTTTTGGGCATTGATATGCCGGATGTGTACATAAAAGCCGCTTCCCAAAGATTACTAACAGCTTCCAAAGAATATCTTGCCAAAAACGATTATGTAAGATATACCTATGAGCCTAAGGTGGATGAAATATTTATGGCTCGCCACCCTGAACTGCATGACAGCATAAAAGAAGGGGACTTGATGTTGTTCGAGGACGAAGACTTAAACATCAATGGCAGTATTATCATCGACAGCCTTACTATAAAGGAAGGAGACGCGCTCATTCCAACCTACGATATTACCCTTCGCAATGACAAAGCGGTAGGAACTTTAGAAAAGATACAGAATCAGATAGACTCAATTGTAGGCGGGCAAGGCGGTGGCGGATTGACTACCCAACAAGTAGAATCAATCGTTAAAGCCTTTGGAGAAAAGCTGTTTTTGAATAAAACCAAACCTGATCAAACCAGCTATTTAATAAAGTTCTTAGGTGGATTGTTCTCAGACTACATCCAGTCCATGAACTTTTCTTCCGGTGCACTCGGCGAAGGCTTTGTTATCAAAGTAGACAGCAAGACGGGCAAATCCTATATCGAGGTGGACGAACTCTTTGTGCGTATCAAAGCGATGTTCTCCGAATTGGAGATAAAGAAGCTTTCCTATGCAGGGGGTAACTACATGTTCACCGCTGCCGGAATGAAATGCGGCAAGGTTGAGGAACACGAGGATTTTTGGCGGTGCTATCTGCTGGTTGATGATGGGGAGACGGCTATCGAAAACCCGTTCAAGGAAGGCGACCAGGTACGGTTTCAAGACTTCAACATTAAGCCGGGTGTCTACGAGAATGTATCCAACCGTTACTATTGGCGCCTATGCGTAGGTGTCGGCGAGGATTATATAGACCTTAGCAAAACGGACTGTGACGCCAACAGTGACACACCGCAAGAAGGCGACAGTCTTGTACAGCTCGGCAACCGCACAGACAAGAAGCGTCAGAATGCAATAACATTGTCTGTGTATGGCGATGATGCGCCAAGTATTCATCAATACGCCGGAATAGATTCCTATTCAATGGCGGGCAAGGAAGTGACGGTTATCAGTCCGCAAGGTAACAAGTTCATGGGTGACTTTATTTTGAAGACCGGCATAAACATTATGACCCAATTCAAGATACTGGAAGATTTGATTTACTCTGAAATCTCCAAAGTGCTTGACGAGATACAGGCAGAGGATAACTACCTGTACAACTCGGCATTCGCATCCAATACGAACGGTTGGGAAGCGAAGAACGACATTCACTTTTTCACCGTAAACGGAAAATTCTTATTGGTGAATGGGGAGTTCTATTCCCGTAAGGATGCTATGGCGGCAGTAGTACGATATGGAGACAGAAACGTGCTTCGTATCCTTTCTTCCGGAATAAAACAGTTAAATGCTGATTTAGCCAATAAGCCGACCTATGAGGAAGGAGAAGAACCGAAGAAGTTCTTTATCTCTTTCCGGTATAAGGTAGTTACAGCCGGAACGCTGACAATAGGATTTCCCGGTCAGAACCTGCATTTCACAGAACATCTTGAACCGGGTGAGGAATACGCAATGAAGGAGTATTCCGGCACATGGGACGGAACGGGCGATTTTGAATTGAAGTTTACGGGGGACATATACATACATTCGTTGGCTCTTGCCGAAAACGCATTCGAGGATTTGTATACTAAATTGAGTTCCGAAATAAAGCAGACTGCGGAAAGTATCAGGTTGGAAGTAAAGGAGCTTTCTGAAAGCAACAATCAAAGGTTCTCACAGATTGAACAGCGGTCTGATAGCATTGAGTTGTCTGTTTCCGAAATCGGAGACAGTGTAAAAGAGTTGGGTATTAAAATTGACGGAATAAATGATGAAATTTCATTATTCGTTAAAAAGGACGACATCATTAATTCTATAAACGTCAGTGATGAAGGAATAGTTATAAATGCCAATAAAATCAATTTAGAAGCATACACCCCTAAAAATGGAGTTATCGCTGCCATAAATTTAGGAGATGAAGGAATTAAGATTAATGCAGAAAAAATAGATATATCCGGAGCTGTTACATTTGACTCCTTGAATAGCACCTTACAAAACACTATTAATGAGAAGGTTTCATCGTCCTCTCTTGGCGGACTTGCATACGAAGATGCAGTTGAAGCATCTCAATTAGGAAGTACTATCATTGTTGGCGGGTATTTAAACTCTAATTTCATAAAGGTAGACACTTTAGAAGCCGGGTTAACTGATGGGAGAGGTAGGGTGAAAATAGATTATGAAGGATTTCGTATAAACACGGATTCAGGTGCTGCAATTGAAATGGGAACTGAAACGGTATCCAATACTTATGGTGGGTATATAATAATAAGAGAGTTCGTAAGACTTACCTCTCCTTATTGCAAGCTATCAGCAGACGGTTTGGTTTTCTACAACTCTGATGGTTCTGTAGATAGATATTATTAAACACTTTAACTTTACAATATATGAAAGTCAATTTTAATCAACCCTTCAAAAACTACAAAGGAGAAGTTATTATAGAAGATAATGGCGCTCCGCAATTAATCAAGAATGTAGTTTCCGCATTGTTATTTAGCGGGAAATGGCTTGAAAAAAAAGCAAATGCTAAGCCGGAAGAAAAGGTTATGGCATACGATTTAAGTATACGTATTTATAAAGCTACAGACGAAATGGAATTAAACATCGAAGAAGCAGCAATGATTAAAGAGGCGGCTGCGTTTCTTAATCCCGGCGGCTATGTACAAGTAATCAATTTAATTGAGGGTAAATAATGGAAATTACAAATGTAAATAAAAAAGGAACTACAAGAGTTTCCGAAGACATACGTATCAAATACAATATGTCAGCAAACAAGTCTGGTGGAGTTAATACTATTACAGCCAATATAACGAAAGATGATGTCATTGTCGGTTTCTACAATGCTTCTGTCAATGGTGTTTTAGGACTTTCTTTTAGGGAGGATAATGGACTGACGACAGAAGAAATGAAACAAATATTTGACAATGCAATCAATGATTCTGCCGAAATACTAAATAAACAATAATAACTATGGCTTGGACTGAACAGGATTTACGAGAAATAGAAGATGAATTAAAAAAAGATTCACAAGGCGTTGGTGATGTACCAGAAGCGGAAAGTTTGGACGGTATCACATCATTACCTGCATATCAAGAGAAAGATGGAGAGGAGATTATTGTACGTGCTCCACTTGAATTATTAGCCGCTCCTGCTTTGGAAGCTGCTGATAAGGCAAACGAAGCCGCCGATAAAGCAGAAAGTAATGCCACCGCAGCACAGACAGCCGCAAATACCGCTAATGAGAAAGCAGAACTGGCGGCACAAGCTGCGTCCGATGTCAACGCAGCTAAAGAAGGAGCAGAAACGGCTGCTCAATCCGCAAATACCGCTGCATCTAATGCCAATGAAAAGGCGGTGCTTGCTGATACCGCAGCGGCCAATGCCAACGACACCGCGGAACATCCTACCTATATCGGACAAGACCACTATGTCTACAAATGGAACAAGACCGCCCAAGCATACGACAAGACAGACATCTACACCAAAGGCGATGCTTTCTCTATCAAGAAGGTATATGCTTCAGTTGCTAACATGGAAGCTGATAAGAGCAATCCGGATATTACAGAAGGTGATTTTGTATTGGTGAATACGGGTGATGTTGAAGACCCCGACAATGCAAAATTGTATGTCAAGGCTGATGGTGACTTTGAGTTCCTTGTCGATATGTCCGGTGCTATCGGTTTTACGGGCAAGACACCGCAGTTTTCAATAGGTACAATATCCACGCTTGAAGCCGGGTCAACGGCAACGGCTACCATATCAGAGGATGGAGTGGACAGTGACGGCAATCCGAAGTACAAAATAAACTTTGCCATTCCTCGTGGTAATCCCGGTGCTCCTTTCCGTATTGCCGGAGAATACGCCACCCTTGAAGCCTTGAAATCCGCCGTTCCCGACGGTTCGGCAGTTGACGGGTTCATGGCCGTAGGTACTGAAGCTCCTTACGATTACTACGCATGGGTAAACGGCGACTGGGTTAATCAAGGGAAGATAGCGGGCGGCGGTTCGGGGAACGTGGTAGTTATTCCTGCTGCTGCGATGAGCCTAAGCGACCAAGCAACATCCGATGAGATATTTAATGCTTTTGGTGGGAAAGACGCTTTCATGGATATATGTCAGAGCATCGTCAATAAAGATACTGTATGTGTTGTAGCAAACATCCCCGAAGAATCAGGGATGAAACTTGTATATATTCCAGTAATGGCGATGGCTACCTATACGGATGCTAATAATGCTAATTTTATGATGGCAATTATTACAGAAACGACTTTCCAATTAGTTGTAACAGTCACGGATGGAATTGCTACCCAATCGTCTCAGGTTTTAAATCATATTTACGAAGCCCCCTCTAACAGTAACGTCTACGGTCGTAAAAATAAAGATTGGGTGGAAGTTCCCGAAAAGTCAGATGTGCTCACTAAAGACAATGAAACGGAATATACGCCTACGCAGCCTTATCATCCGGCGACGAAGAAGTATGTGGATGATAAGGTATATGTTGTCAATAACAGTACTTGGGAAGAAGTATTACGCAATAATAAGAGTATAAATGGTACTGATGTTCAAGCTTTAGTTAATAAACTATTTGGTTCTTACTCTGAGTTTCTCTCCTTATTACAGGGAGTTAATGACAACGTATATATCGGACTGAAATTTACAGATTGGACGTATGATGATGTAAATGGATATGGAATAGGAAGTAGTTACACTGCCAGTAATCTATACGCCAAACATAATACTGCGGAAGGAGAGTTTAATTGTAATTTTACTTATTTCTATAAGAATGCTCTAAAATGTTGTATTATAAATGTTAATGAAGCGTCAAATCACAATTATGATAAATTGATTATACAGGATATTGTCGCTTCCGACAACCTCACCACCATAACCAAGAAAACCGCCGCCGAATACGAGGCTCTTGGCTCTAAGGATGCCAATACAGCATATTGTGTAACCGATTAAAACAACAATTATGAGTAACGAAAATAGTAATCTTAGAGTTGGTTCGGCTGGAGCTGGGCTGTTTGTGGGTAGTACTGAAATCTTGGGTGGTGGAGTAGCAAATTTACTAAAGGAGATTACCATTGCATCTGATTTTGAAAATCAAGCCTATGCAAGTAGGATTTTGATTGCCAACTTTAGTGATAATGATGGAATAACTCTTGAAAGAGAAGGCTCTCCGACTATCATTCCTGCACGCCACATAGAATGGTATAGTTTAGCAGAAGTAATGGACTATAATGTTTATAATGACGGTGATATAGACGTTAGATGTTTATCGGCTCATGTTGACAATGGGGCTGGTAATCCCCAAATTGTATTTGAAGATGTAACAGTTGAAAATGGATTTGATTGTATAAACTGGACAAAGTATTTCACAGTGCTATTAATATTTAATGCTATTTGATATGAAAACAATCTACTTAGACAACTGGCTCGCCAAAATGATTTTGTTTGGTAACTACACAACGATAATGTTCTTCGGCTTTATCTTATCCATTCTGAAAGAGATAACCGCCGAGATAGAACGCCATGAGCGTACACATCAGAAACAGTTCTTCGAGTGCATGGAGATAGCGGCTATCCCGTCCGTATTGCTGGCATTCCATGTCAGTGCGTGGTGGTTGCTCCTTATCCCGCTATTCTATTACATTCTGTATTTTGCTGAATGGTTTGTGAGCTTCGTGTACCACTTGTCCACGGATGAACGGATAGGTGGCGGCAAGGTAAACAATAACGCCTATCGAGCGAGCGCATTTGAGATGGAAGCCAAACTTAACCAAGACAATCCGAGCTACTTGAAAGAACGTAAATGGGGAGCGTGGTTCAGATACTACGGCAAGATATAAAAATCCCGTCCTACTCTCACGAGCAAAACGGAATGACAGTAGTTCGCTTATTTGATAAGAGACACAAAGATAGGAATAATTGACAAATAACGATAAGATGAATACAGATGTTGTAAACGCAGCCCTTCAAACAGGAAAGGGTATTAGTGATTTCGGAATGATGGCTATAACCGCAGGTTTTTTCCTTGTGTTATCAGCCTTGTTGATGGTGGCGTGTTTCCGTTGGTTTATGAATATGGTAAACCAGCTTATGACATCACAGAAAGAGATAAACCAAGACTATAAGGACACCATGAGGCAGCTATTGGAAGAAACCCGTGCGCAGAACGAGCGGTTGAACGTGCTATCGGAAAGTCTCATGCCCGAAACGCAGCTGCGTATAAAAACGCTAAGCAATGTATTCTTCGACCTTTCCGTTGAGAAGGTGTGCCGTATTATCAAGAAAGTGCGTGAAGAAAACCATATATCAGACAAGGAAGCTACTGCAAGAAAGATACGTACATTGCTTACAAACATACACGAGGACAGAAATTCAAAACTTGACTGCTTTTCGTATCGTGGGAACAGGCTTTCCGAATACACGGAAAGGAAATGGATAGAACAGGTTGCCAAAGCCGTTGAAGCGGAGATTTACAATGAAAACGGAGCGAACAACGGTAGGGCATACACGAATGTAGAGTCGGTCTATGCGAATATAAGATTGGAATTTTATCACAATTTGAATGAAAGATAAGGAGTAACAAAATGAAAAAGAAACTGATTATCGCAGCGATTGTTATCGCTATCATCGTAGGAGTTATGCTTTACATGCACTACACACCGTTTTGGGTGAACTTGACTACTGTCGTATCATTCGGTGTCGGTGTTGTTGCCGGATGGATGGCTCGTGTGGTTTATGACAAATATTTTAGAAAGGAGAAATAACATGAGATACTTTACAATTACAGAACTGGTTAAAAGCGAAACGGCTGACAAGAAAGCCATAGACAACAGATTGCCCAAAGAACTGCTTCCCAATGCACAAGCGTTGGTTGACAATGTCCTCGACCCGTTAAGAGAAGCTTACGGAAAACCTATCACAGTGACAAGCGGATACCGTTGCCCTGCTCTGAATAAAGCGGTAGGCGGCTCTAAAACGAGCGACCACATGAACGGGTGTGCTGCCGATATTGTCGGCACTCCGAATACCCCGAAAGAGAACAAAAGACTGTTTAATCTTATACAAGAATTGAAACTTCCCTTCGACCAAGTCATTGATGAGAAAAACTTCTCATGGGTACACGTCAGCCACCGAAGAGAGGGCAACAGAAATCAAGTATTGAAACTCTAAAAGTAAACATCATGGCAGCAGAGGTTTTATCATTTCAAAAAGAAGAAGGCAAAACAGCGTATTACGCAACGTTTGTCAGTGACGGTAATCCCGTTACCATACAGATAAAGAACAAGGGCGGATATGTAACCGCTTTCGCAGGAATTGATGATTTGGAACCCGTTCCGCTTTATCCCAACGCATCCCAATATAACGGTGCGTCCAATACGATTTTCCGTATCGTAGGGATAGCGAATGGCATAAACGTCACAATCAAGAGTGCTACCGAAGTATTGGAAGCCAAAATGATTAAAGAGGGATAGCCTATGAACCCAATCACTATCCCCAACATCACTATCCCCGTAATCGGCTTGCCTACTATAGGTATACCGTCTGTCGGTTTCCCGTCCGCTTCGGGCGGTGGCGGTCTTGTCTGGCCCACTGGTATGAAAGAGCACATCAAGGCTATCTACGACCCGAAGAAGCAGGGTATAACGAATTTCGATGTAATAGAGAGTTATACAGAGGACTTTACTACATGGCGCTATTTAGACAGTAGAGGTATTGCAACTATAACAGGTAGCACTATTCATATTACAGAGGCTAAATCAATTCAAGGGATTGTAGAGGATAATAAAGAACCTTATTCAGATATAAAAATATTAGTGCAAGGTGTAACTGCTGATAATCCGTTGAATGTTAGAGATATTAACGGCACGAAAGCCGTTATTGATAAAGACGGAGTATATGAATTTAAAGATAATGGATTGTACTTTGGTTTTGGGTTTTCTAAAGTCGGTGTTGTAGATGTTACCATCACTCAGCTTCCCACTTCTATTCTAAAAGACCTTAGCGGCAACGGCAACCACGCCTACCTGTACGGCGGTAAGGGTAAGCTGAATAGCGGAATGGGAGTGTATAAATTTGACTTTCTTTCTGACTTACGTATTAATACAGCATATTTACCATATACAGAAAGACAAGATGATAAAATTTGTTCATTAGCAGGACATCCAGCAGGTTGGTTATTTCAGTTCACCAGCCTTAGTGATATTCCAGCTTTTAAAGTAGAAGTAAAAGGAATAGTTAATGATAATTTTACTTATCGTTGGTATGATGAAAATGGGAATAGAGGTGCAGATATTGCTATAAATGAAGACGGCATCTATGAATTGCCAATGAGTTATAGTGTAGAAACTAATTATGGAGTTGGTATTTCCTGTAATAATCTTTGCCAAGATAATGTTTGCTTTACCCAAATCCCTGACTACCCCAACCAGCTCTGCTACGACGGCAAGATGTACGCAGCGTGCTACGGCTTCCCGATATTAACGGATTATACGGTGATGGCGGAGAGGACGTGGTTTGAGAATAGAAATATTTTCTTGGCAAAAGGAAACATTACTACTGAGGCTAAATACGCATTTATATTTGAAAGATTTAAACCTGATGGGGTGATGGCTGTACAATCTTTTGGTGCTTGGAATGATGTTGTATCGACTACAGACAGTTGTATTTCGTATCTAACAAAAAACAAGTACAACGGTATTGATATTAGAAGCGGAATAGGTGCAGATGATGATATGCTATCAATTGGCGGTGCTCTTAATAAAGGTAATATAGAATTAACTTCTGTTTGTTGTCACGGCGCCATCATAGTCGCCGACCGCAGCTTCACCGAAGAAGAGATAAACTGGCTAAAGGATAATTGGGAAAAGATATGAAAAGACTATTGTATGTATATAATTAAAGCTATATTTGTTGAAATCATTATTGAAGAATAAACGAACAATACACCGAAACCTTAACTCTTATTTGCCCGATTAGACACAAGACGCTAGTCCGCTTATTGAAGATGATATTAATTTGTCAGCAAATAAGCGGACTTTATTTTATCGGATATTTAATTTCTAAACCTTTTCCTACTCTCCAGCGTTATGTATTTGTAATTGCAATGATATTGTTCTTGAAGCTGCCGACATCGACCATTTTAAAAGTTGTTTAAAATAAGTTTCTTCCACGAAATTACTAAAACTGTAATTGTCGATTTAATTGTGAACGGTAATATGTTGTGAAAACATGTTACCGTTTTATTTTTATCTTGCTGATAACATGGAAGTTATTATTAATAATGTATTTTTGTGTTATTAATGTTATTAATCCTAATCGTCTTATGGCAACACTTAATCAATTAATCAGCGAGATTGCTCATGCTGCTGGTTCTCCGAATACCCTTGCAGTTCGTCGAAATATTCGACAAGCAATTATTCATACTCGTAATGAACTTATTCGGCAAAATTATGAACGTCACGGTTATACTGACAAAGGTCTTGAACAACGTTTTAGACTTGAACTTGTAGATGTTCCTGACGGTGATGTTTATGGAACTAAAGAATTAAATCTTCCTCTTATTAAACGAACTAAGAATAAAGTTCCTCGTCCGGTTCGTCTTATCAACAACACTCCTTTTCAATCTATTCGTACTTCTGGTGTATATAATCTTTCTGTTCCTTTCGTTCGTGAACATGCTGCTCAATTTTATAATCAACTTGTCGGTCTTTGTCGTATTCTTCGTTACGACTATATAAATGAATATCTTTACATTTATAGTAATAGTAATGATATTCTTGACAACGTTAATTATATTACTGTCGAATCTCCTTTTGAATATCCTCATCTTATTAAAGAAGAAACTGTTGAAGCTGCTGGAGAATATCATCATTCTGATTATGACGACAGTGAAGAACTTGATGATAATGAATTTCTTCTTCCTGAAGATATGATTGGTCAAATTAAGGATATTATTTTTAAACGTAATCTTCTTAATGTTGCACGTGAAGGAAATGAAACACCTGTTGAAAATCTAACTCGTTAACCTATGCGTCCAGATATTGATATTAAATACTATTATGGTAAATTCATAGAGGATGCTAATAAAGCTTATGGTATTAATAAAGAAGATTATAATAATCTTATTAATCTTCGCAAAAGGCTTTATCGACTTGTTGCTAATAAAAAAGCAATTATAAACGAGTTCTTTAATCTTGATATAAATAATATTGGTGACGACAATGAAATCAATGCTGTTGATTTCGATGCTTGTCGTGCTAAAACTCGTACTTCTGAGTTTGTTACTACTGATGTTCATAAACGTCTTACTTATCTTAATTTCCTAAAGTATCTACAAGTTCAAAAGAACGTTTACGGTGTTACTCAAAGTCTTAAACTTGAAGAACGTAAAAAGAGGCTTACTATTACTGAATATAGAAAACTTGTTCAACGTTTTTATAACTATGGAGTTATGAAATGTATTCTTGAAGGTTATGCTTATCAAGTTGCCGGTGGTCTTGGCAATATTGTTTGCAATCGTTGGAAAGTTACTTCTAAGAAACCTGTTATTGATTTTAATGCTACTAATAAAAAGAAACGAGAAATTCTTGCTGCTGGTAAAAAACTTTATAATGAAGACGAAGCTGCTCTTTGTAAACTTCGTGGTGTTAAGTATGACGGTGTTCCTTATAAAGTTTATAAAACTAATGATTATTATTATGAATTTAAACTTATTGATAATAGTCGTTATAAAAACGTTAATATTAAGTTTGAACGTAAAGATAGAATTGATTTTAAATATCGTGGTATGAGCCAAGAAGAAATTGCTGCTATGTGTAAAACTGCTGATGATATTTATCATACCAAATTTGATATGAGATTTAAACTTGGTATTCTTCTTGCTTTTGAACCTATGTCTTATCTAAATTTTATTAGAAATGCAGAACAAAAAGAATATAGTCTTGGAGCACATAATAGCCAAAATAGACAACGATTTCAATCCTGATAACAGTGATTGGATTGCTCGTGTTCCTGCTTGGTGTTTTGATGCAATGAGCCAACTTAAAGTTTTTAGAACTACATATAAAAAACGAATTCTTCCTGTAAGAAATCGTATTGTTCATAGCCCTTGTCCTATTACTAATAGCAAGGGTTTTGCTGTTTATGATAGTAATGGTTGTGAGGTTCGTTCTCTTAGAGAGAGTAAAGCTGGATGTTCATGTTCATCCTCTACGGGGGGTGATAGTAGTGAACTTGATAACACTCAACTTAGTGGTTCTAATACTGTTTATGTTACTGATGGAGCTTCTGATAAAGATTATATTGGAGCTGTTTCTGAACATGTTAATACAGATGTTTTTAATAGACGTCATAGAGTTGGTGACCAATATATCTCCCCCGTAGAGGATAATCGGAACTATGTCATTGTTGATAATAATACTATTGAACTTAATTGGGATACTCGTGAAATTACTATTCGTAATCTTGAAATAGAAACTGAATATAGTAATTATTTTCAAGGAGAAATTCCAGTTGTTCCTAACAATGGTATTCTTATTGAAGCTCTTGCTTATTACTGTATGTATAAGATGCTTACTCGTGGTATGAAACATCCTGTTTTTAATCTTGCTGCTTCTCAATATGGAACTAATCCTTATTATATGTGGATGCAACTTAAAGATAAAGCCAAAGCTTCTGTTATTGCTGATGCTCAAAATGAAAATGATTATGCTGGTGATGCTTGGCGTTCTTATTTTTATAATTATACATTTCCTAAATAATTACTGCTATGAGAATTAATCAAAAACTTAATTTTGATAGTCCTTATGAAAATCTTAAAGAAGGCGACTTAGTTCATGCTGGTAATATAATGATTGACAAAGATACTGAAACTATTTGTAATGAACCTGGTCTTATTGATTATTATCTTCATGGAGTTAATGCTAAAATAGTTGGTCATATTGAATGTAACGAAGAGTTTCTTGTTTTCTTTGATAACAATGATATTTATCGTGTTGATATTAGAAAGCCGATAGGTTCTAATAATCCTGTTAAAGTTGGCATTAATTGGCATTGGTGTGGTGGTGAAGTTTTTGGTACTTATACTTATAATGTTAACAATGAACTTATAGTTTGTATTAGTGAACTTAATCCCACAGAAGACTGTCCTCTTAAAAGTATCAATATTGATAAAGATGTTGACTTATATCAATATACTCAAGATAGTGATGAACTATATACAGAATTAGCTACTGCTCCTATTTCTAATTTTGGCGATGTTAAATTTGTTAATGGTAATCGTATTAAGAAAGGTACTTATATTTTCTTTATACGTTATTGGATTGATGATTATTATAATACTATTTGGTTTCCTATTGGCTATCCTGTTCAAGTAACAGACTTAGAAGCTCTTACTACTCCTAAAACTGTTTTCAATTATAATGCTGGCGACGGCAAAGGTAGTGGTAAAATTCAAGATTACTATTCAGAAGACGATGATTATACTAATACTAATCTTCTTGTTCAAGTTCGTATATTTACTGATACAAGACAGAATTATACTAAATATCAGCTTGCTGCTATTGTAAATGGAAATGCTTCTACCGAAGCTGTTGTTTGGGATAAGAAAAGTATTGGTACTATGGTTGAGTTTACAATTGATAATAGTTTTGAAACTATGTCACTTGAAGAACTTACCAATGAACCTTTTAATTTTTATAATGTTAAAACTCTTGATAATTATCGTAATAGAGTTTATCTTGCTAATTATAAAATTGCTAATAAAAACAAACCGTTTTTAAATGAAACTGACTATGGACAGCTTCTTGCTAAAATGGGAAACGTTGTTATAACTGCTGTTGATAGAGATGAAGGTGATTATCCGGAAGTTTCCGAAGCTATTAATTTCTTTAAACCTAAGCCTGGTCGTCGTGGAGTTTATTGTTTCTTTGTTCATTATGTTTATACAAATGGAACTTATACAGACGGTGTTCCTATTTTAACTGCTAATAGTGGAACTCCTTCTGTTGAGGGAACTAAACTTACCTGTACTATTTTTGGAAGTGATAATAATAGATTTTGCCGTTGTGTTTGTCCTGCCGATAAAATCGCTATTGGTGGAATTGTCTTTGAACATATTCCTATGCTTGAGGGTTTTGTTGGCTATTTTATTAGTTATGCCGAACCTGAATATGTTGAAATCGGTAGTGGTTTTATAACTCAAGCTGACAAATATCTTTATGATGTCAAAGGACAAAATACTGGTAGTGCCGATAGTCCTTGTCGTTTTAATTATCCTGAATTTAGTATTGTTGGTGGTAAAACCGATGCTAATAAAATAAGCGAAGTTTGCTATTTCCAATATACCGATGACGGTAATCTTAATACTCGTCTTAACAATCCTACTGCCGCAAACGCAAGCACTGGTATTAATTCTACTTCTATTCTTCCGCCTAATAGTTTTGATAATATTGGTAAAGAGGGTGTTCTTAAAATTCAGCTTTCGTCTGGTTTTAATGACCACCACGGTACTACTCTTTGTGATGTTTATACTGATGATTATTCGGAACTTTATAGAGATGCAGATAAGAATCTTATTTCTCTTGGATATATTGAATACGTTAAGGAATATGATTCCAATGCTAATTATACTTATGGTAAGTCTACCGTAAAAGTTAATAATGCTGATGTTAAAGTTAATTATGCTTGGAATTATTATTGGAATGTTAGTACAGTATTTACTTTTCATCCTCATGGTATTATTTTTAGTGATGTAGATTGGAATCCTTATGATGCTACTACTGGTACTAAGTTTTACGGTGATGGTGATACTGTTGCTAATAAACCTTTGATTTATTCTTTTACTTTTGTACATGAAAGCCATTATTTTCTTATGGGGAAGAAAGTTAATATGTCCCCTCGTACTGTTTATTATAATTATAATGACGGTTCTGAAAATACTCAAGGTTCTAATCTTATTGTAGACCCTTCTCGTATTAATGATTTATATAATCTTACTTCTAATTATTATTCTTTCTATCGTCGTATTATTATTAATTATAATAAGACTAATGAACTTTATAAGCGTGAGCAATATTCCAAAACTGTTTATCGTACTAACGTTATTGGCGATGAAAGTATTGTTAATGCTTGGAAGCATATATCTCCTGAAAGTTATAAAATTATAAGCGAGAATAAAGGTGATATTACTAATATTGTTTCTGCTGGTACTTATCTTCTTGTTCATACAGAGAAAAGTCTTTTTGCTTTTGATATTAATAACGAACTTAAAACAAACGAGCAAACAGTTCAGATGTTAATGCCAGATGTATTTGAAGTTGATTATAAAGAAGTCTTTACTACTACGTTTGGTATTTGTGGTTTCCAAGATTTTATTTCTTATATCAATGGAGATTTTGGCTATATCTTTTATGATTCTAATGCTCGTAAGTTTTATAAATTTGATGCTGGTTCTGTTGAAGAAATCAATAACGATATAACTAAGTTTGTTGAAGCTTATGCTGCTGACCGTATTTATATCGGTTATGATTCTGCCAATGCTCGTCTTTTATTTAACTTTATGAAGAAAGATTCTGCTGGTGCTTGGAAATCTTGTATTCTTAGTTATAGTCTTTATAATAATGATTGGCTTAGCAGCCATAGTTATACTTCTGATTATAAATTTGTTAGTCTTAAAGATAATTTTTATCTTATAGATTTTACTAATAGTTATTATCGTATTCGTCAATTTACTAAAGATGCGTATAACGAATATGAAGATGATGTACTAAATGAGTTTATGAATAATGAACTTATTGAAAGTAAAACTTGTTCTTATATTGATGTTTATTTTAATTCTACTAATCCTAATGATATTAAGATTGTTAATTTTATAACTTATATTCTGAATAAAGTAGAAGATGACTATTTTGATGCTCTTGGTTGTTATCTTTATACTAATTGTTGTTATTCAGATTACTGTAATCTTAATGAAGAACGTGCTTCTGTTGCTGAATATAAGAAGCCTGTTTATGAATTTGGTCGTTGGAATTTTAATTGGTTTTATAATAAACTTAAAAGTTATAAAGAACAAGAAATATTTGGTCGTATTACTGGTAAATATAATAATGAACTTGAATATAATCAAACTGCTGTTGATGCCAAACTTATGGTTGGTAAATATGTCATTGTTCGTTTTGTTTTTAGAAATACTAATAAAAAAGTTTTAATTAAAGATATACAAGCTTATTTCAATACATAAGATATGGAAAAGAAATATTATGATAGAGGTCGTGATAAAGCATTTATTGGTGCTGCTATTGGTGCTGTCGGTGGAATTATCGGTGGTATTTTCGGTAATAAGAAGAAAAAGAAACAAGCTGCTGCCCAAGCCGAAGCTGAGAGAATAAATGCTCTTAATCAACAGAATGCTATTGATACACAGTATCAAAATCAACAAGCTGCTATTGATGCTCAATATGAACAAAATGTTTTAAATGTACAAGCGCAGGAAAAGCTTAATCGTGAACAGAATGAGCTTGCTGCTAAGAAGACTGGTATCGAAAACGCTGCCGGTCTTACTGCGTTATATGCTAATCAAGCTGAACTTGATAAAGAATTTCGTAACCGTTTTATGGCTTGTGGTGGTAAGCGTAAACTTCGTAAATGCGGTGGACGTACTAAAGCTTCTATCGGCACAGCCACCCCCCGTAAGGGAAGAAGCAAAGCTGGTCTTGGCTCGTTTATGCAATCCTCTACGGGGCAGTTACTTGGTGATGTTGTTGGTGGTGTTAGTTCTGGTATTGGTAGTATATTTGCTAATACAGGAGCAACTTATACTCCAATTGTTACTAAGCTTAACTATCGTACTAATACTTATAGAACTTATGACCCTGCTGACTTAGAAGTTTATGACGGTATTACTGACAAATTTACTGGTCGTCAAATTGGAGAAAATAAAGCAAGTTATGCTAATGCTCAAAACAATAATATGATTGCTATGAATACTCTTGGTCAAGCTCCTACTGCTGCTATTACTGCTGGAAGCAATACCACGTATCAGCCTCGTTATCGCAATGGCGGGCGTAAAAAGTTAGTGAAACGCGCCCACTAATAGCATAGACTTTCGCTGTATGGCATTTTATCCTCGAAAATGATTAATCTATCACGATTGAGATAAAATGCCGTGGCGAGCCTTAAAACGAATATTTTAAAATTATTGATATGAGAAAGATATTAATCTTATAATTATTAATTTTGCTAACAATAATAATATTAATATTATGCCTACTTTTAGATTTTCCGGAGAACATATTGATAGTATCAAAGTTGAAAAGAAACGCATTTGTACTGTTGACGGTTGTAATAATAAAGTTTATAAAGGCTGGGGAAGATTTTGCTGCAAACATCTTAGCCAATACAATCGTTATGGAAAAATATTAAAAAGAACTCTTTTTGATAATAATGAAATTATTTTAATTGATGATACTACTGCTAAAATGCTTTTATATAATAGAAATTGTGAAGTTGTTGCTGAAACTATTATAGACAAAGATGATATTCCTTATGTAAAAGATATTAAATGGCATTTGGATGACAAAGGATATGTTGTTAATAGAACACAACATATAACTTTAAAACTTCATAATTATATTATGAATCATAATGATTTTACTATTCTTGTTGTAGACCATATTAATAATAATAGATTAGATAATAGAAAATCTAATCTTCGTATTGTTACTAAAAATATTAATTCTTATAATAGAAAATGCAAAGGAGTATGCTATGATAATTATTATAAGAAATATCGTGCTTATATAAGCGTTGATAATAAAAGAATAGAACTTGGTAAATTTAATAATGAAGAAGACGCTATTACTGCAAGAAAAATTGCTGAAGAAAAATATTATCCAAATATTAAAATAATATGAGAAAAAAACATGGTATAGTAAAAAATTTAGGTAATGGTGTATTTGTTCCAAATATAATTAAAGGCGGTAACGCTGTTTCTATTGGAAATAATTTTTATTATATTAATGGAAGAAAGCATTATTCCGGTGGAGTTCTTGTAGGAGAAGACCCAAAAACTGGTCTTGAAGTTGAGGGAGAAGAAGTTATGAAAGTTACTCCTAAAGAAGTTCGTGTTTATTCTTCTGTTCCTTTTCTTCAAGGTAACAGTCCAGCCGAACTTGTAATGAGTGGAGCTAATCCTGATGCTGTTTTTAATGCTCAAGAAGAATTTAAAGATAGAAATCGTATTAACGATGATGGTAGTAAATATAAAAATGGTGGTAAAATTTATGATGCGTCAAAGAATTATGAAAGAGCTGCAAAAGATCGTGAATGGACAGGCACACTTATTGGTTTATTTGACCCTACTCCTATTTCTGGGGTTCTCGATATCATTAATGCTCGCAATAATGATAGAAGTAATGCCGAAATGGTTTTGGCTGGTTTGTCTGTGCTTCCTGGTGCTCGTGTACTTAGTAAGCTTACTCGGGGACTTGGGCGTCTTACCAAAAACCAATCCATTATTAAAGAAGGTAAGAAAATTTCTGATGTTGTAAATCGTGATAAAACTCTTCAAAAAGCTATTAGTTCTTTTAATCAATCTGCTCGTGATGGAACTTTAGCAGAACGAATGCGTAGAAGAGAAATATATACTCCTGGCGGTGATGTTGACCTTGATAGAATTCAAGGCGAACATATTAAAAATTACAACAAAGCTATTCATTATTTTGATAGATATAATAAACTTAGTGATAGTAATTGGGCTAATTATGAAAATTTTGCTGCTGCAAGTAGAGGTATAAATACTACTGTTGATGCTTATAATATCGGTAAAGAATCTGTTAATCTTGTAACAGATGAAAATAAAACTAATAAAAAGAAATTAGGTGGAAATGGAAGAGTTACTAACGTTGACGGAAAACAATCCGATAGATATAAAAATGATAATAATAATGATATTAACCAACATTTTGTTTTACGGAGTCTTAATCGCAATAATGTTGGGAATAATAAGACTGTTACAGACATCCTCACTAAAGATGGAACTGCTATTAGATTTGAAGAAGCTCCTTATTCCAAAGTTGATTCTTTGGTGGCTAATAGTATCATTGGCGATAAATCTCTTTGGAACGCTCATCATTTGGTTAAGTCTGTTCGTGCTGGGTTAACTTCTAATCCTTTTAAGTATATTTATAATACTGTTGAAAATGTTACTAACGGTGTTTATGAAGAACTTCTTGGTAACATTATAGGAAAAGATAAAGCTATTGATGTAAAATTTCATGGTAATATTAATAAGAAACCATTAGGTGGCAATCTTCCTACTAACCAAAATGATTTTCTTGATACTTGGAATGCTTCTCGATTAGCTACTGGTCGTTATAATAATCAATTAGGAGATGGTCGTCTTGAACGTCAAGCTGAAAGTCGTAATACTGCTCGTGAATTTCGTTCTCCTATTGGCTTTGCTATGAATTATGGTAAACGTGCTGCTATTCGTACTCCTTCTATGAGTGATACCGATTATCGTAAAGAGATTGCTCGCAATGCTCAAAGTATGAAGCTTAGACTTAATACTCCAGAAACTGGTCAAGGAGTTATTGGTGGTGCTTATCATGCTCCTACGCATAGTAGTTATGTTAATCAAGAAGAATTTACTAAAGACCCTACTGTTCGTACTCACGAAAATGCTCACGCTTCTCGTGCTACTGAACAAGAACAAGTAATTAGTGATATACTTGGAAGTTCAAGTTCTTCTACTTATCTTCGTCGTCCTACCGAAGTTTATTCTCGTTTGATGCAGTTCCGTCAAGCTAATAATCTTGACCCGAATATTATTTATGATAAAGATAGTTTTCGAGAACTTCGCAAAACTGCTACTGATTATAATCTTATTAATACTTTTAAAGAAGACGAAGTAATTGATTTGCTTAATAATGTTGCTATGCGCAACGACCCTAATCGACTTAATCTTAACAATATAAATCTTAACACCGTTCCTGTTTATGCTGCTAAATATGGAACAAAACGTAAATCTAAAATGGGAAAAGTTATTTCTATAAATGGTAATGTTCGTAATGGTTTAATTCATACTCCGTCACATGAAGCTTTTGCTTATGGTGGTGAAAGAAAACCTCGTTTTAATGGACGTTATTCTAAACCTGGACTTCATAATCTTAGTCTTTTGGCTTCTGCTATAATTATGCCAAAAGGTACTGTTGACAAAGAACCTGAAAAACCTCGTAGGGTTGGTTGGGCTGATTTACATAATCGTTTGGTTACTGCTGATATTTCTCAAAAACCTTTGGATGCTAAACGAGATAATACTTCTGTTGCACATGTTATTTCTGAAACCGAAAAAAGAACCCGTAAGTTTAATATTGGTGGTCGAGCTAAAGCTAAAGCTGGTAGTGGTTTTAGAATTAATGATAAAAAATATAATGTAGGTGATACTATTAATTATAAAGGTCAACAATATCTTGTAACTGATAGAAACGAAGCTATTCCTCTTTCTAATACAAATTCTAATATTATAGATAATGATATTGATATTCCTACTACTGATATTACTACTTCACAACTTGCTCGCAATGTAGTTAACGGTCTTGCGAATAATGCTCCTACTTATAAAAAGAATGGAGAAACTCATTACTTTGTTGAAGCTCCTACTGTTAGCGTTCCTAATTCCGATTATGATATGGACGCTCTTCAAAGAATGATACTAAGTTTACCTGTTGGTACAAGAAGTAATACTTCTTCATCCTCTACGGGGAGTAATAATAAACGACAATCTGTTTCTATTCCAGTTGCTTCTATTAATCCTCTTGACGGTTCTAAAGTTGTGTCTGCAAGCGATGAAAATGCTGTTATGATTAGACGCAATTTAGCTCCTACTGTTGTTAATCGTCTTACTAAAAACGCTAATAACGATATAAATTATTTTCCTATTCAAGAAGATATTGCTAAAACTCGAAATCTTGATAATATTCAATTTGGTATTAATCTCGGTTCGTCTGCTATTGATGCTCTTATGAGTAATATTTTTGTTAATCAACTTCATAGTTATACTCCACCTACTATTACTGCTCCTACTATTTCTAATCCTGGCGATATTAAACTTAATGAAGAAGATTTGAAAGATATTCCTGAACCTATTTTAATGGCTGCTGCTAAACTTAAAACTCGTTATAATGCTAATCCTCAGCTTGCTAAAATAGAAGACGAAACTCGTCGTACCATGCGAGATATTGACCGCAATACTTCTAATAGTCGTGTAGGTCTTGCTCGTAAACAGCTTGCCGCTCTTCGTGGACAAGAAGCTAAGAATCAAGTTTATGCTCAGAAAGAGAATATTGAAACTGAATTGATTAACAAAGACAAACTTAATCAGCAAGAAGTTACTGCTCGTAATCTTGCTCGTTATGACCAGTATAATCAAGCGCTTGCCACTCAAATGGCTAATCGTGCTCGTCTTCGTCTTGCTGCTGATACAGCTAATATTCAGAATAGACTTGCTGTTTCTACCGCAAATGCTAATCTTAAAGCACAAGCCGACCAATTTAATGCTGGTAATAGAATTAATTCTCTTATTCATCAAGCTGGAATTGACGAAGCTAAAGCTGAAGCAAGAGCTAATATTGTTAGTAGTCTGCTTGGAAATGTTGGTTCTGCTTTTGATATTTGGAATAGAAACAAACGTCAAGCTAAGCTTGATGAAGAAACTTTGAAAGTTCTTGGTCTTCGTGCTCCGAATGCAAATAAGCTTATGTTACGTACTCTTGGTATTAATAAATAAAATTATATACTATGCCTTTTGGAAGTTTTAAAACTGTTGATTATACTTATGTTCCAAAACATAATCTTAAAGTTATTGGACAAACTTATGATTATCTTCAAAATCGTCACGATGTTGCTGTTGCTCAAGAAAGCGAATTGAAAAAGCAAATCGGTCAACTTGAACTTAATGCTCAAGAAGATGAATTTAAACAGCTTCTTGTTAACAACGTTCAGAGTAAGATTAACGATGCTATGATTGACGATTTTAAAGGTTATGCTCTTGACGATATTGTTGCTGAAGCTGGTAATCTTATGTCTGACCCAAGAGTTCTTGGTCGTCTTCGTGCTCAACAACAATATAAAGCTTATCAAGATAATCTTAATGCTCGTACTGATTTATCAGAAGATTATAAAAATTATTATCGTCAAGCTAATACTTATCATTATGAAGATAAACTTGATGCTGCTGGAAATGTTATTGGTGGTACTGAATGGAAACCTGCTGAACAAGAAGTTAGTGAAATACCTACTTCTGTTATTTATAATCAAGCTTTGAAAATGGTTCAAGAAGATGCTGGCGGCGGTGAAAGTTATACTTTTCTTGATGCTAATGGTAAACCTACTGATGATTTTACTCAATCTGCTACTGGAGAAATCTTTATGAAACAAGGTACTAAGTATAATAGACTTAGTACTGAAAAGCTTCAAGCTGCTATTGACGCAGCTATTGAGGGAACTCCTGGTGCCAAAGCCAGTCTTCAACAAGATTATAAGATTGCTATGTGGAAAGACCAAACACAAGGTAAGAACGCTGATGTTCGTGACCATAATGGTAATCTTTTAAACGAGCAAGAATTTATTAATCGTCGTTTTAATAATTTTATTAAAGCTGCTACTTATAATCGTGTTTATGGTAGTGCTGAATTTGGAACCGCTCTTCAGTCTGCAAGAAAGCTTGCTGCTGGAAGCGGCGCTGCTGTTTCGGATATGAGCTTTCCTAATCAAATGTATGATGCTCCGAGTATTACTGTTAAAAATCAAAGTGCTATTAATGCTCGTGGAAATATTCAATCTAATAAAGCAGCTCTTGGCGAAGTCTTCGCTCGTAACGGTATTAATGCTGATGTAAATACTCTTACTCCTGATGCTTTGCGTCAACAAGTAGATGCTATGCCTAATGGTATGGATAAGCTTATTGCTCTCAAAGCTGTTAAATCTATTTCAGACGACCAAGAATTTCTTGATAATCTTCTTGGTGTTCAGAAAGGAACAGAAGCTGGCGATGCTTTTGAAATGTACACAGCTCTTAGTTCCGGTACTGATTTACCTGCTGATAATAGATTTAGAAATGCTGTTAATCATTATAACGACGTTATATTTGACCCTGAAACTACTGCCGTTCGTCAATATATTAGTGAAGACGAATATGCTACTTTAGTTAAAAATGCTGGTGGCGATGCGGCAATTAGAGCGCTCGGTATTAAAGTTGGACGTGCTAATGGTAAACAATATGTAGAACTTCCTCGTGAATATAAAAACAATTTGTTTACTTTTGCTAAAGTTATTCGTGATGCAAGAAATGAACATAATAGCTTCTTTAGTGATGCTTTTCAAGGAATCATTGCTCCTATAAAAGCAGCTTTTGGAAATGATGATAAAAGTAAAATTGGTTCAAATGCTGTTCGAGTAAAAAGTGATGGTACGACCGATGATGTTGTTACAGATACTACTATACCTAATCAATTAGTTGGAGATTTTGGTACACGTGGTGTTCTTTCTGGTGTTATAACTAATTTTGCTAATTTTGGTGACGAACTTAGTAACAATGCCGATGCTGTAATAGAACAAGAAGTTATTGTTCCTACTCAATATTCTCCTAATGCTACACCTGCCCAAGCACAAGCCGAATATAATATCAAGCATGGTATTGGTAAGCGTGAAGATAATAATGCTATTATGAATATTGAAGATGAACGTTTCTATCAAGGTATTGGTAATATTGATTTAACTCAAAGTCCTAATACTTATATTTACGATGAAGATTTGAATACTTATCGTGAAATGGATACGGAAGAAGAACTTAAATATACTAATCTTCTTGCTAATGCTAAAGAAAATGTTGTTACCAAAGGTATAACTCCTTTTAATAATTCTATTCAAGCTATTGTTAGTGTCAAAGACCCGAAGAAGCCTAATGACGCTCCTAAACGTATTCGTTTTGACCTTAATCCTGTTATGACTAAAGAATGGATGCAAGATACCAATATTAAAGCTGGTATGCGTACACAAAATCTTCGTAGTTATAAACAACAATTTAATATTGGTAATAGTCCTTATGATGCTAATATTGGCAAATATCGAATTACTCCAGACCTTGACCTTGTTAATGTAACAAATAATCAAGTTATTCGTAGTCTTACTCCTATGGAAGCTCAAGACTTGATTGAAAAGAGTATTCGACTTGAAGATTTGGGAGATGCTTATGTTACTGGAAATGCTCCTAATGCTACTTATACTCAAGCCATTATTAATAGTATTTCTCAAGCATATTCTCAATATCTTTATGGTACTACTGATTATGCTGGCAATATATCAAATATTATTAGTAGGAATTTAACTAATTATAGATAACATGGATGTATTAAAGTTTTTACAAGAGGGAAATAGAGTTCCAAATCCTGATTATAATCCTAAAACTAAAAAGGGGGCACTTCAGCCCCCATTTCTCGTTAATACAGATACTGAGGGTAGTAGTACTGCTGGACTTACAAGACAATTTACAGAAGGACTTAGTTATCGTAATGCGCCTATTAATCTTCATCCAAAAGATTACGCTCCTTACGATGTTTATGTAAATAACTTTGATGATGAAGAAACTCTTAATTTAGAACGTGCTAAAAATCAAAGTAATGTTGCTCAAGCTATTTATGCTCTCGGTAGAACCTTAAATACTATTACTGTTGGAACTGTTGTCGGTACAGCCGATTTAGCATCTGTTTTAGTAGATGCTTTAGATGAGGACGGTTTTAATTATGAACGTCCTGAAGTTGTTCAAGCTTTATCTGATTTCAAAGATGCCATAGATGCTCGTATGCCTCTGTATCGTGAAAATCCAGATAAAGCTTTTGACGTTGCTGATATGGCTTGGTGGGCTGAAATGGCTCCAAGTATTGCTTCATCTCTTACTCTTATGGTTCCTGGTGTTGGAGTTACAAAAGGTTTAAGTGCTGTTGGTAAACTTTTTAATCTTTCAAAGAATGCCACTAAAGCTGCCAATTTCATTAATATGGGACAAAAAACTCGTGACGTGATTGCTACTGGTGGTAAGCTTCTTACTCAAGGTGCTACTATGCGTTTACTTGAGAATTATCAAGAAGCTATTGGCACTAAAGAAAATGCTAAAGAATATGCTTTAGGTGAACTTCAAAATATGACTCCTGAACAGCGTATTGAATTTAATAAAAATAATCCTCAATATGCTGAAATGGATGATAATTCTATTGCGGAAGATATTGCAACCAATGCTGCTGATGTTACTTTTAACACCGACTGGTGGAATATTGGTTTTGATATTTTTCAGCTTTATGGTTTGCGTAAACTCGCAAGTGCTCCTTTAGCTGTTGGTAAGAGTGCTAATCTTCGTAACCTTAATGAAGCTGTTACTCGTAGATTTGGAATGACTGCCGCAGAAGCTGCCGATGATGCTGCTCGAGTTGTTACTCGTCTTGATAAAGCTAAACAAATTATGTCTAATCTCGGTTACGATATTCTTCATGGTGTTCGTAACGAATGGACAGAGGGTGTTGAAGAAGCTGTTAACTATGTTGCTTCTGAGAAAGGTATGGAGCTTGCTCGATATGTTTTTGATAAAGATACTCCTATTAAAGATTTCACTGATTATCTTACCGACCCTCACATGTGGGAAAGTGCTTTTTGGGGAGTTCTTGGTGGCGTAGTTTTCAGTGCTGGCGCTGAAAGTGTTGGTAGTCTTTATAATCGTAAATTTAATAAAGAATTTGTTAGTGCTGAGAAACAACGAGAGAATGAGATTAATAATCGTGAACTTGTTGCACAGCAATATCAACAACAAATTAAAAAGATTAATGAAGATAACGTTAATCCTTTTGCTACTGACGAAAATGGAAACAATCCCGCTATCGCCAATAATGCTGAGAAAGAGTTTCTTTTAGAAGTTGCTCGTAAACAATATACTTCACAGCTTGTTATGAATGCTGTTGATGTTGGTAATGTAGATTTTCTTGAAGCTTATCTTAATAGCGATGCTGTTCGTAAAGGTTACAAAGAACGTTTTGGTCTTACTGAACAACAAGCTGCTCAATTCCAACAAGATGCTATTGCAGATGTCGCTGCCGCTAAGAAAGACTATGTTACTATGGTTAATCGTGCTATGAAGAATGGAGCTAATTTTAACATTGCTCAAATTATTGCGCGTCAACATCTTAATAGAAAGAATGCTGAGCATTATAGAAAACAAATGCTTACTGCTTATGAAAATCTTTATAATGAAGAAGTTGCTAATGCTGGACATATAACTCCTGAATATGAACAAGCTATTGAACAAGACGTTTACGAAAATCAACTTCTTACTCTTCGCAATCAGCTTGTTAATCTTCGTCTTAGTGAAGATAATTCTTCTAATCAAGAATTAATTGCTGATGTTCAAGCTAAGATTAAATATCTTGAAGATAATCCGCCTATTGGTTTTACTGAACAAACTGATGATAGTGTTGCCAAAAAAACTAAAGAATTTAGAGATTTATATAGTAACGAATATGATATTACTTATAATCTTTATAATCGTCGTTTAAGTAATGCTATTGAAGAAAATACTGTTAAAGATGATGATAAATCTCTTAAAAAGCAGATTAAGCATTATAATAAGTTTTTTGATAAAGCCCGTAAAGATATTATTGACGGAGCTTTTAAAGATTTGGAAAGACTTTATGATAAGTATGGAGATAATATTTTTGATAGTAATAATCTATCAGAAGAAGATGCTCGTACTTATGATAAAGTCAAAACTGTTTTTACTTCTTCTGATATTAACAATGACGAGATGTATGCGTACATTGATGGTCTTCGTAGACTTAAAGAAATACAAGACCAGCATGACGCTTTTAAAGAACCTGAACAAGAGCCTGGTGGTACGAATTTAAGCGAGGCAGTAAATGCTGATGCAGCTCAATCCTCTACGGGGCAGGTTAATGGTACTGCGTCTGAATCGTCTGCTGCACCTGTATCTGCTCCTATTAACAACGCTGCTAATCCTGCCAATCCAGCAGATAATACCAATCCTGCCAATCAAGCCGATACAACTGAGCAACCCCCCGTAGAGGATGGAAACAAGCCTCAGCCTGGTGCTGTTCCTGTCAATCCGCCTGCGCAACCCGTTTATGATGATGTTGCTGTACATGATTTTCTGCTTGAATGGTTTGGTACTAATATCGAAAATCCTGAAACTCTTACCGCCGATGATGTTCAAACAGCTTATTCTTCTTTTATTGCTGCGGCTAAGTCTGCTGGTATAACTAAAGAAGATGCTGATATTGCTTGGAACAATCTTGTAGGTGCTATTTACGGAGATTATGTTGTTCGTCAACAAGGTATTCTTACCAGTGCTTTGGATGATAATGATAAGATAATGCTTCGTAGAGCTTTATTTGCACTTATTAATCGTCGTCGTGGTAATCGTTCTGCTGTTCAAACTATTATCGAACAATTTGTTGATAAGACTAACCCTAATACTAAAGAAAAGTTTGGTTTTGATATTAACGATAAAACTTACTTTAATATTGAAGATTTAGTTGCTCATATTTATAATATTGCTGGTACAGATATAGTTGCTGAGTTTTTGTTTGATGAAGTTGCTAAATATCTTCAAAGTCCTATTAATCAAAAGTTTGTTGCTACTGATGACCCAAGTGTTTATCGTTTAAGTAGAGAACAAAAAGCCAATCGTATTTATAAACATGCTGAGAATCGTCTTGCTTTACTTTCTACGAGTAATCAAAATACTATAAACGTTGATGAAACTATTAACAATGAAGAAAGATATACTGCTGTTGTAAATCTTAATCCGAGAGATAAACTTGTAGCCAATATTAGTAAAGATAAATCTCGTTTATACTTTATTAATCCTAAAACTCATGGAGTTATTGGTTATATGGGTATTCCAAGATATGATGATAGAACTGGTACTCTTAGTCATGTTAATTATGGCTGGAAATACAATGTTATTATTAACGATGATGGCAGTGTAGATAGTGATTTTAAAGATTATGTTTTTGATATTATAAATAATAATCTTACTTTAGCCAATGAACTGTTTCTTCTTAATCAACGTATTCTTGAACTCAATTACGCAGGTCTTAACCCCGTAGAGGATGCAGGAGTACAAAAAGAAATTGCTCGTCTTTATCCTTTAATTGAAAATAATAATATTAGCGTTGGTGTTAAAACTGATGATGATGTTTATAATCATGTTAAGCATCTTTCTGATATTATCGGAACTGCTTTTGCACATCCTTCTGAAATTAAAAATAGTGTTGAAGATTGGTTCTTAAAGATTGGTTCTTCTTATGCTCAAACTTATGCTTATGCTAACGGTGAAGTTCAAGGAGATTTTGTTGTTGGTAAAGTTAATCGTGGAAACATACTTCTAACCGACGAAGCAAATCAAGAAGTTCTTGATGCTGTTGATGATTATAATGAAGATAAAGTTAAACTTGCTACTGTTACTCAAAAAGGTTTGTTCCAAGTTAATGACGAAGATGGTCTTCGTAAAGCTAATAAAAATGATGAATATATTGGTACTTCGTTTTTGTTTATTCCTGACGGTCATGGTGGTTATGATATGGCTCAAATAGCTAAACCTTTATTTGCCGATATATCTAACGATAAAATCAATGGTATTAAAGCAGGTATGCGTGGAGAAATAGCTGCTTGGATACATGGTTTTCTTACTAATAAAATAACTCTTGATGATGTAGCTAAATATGCTGGCGAACTTCTTGGTAAAACTGGTTTGTTTAATGGAGTTGATTTTTTCCATAATACTAAACAAGGTTTTGTTAGTTTTTATTTTTATACAGAAGGTCGTGACCATGCTGGTAATCGTACTACTCATAAACATTATTTGTTTACTCTTAATGAAGCGTCTGGACAATATGGACGTAATGTAGCTTTTAACACTGATACTGCAAATAGAGGCAATCGTTCTGTCGAAGCTGCTGATACTAAACAAACTTATGCTTATGTAAGTAGTTTTAATCAAGCTAATACTAATCAAGATTTACTTGAAGATATTGATATTTTTATCAATAATTCGTTTATTAGTGTTCCTTTTAAGATGGCTGCTGATAAAACTAAAAGAGAAATTGCTGGTAGATATGTAGGTAAAAAAGACGGTAAAGTTTATATTAATGTTGGTTCTTATAAAACCGAATATAATAGTTATCAAGAGTTTCTTGTTAATAACGGTTTGATTAGAACCAAACTTACTAAAGATGCTAATGGAAACAATTATAGTCACAATAAGTATGTTGCAGTTAATACTATATTTAATCCTGCTATTGTTAATAATAATGCTATTTCTTCCAAAAAATTAACTGACAAATTTGATTCTGCTGTTTTTGTTGATTTACTTAATAAAGGTAATACTATAATTGATACTTATAAAACCATACTTGACGGTAACGAAAATGCGTTAAAAATACTCGATGCTATTGATAATTTAGGTTTCTTGCCTATATTAGCGGAAGTAAATAATAATCTTCTTGACGCACAAGGTAATCCTGCTTATGCTGCATACGATTATGAAAATAATTCTATTGTTTTTAATTCTGATGAGTTTACCAAACATGATTATTTTTGGGGTTTAAGACGTTTTGTACATGAAAGTCTTCATCAAAATTTAAACAATAAATATACTCGTACAGAAGCTCTTGATAAACTTCGTCCTATATATGAAGCTTATAAAAAGTATGTGGAAGAAAATCATCCTGATGATGTTTCTTATACTAAATTCCTTAATATTCGTGCTGACGAAACTATTAATCTTGAAGAATTTATTGTTGAAACGCTTACTAATGGTGAACTTATTAATCATCTTAATAATATTTCTGCTGACGGAACTCCTCTTAATAAGACTGAAAATAAATCTTTACTTAGACAACTTCTTGATATTATTATAGATATTCTTGGTATTGAAGTTAATAAAGATAGTTTGCTCGAACGTGAACTTGAATTACTTAACGATATTAATCCTAAATCTGATAATATTACTACAAGTATAGATACTACTCCACAAACTTATGATATTGACCTTTCTGAACAAGGTTCAAATAATCCTGAGTTTTATGGTAATGATGAATTTATTAATCCAGATGATGGTGGTTATAATGATGATAATCTACTTAGTGCTGTTAGTGACAATTATACGGCACAAAATCTATCTGACTTCGTGAACGGTATGCCGACACCATTACAGCCCGCTATACGTTCAGCGCTGCTGCGTGGCGAACTTTATATGATGTGCCGATAGATTAATCGACTGAAAATAAACGTGGCTTAGAAGCCAAATAAACCGCATTGTCGGGCATGTAAGTATGTTTTACTTCGTGTCCGACATTGCTATTATTAACAATAAACTTATTAATGTTATGGATTGTAGTACAGTCATTATTAACAATGACGCTCTTAACAGAAAACTTGCGACTGAGGTTGGACAAGGAACAAAGAGTTACAATGCCCTTTTTGCCGTTACTCAAGATGACGGTTTTAAAAAGTATTTGGTCGATAATAATATCGACTATACAAACATGGATGAGCTTTATAAAGCTATTGTGACTTATAAAGCTAATTTTACTCGCAGTATTGGTGACATTATAAATAATGAAGCCAAAGAGAAAAATCAAGGTTTTAGTTCTTATGCTGCTCGTGTTGATGCTATTAATTATTTAGCTAATGTTGCTAATGTTATTTACTTTAACGATTTGTTTAGCGGTCGTAATTCTATTAAAACTTACAATAAACTTCATAATAGATTATATGAAGTTATTGTTGATAATTTTATTGCTACTGCTCGCAATTATTATGCCAATGTTGATGTTGAAGTGGGTAATACTATTCAAGCTTTTATGAGTAATAAAAGCCCTCGTTCTCAAATACTCGGTTATCTTAACAATGTAATTAATACTACTCCTCTTAGAAATCATTATAATATGGTTATGCTTCTTCAAGATAAAGCTTTCTTTAATGAAGTTACTAACCATAAACAAGTAGCATCTATTATCAATCGTCTTGACGATACTTCTGATGATGATACGGTTGATTCTGATAGTAAAGATTTCTATGAAACTGGAGAACTTAACGCTGATGCGGTAGATGCTACTGATAATCAACTTGAACAACTTACAAATACTCTTGGTGTAATTACTAACTATGAAGGACATATCGACGAAATAGTTAAAGTTTTCCTTAATACTATCCCTAAGCTTGAAAATACTACGATTAATGCTACTGCAAAAGGTAATAATCGTTTCTATCGTAAAGTTAATGAAAATGTTGGTACGCTTGAATATGAAGATGCTGATTTTCTGAAAGCTCTTCTTTATACCAAAGTTCGTAATGATAACTTCGATGTATTTATGGATAGTCTTGAAGAAGTTGCTAATAATGTAAAAGGAGCCGAATCTCTTATTTATATTAAGCAATATCTTAAAGAAAATCCTCAATTTGCTTATAAGTTTAGAATGATTTTTAATCGTCCTATTCCTAATAAGACTGAAACTTATATTGATAGCAAAGGTAATCCTCGTACTAATGTTACCAATTTATCTGCTCACCCCGCAGATGTTATTTTCAATAAGCTTGATAACGCTGTTCGTAATATTTCTGTTCCTAAAGCAAGTAAATCTATTAGCCAACTTAATGAACTTCTTGAGTTTACTAAAAATAATATTACTTATAGCGATACTACCGAAGAAGAATTTGTTTATAAAATATATAAAATAGCTAAACTTGTTATTCCTAATATTACAGTCGATGCTATTAAACAATATGCTCGTGGTGAAAATCAAACTATGAGTAATCTTCGTAAACCTAAATTATATAATGATTTTATTACTGAATTATCTAATACTTTTAAAACTTCTCGTGATTTTAATACTATTAAAAACAAATATATTAAAGCTACTCCCGAAGAACGTGCTGCGTTTGATGCTCAACAAGGTAGTTTTTTCCGTCCTATACAAGTTATAAATCTTCGTTCATTTGCCAACGACCTTAATAAATATTTAGCGACTTCTGTTTCTCTTAATAGTCGTAATCCCGAAGGTAATCTTCAATCGGATGTTCTTAACCGTAATTATGTTCTTACTTTTAATCAAATACTTGATAGTGAAGAAGCATGTCGTGCTTTTGCTGAACAAAAGTTTAAGAGTACTGATTATAATTATAGTAATATTCTTATTGAAAAAGTTGACAATGACGGTAATCTTGTTCCCGGTTTATTTAGAAAAGTTGGCAATCAATACGAACTTACTTCTTATGGTAAAGAATTAATGCGAGTTAGTTTCTTTAATGGGGCTAACGATAGACGAGATTATTCTCCTTATATTTATAAGACTATGACTAAGGGAGATTATCTTATGTCTAATTTTCTTGAGTTTGTTGCCGCTAAAGAAGAATCTATTACATTTAATGGTAAAGACCATAAAGTTCGTTTTGCTAATCTTTTCCTTAGTATTCCGTCTGATGCCGGTAATCAATTTATGTTTAAAGCTCCTATTATTAACATGGATGGTCTTTTTCAAGACACCGATAATGGTCGAGCTTTTAATGTAAATCATCCTATATTTGCTTCTTTCCGTAATATTATTTATCAAGAAATTCTTGATGCTTATAATATTTATGCTTATATTTTTGAAGCAAGTAATAATCCTGGCTATGCTTTTGAATTTGTAAATGGCGCTCCTATTATTAGTAGTACTTATGATGAAAAGCTCATGTATGAAAACTATGAAGTTGCTGATTATAAAGAAACTGTTGATGGGAAGACTAAAACTTATAAAGGGGCATTTCATATTGATGAAACTACTGGCGAATATATTCTTCATGGTTGTGGTACTCGTCTTTCTGAATTAGATACAGAATATGCTGACCTTAGTCTTTATGATAATCTTCTTGGTAACGGAAAAGTTATTGATATTCTTTATGGTCAAATTGGCGATACTGGAATACAAGTAATCAACGGTCAAGTTATACTTAATAACAAACAAGTTGCTGCTATTAACGATGCTATTTCTCAATATATTGATAGTTATCTTACTAACGCTTATGAAAGTCTTAAAGAAGAATTTCTTACTTATATGGAAGCTATTAATGAAAACGCTAAAAAAGTTATTATTAATAAGCCGAAAATACAAGAATTTCTTCTTAATGCTGTTATTCATCAACGCAATCTTGATGATTTATTTAATGGCAAAAGTAAATACTATAAGAATAGTGGAGATATTCTTAAACGTCTTAAAGAAGTTCAAGGTAGTGGTGCTCCTTTTGGTAATAGTAATATTCGTGTAAATGACACTAATCTTGCAACTGCCCCTAAAATTAAATTTGAAGCTGGCGGTCGTCAATTTGAAGTTGGCTCTTCTTTTAATGCAGTTACAGTTTTAAATACAAAACGTGCCGCTACACAAGAAACTATTAACCGTATTGAAGCTCAACTTAAAAAAGCTGGAGTTCCAGAAGCTCGTAGAGAAGAACTTCTTGATGCTTATCGTGGTAAAGAAAAAGTTAATGATGCTCAATCTTATATTACTTTTGATGAGTTTATTCGTCGTGTTTATATCGCTGGCGAATATAACAAATATAAAAATGTTATAGAGGCTCTTCTTAGTGATAAGCCGCTTGAAGAAATTGATTTTGATGCTCTTAACAAAATTCAAGTTCAAAAGAATTTCTATTATACTCTTCATTATGATGCTGCTCGTAATCGTGAAGTTCCTCTTCAAATAAAAAATGCCGAATATGTTCTTATTCCTAAGCTTATAAAAGGTACAGAATTTGAAGCTATTTATAATGCTATGAAAGCTGCTGGAATTGACCAACTTAATACCGTTGAAACTTCCAAAGCTGCTAAGAATAGATTGATTGAGCTGTGGGATTCCTCTACGGGGGAGCTAACTGATGCTAAGCTCCAGCGGTTTATTGTTGATGCTGATAAATATAAAGAACCTTATCAATATACTTATCTTTATCGTCAACAAGAAGTTCCTTCTCATCTTAAAGATAAAGAAAATAAAATAGGTATTCAAGTTTATAAAAAGCTTCTTGATAATATTCCTAATAATACTACTGGTCGTGCTCTTAAACAAAGAGTTTTCCGTAATATTGTTTCTAATATAAATACTTCTTTTGCTAATGCTTGTACTTTGCTTAATATCCCTCTTGATTCTAATGGTAATCTTCAATTTGACGAACAAGGTAACATTCTTGGTCTTAATTATGAAAGACTTTTAAAACTTGCTCGCGAGAATGCTGCTCGTAATGGCGCAGATAAAAATACTCTTGATTTTCTTACTACTGACGAGAATGGTAATCCTCGTTATCCAATGTATCTTAATAGTATTTCTAATAAAATAGAAAATCTTGTTAACGGTATTTTTAATCGTGAGATTACTCGTCAACGTATGCCTGGTTGGCACGCCGCACAGGTTGCTGATTTTGGCTTTGGCGGTTGGAAAACAACTAAAGATACTGCCACAGATGATAAACTTGCTTATCGTAAGATTGGTAAATACAACGATAACGATGTTTATTATGCTGAAATCAAACTTCCTCGTTGGAGCAAAGAACTTGACGGTGTTAATATAGAAGATGTTAGTGAAGATGCTCGTACAATGATTGGTTATCGTATTCCTACTGAGGGTAAGCAATCTGTTATTATCATGCGTGTTGTTGAGTTTCTTCCTGATGTTAGTGATAGTACTGTTGTTCTTCCTGAGAACTGGGTTCATCAATCTGGTTCCGACTATGATGTCGATAGTGTTTATGCTATGACATTTGGTCTTACTAAAGGAAAAGATGGCAAAGTTACTGTTTATAATGATAAGAAATTTCATCTTGATGCTGCACGTGATAGTGAAGAAAGTAAGATTGGTTATGTCAATTACGTTCTTTCTAACATTGATAAAATTGCTCGTAGAAAGATTCGTGATTATGTTGATAAAGCTGCGCTTACTAAAGATGAGATTAAAGCTCAATCTAATGCTGAACGTGAGAAGCTAAACGCTGATTATTACGAAGCTGTTAAAGCTCGTATTGATAGTATGTATAAATCCGTTGACGGTATTTGGAAATCTGCTAAGAATAGTAAGAATCCTAACGTTAAAGAAGATTTATATAAGATAGCTACTACTATCGGTAATAAACCTAAGAATGTTAAAGTTGCCGATTATGTTGCTGGAGTTCTTACTCGTTTATATAATCTTAAAATATCTGGTACTATTGCTGAAACTGAAGCTCTTGATAATGTTCAGCTTGTATTCGAGCAACTGCAACAAGAAATGGATGCCCAGTCAGACGCCAACGTAGAACATTCGCAGAAGCTCTCCAAAGTCCTACAAGACGTTTTCTCGCAAGCACGTGAACAACAGTTCAACGGAGCGCAAAAGTCGGCGAGAGAAGCCCAAATGATGTCGTATGATAAATGGTTTAGTGCTGATAAAGCCGATAGAGTTGATGTTCGTAATCGTAATAATGATTTGCTTGATGCTTTTATTAGTATTCTTCATTTGGACAGTGCTGTTGAAGAAAATGTTGGTACGTCTAACTTTAAAGTTTTAGATGAGTTTAATAAAGCTTGGCGCAAACGTGTTGATACTGCTTCTCAATATGTTGTTAATCCTAATCGAGTTGGTTCGCATGATTTTCTTACTCAGCTTAACTGGCATGAAGCTGCTTCTGCTGGACGTACTCTTAAAGGTATATCAGTTAATCTTGATACTCTTGCCAGTATTGGTAATGTAACAAGAATGACTGCTCATAAAACTATACCTGTTGTTTATAGTTTATCTGAACTTAAGAAATACTATAAAGATGAAGCCGCCATTAAAGCTCGTTTTAATGCTAAAGGAGAAGATAATGTAACTATTGACGGCGATAAAGTTATTATTCGTCATAATAAACTTGGTTGGAGTAATGATAATAAGAATATTCATGGTGCTCTTATTACTTCTTATACTTCGCAAACTACTGCATATATTCTTGATGTTATGAAAGCTGATGCTGTTCGTAATCTTAACCGATATACGTTCGTTGCTTTTAAAACAATGACTATTGCAGGTATTGATTTCGATACAGCTCTTAGCATGCTTTATCAACCTATTATGGATAAACTTGTCCGTAATGTTAATGAAAATCAAGGTTTTGGAGTTAAGAGTGGACTTGACCCTCTTGTTACTACTTTTGTTGATTTGGCAAAAGCAAATGGTGTTGAAACTTCTAATAGTATTAATGCTGTTATTTCTGCTCTTGATGCTAAATTTGGGGATGAAATAGAACGTATTTATGGCGATAGACATAATCCGCCTATTAATATTGAAATGAACCGTAAACGGGTTGACAACAAGCTCTCCCCCGTAGAGGAATCAATCCATGACTATGTTGCTCTTAAACAGTTCTATAATATTCGTACTCTTGGCAATATTATCAACAGTCATCTTTCTATTATGACTACTGATAAATATGGTGCTAAACAAACGTTCTATATGAACAATAAAGTTTTTACTGATATTAATCGTTTGATTAACAGTTCTAATAAACTTTATTCTTTTAATGAAGAAACTGGTAATGAAACTGGTCTTCTTGAATCTATGTTTCCTGGAATAGAAAACGGCATTGAGGCTTTTGCTAAGTCTGATGTTATGCAGAGTACTTATCCTATTCTTGCTAATTATTTACAAAAGTCTACCGTTCTTTCTGTTAAAGTTGCATCTGCTTTTAATGATACTGCTTCTGAGCAATTTGTTCAACGAGTTAACGTTCTTGGTGATTTGACTTCTAATGGTCGTCTTACCGAAGAACAATATAAAGATTATTCTGCTTGGCTTGTTTCTCGTTCTTATTTAGCTAATGCTGGTTATACAGCTTTGACTTCTCCTATTACTATTGATTCTCAAACTGGTATGTTTGGTATTGATAAAGTAATGACTTATGATGATAGTTATGCTATTCGAGAAATGGAGCTTGCTCGTATTGCTGGTATTGGTTTTAATAATGAAGCTATTGATGATTTAGTTATTAATGATATAACTAATCCTACTCAAGAAGAAATTGATGCTTTCAATCGTCTTACTCCTGCTCAGAAAGTTATTTGGATACAACAAAATTTTGGCGAAGATATAGGTATCTTTAGACATTTTGATGTTAATACTTTCAATGATAATACTTTCCGTCGTCAAGGTTATACCGGTCAGCAAATTCGTTTGAATCAAGGTAACAATAATATTGATACTATTCATAACGATTTTAATATTGCATGGAGTAGTAATAATCCTATTATTAAACTTGCTCTTGCCGATTTAGTTAAATACGCATACGTTCTTGAAGATAATCTTTTCCGTTATGGAGCTGTTACTCGTGCAATACCTGTTACGGTTCTTAATGCTTTTAATCAAGGTGGTCTTAATATAGCTGATGATGCAAAAGTTGGCATGGACAATTGGCGTGTTTCTCCCTCTACGGGGCAGGTATCTGTTAGATTGGCTCTTGGTTATGTTCGTCAAAATCTTGATAGTTTTAGAACTCAATTTGCTAATATAGGTCGTCTTATTGCAAAGAATAAAGATAAAGAAGCTGCTCTTCGTCGTTCAATTTATTATACTAAAGATAGTTCTAAGATTGTTATTAATCTTAATAATATTGGCGATGATATGACTCCTGCTGAATTTAATGAACTTCTTACTTATGGTAATTTGATTAACGAAGACGGTAGTCCTAAAACTGTTGTTCGTCTTACTTACGGTGGTGTTACTCGTACATACACTGGTATTTACGATGACGGTGTTATTGTTTATCATCCTTTATCAAGACTTTCTACAATTGATGTAAACAAAACTGTTGAAAAGAGTATTATTAAAGATAATAATATTTATCCTGCCATTGACGAAATAATTCATAATGCTACTGAAAATAAACTCGCTAAGCATTTTGATTTGCTTATGCAACAAATGGACGAAAGCGATATTGTTACTGTTGAAACTAATGCTGCTGTTGAAAATGTTATCGCTAATAACGATTTCTATGAAAATCCTGCTCCTGTTGTTGTAAATCCTGGATTTACTGGTACAGTTAATTTCGTTGCTCATGACGGTTATACTTATATAGCAACAAGAATGAATAATGAAATAGCTGCTGCTATTACAGATAAAAATGACCAAAATAGTGTTGAATATACTCGCGTTCTTAAAGAATATCCTAACCGTAATCTTGAAGAAGATTATCAACTTCATAGAGTAGTTGTTCATAAACCTACTATTCTTTATTCGGCTATATCTGACGGTGACCCAATCGTTGATAGATTTAAGCGAGTTAATGCTTATATAGGAAGACGTGCTCAGAATGGAGATAAGATTGCTGCTTCCGTTATGCGTACTTTCCATAACGCTAATTTGAATAATATTGATGCTAATGCTATTGCATCTAATATGCCTCTTAATGCGGTTGCTGTTGCTAATTATTTCAAAGCTGTTTATTCTGAACTTAATGGTCGTATTAATAACTTCATGGTTGACATTAATGGTAATTCTATTGCTATTGACGACCCTGCTGTTATTGAAGCTGTTATTTCTGTTAAACGAAATATTAAACAAGTTCTTGCCAATACCGATTTTGTTAATAATGTCGGTGCTGAAATAAACATCAGTACAACCCCCCGTAGAGGATATGACAATGAGCTTATTGCTGCTTATAATAAAGTTGTTGAACTTATTAATAATGGTAAGATTAATCTTGATAATTTCCAAGCTGCTTTCAAAGATTATATTAATCTTCCAGCAAGTGAACTTTCTGAATTAGGTAATAATATTATTGGTTCTGTTCAAAATGTTATCGCCGAAGTTGAGAACGATACTATTAAGAATGATTTCTTTAATATTATTAATACTGTTAATACTTTACGTAGCCGTTTCTCTATGTTTAAAGATTTGCCTGTGACTGGTGCTGATGATGCTACTATTGAAGCAATCAATACTATTAAGGAAATTCTTACCAAACTTGAGAATAATGTTGCGGTTAATAAAGCTCGTGATAATTGGTTTGTTCGTTTCTATGAAGTAACGAGTAACAACCCGATGCTGAAAGAAAGAATGATGGACATCTTTACTAACTATGGAGATACAAGTTTCCTTGACCTTTGGTTACAAGATGTTCATTTTAACCGTAATACTATTGTTCAAACTGTTATAAAAGAAGTTGATAAACATCTTAAAGAAGCTGAAATAAAAGGTAGAAATGAAGCTATTGAATTTGCTTCTCAGATGAAAGCTATTAAAGAACGTGCTGCCAAAGATGGTCAATCTGTTAATTATAATAGAATGATTAAGAATGGTCGTTTTGTTCAAGCTTATGATAGAAAACTTGATGAAGATTATCTTGCTTTAGATAAAGCATATACTGATGCTGTTGCTGCTACTCAAAGTACTACTTCCGTTGAAGCTCTTTGGGCTAAACATAAGAAAGACAGATTTATGGCTAAAACTACTATTAGTAAATTTAAGCCTATGGTTTATCTTCTTGACGAGAACGGTAAGATTGACGGTGTTATTGACCCAGATAAACTTACTCCCGATGAAAAGAAGCAATACAAAGCTGTTCTTGATGCTGGTATTACTTTGACGTATGAAGATGCTCTTCTTACTATGGAAGAAAATATGCTTACTAAATATCCTGATATTTATTCTCGCTATAAAGAACTTCTTCTTGAACAACAAGACGTTCTTCTTAAAACTGCTAATGGTCAATATAGCGAAGAACAAAATAATAAACTTAAAGTTATTTATCGTAAGATAGCTTATCTTACTTCTGATTTTACTGACGATAATGAACTTAAACCTGCTAACGAACTTTCTGCTTCTCGTGCTCTTTCCGAATACGTTTACAATATAGCTAAAATTAAAGAAGCTTATTTTGAACGTAAGGCTAAGATTGGTTTCCAAGAACAACTCGAAGAAGCTCTTAGCACTATTGAGCGTATTGAGGTTCGTAATGACAGCGGTGAACTTCTTATTGATAGAGAAAGTCTTATGAAGAATACGGAATATTGTAAAGCCAAAGAATGGCTTATGAATAACGCTACTTATACTATTGATAAAGAATTTACCAAAAGTCTTAACGATGCTTATGCGGCTTTAAAAGATTCTCGTAAGCCCGGAAGTATTTTTGCTACTTTGGTTAAAGCTAACAATGCTCGCGATTCTTATGGTATTGTTAACGGTAATTTATTTAGTCCAGAAGAAGTTGCTTCTATTCGTAAAGAAGCTTTGTTTGGATATAACATTAACCAACGTAGCGGTCTTCCTTATGCCGGTATTATTCGTCCAGTTAGAATTAATGATGTTGTTTATCTTCCTGCTTTTTATAACAAACTTAAAAGTAATCGTAAACAACCAGCCGAAGAGATAGAAGATACTGAAGCTATCAATACTATTCTTAAAAAGGCTTGGGATAATAAAGGTGCTTTTAGTTTTAGACAAGGTGCTCATAGTCTTACTATTCAAGACCTTGATAACGTTTTACTTTTGCTTGAAGATTTAGGTCTTGTTCGTGGAAAAGGAAGCAAAGCTGTTGCTGAATTTATTGAAGAAGAATGTGAAGTTGTTATTGATGAAGATAGATTTAAGAACGACCGTATTGATGCTCAATCAAATGGTGCTGAGTTCTACAATAAATGGAAAGAAATCTTTACTAATGGACAAGATGTTAATGGCGATTTAATTCCTAATACTACATTCTACGGTACTATTCGTCCTAAAGATATTGATAAATGGAAAGACATTAAACGTACTAATGCTCTTCAATTTATAAAGAAACATACTCGTACTGTTACTACTGAATATTATAATGACGCTTATCGTGCCGCTCAAACAAGAGGCAATGAAGAGTTTATTAAGTGGTATAAAGAGAATCATATTTATAATCCTTATGCCCATACTTATGAGCCTATTCGTATTTGGACTACTACCGAATATATAGACGATAACGGTGTTAAAGTTAAACCTAAATGGAGTCCTAAAATACATCAAAGTGAAAATATTGCTGATGAAAAGCTTCTTAATCCTGAATATAAATCTAATTCTCGTAACTATAAACAAGGTTCTGGTTACGATAATGCTGATTTTGCTGCTCTTAATCAATATGAAAAAGAAGCAATTGATTTGATGTATAAGACTATGCTTAGACATGCTTATACAGATAACAATAAATATTATGTTAATGCTGGTTATTTGCCTTCAATTGCTACTGGTAAAAAGTTTAATATGGCAGAAATTGGTAAAGAAGCTCTTGCTTTTATGGGTTTCTCTGCTAATGTTCCTACTGACTTGAATTGGAAAAATGATAACGAGATTAGTTTTGATAACGATTATCTTATGCCTAATCCTATGCTTCGTAGAGTTATTGACCCTAATGCTAAAAAGAAGCAACAACTTCCGAGATACAGAGATGATAACAATGGTGAATCTCAAGCTGATTATATCGTTCGTAGAAACAATGCTCGTTATACTAATTTGGAAATAGATGCTGATAATGAAAAGTATAGTGCTGAAAATATAGATACTGATTGGGATAAAGTCTTTGATAGTTTTATTAAGACAAGTGCTAATCATGATGCTACTCAAAGCATTAAACATATTCTTTACGCAGCTACCGATGCTCTTAGTCAGCATAAATCTTATGAAACTAAAAGTTTTGGTCGTAATCTTATTGTTGACAAAGACCTTAGTGATGAAGACCATATTACTTATAAGACAGTTAGCAATGCTAATACTATTTCTCAATTAAAAGATTATATTCGTCGTAGAGTTTTCCAACAATACAAGAATAGTAATTCTCCTGCTCTTCTTCGTTTTGCTGGAACTATGCAGAATATAGCTGGTACTAAATATATGACAGCCAACATTACTGGTGGTATTGCCAATATTCTTACTGGTCATACTAATATTGGTATGGAACGTCTTGCTCGTGAATATTTTAACGAGGGTGAATATACAAGAGGTGCTGCTATTTATTTCGGTGGTACTATTAGTTATTTTGCTGGAATGTATAGCGATAAAGCTACTTCTTTACAAGACGGTATTATTAAAGTTGCTAACATTATTGACTATGATAGAATTAATCTTATAGAAAGTGCTGCTGGAGTTCGTGAAGCTCTTAAACGTTTCCGTGGTTCTTTATTTGCTGCTCAATCTATTGGTGAACATCACATGCAAAATAGTGTTCTTTTTGCTATGATGCAAAGTCATAGACTTGTTCAGACTAATGATGGCGAATGGAAGATTATGTCTAAAGAAGCTTATGCTCGTGAAGGTTTTGAACGTGCTCTTCTTAATGTTCTTACTGATGAACAAATTTCAGAATATAATGCTGCTAAAGAACGTATTCGTAGTAGTGAAGAAGAACGTTTTAAAGCTAATACTTTCAAGATTAATCTTGTTACTAATTTTGTTAAAACTCTTAGTAAAGCTCAACAAAGTGAATTTATTAAAGAGCGTAAGAAAGTTCGTGCTGAATATAATAAAGCCTTTGCTGATAAATGGGATAATATTTATTCTCAATTTGAATTACGTGACGGTTACGCTGAGATTAAAGCTGATAGTGCTTTAACTTATAATGAATTTGCTGGATTTGTTAATAAAGTAATCAATGTAAATAAAACTATTCATGGTGTTTATGATAAGATTGGTGCTGCCAAGATTGAAAACAATTGGTGGGGCGGTATGATTACCCAATTCCATAAGCATCTATATCCAGGCTTTAAAAAGCGTTATCGTTGGAATGCTTATTACGATGAAAGTCTTGATACTATTCAGAAAGGTGCTTATAAAAGTCTTGCAGATTTTCTTGCTATTCCTTTCAAAGAAGTTCGTGAAGCTAATAAGAATAGTGAGAAAACCAATGCTCTTATAGGTCTACAAAACTTCCTTAAATCATTTGTTAATTTTGCTGCTAATTTCCATACTAATTATATGCTTCTTCCTGAAAATGAGCAAGCCAATATACGTAGAACTTATGCTGATTTTCTTTGGACTATGGCTGCCTTTGCTGGCGTTGTTGCTTTGACTGCTTTAGCTGGTGGCGATGATGATGACGAAGAAGCTATTTGGTATAATCTTCTTATGTATAATGCAGACCGTCTTGCTTCCGAAGCTCAAGCATTTACTCCTTGGGGTGCTGTTGCTGAAAGCGATAAACTTTGGAGTAGTCCGTCCGCTTCATTTACTGGAATTAAAGATGCTTTTAAAGTTGCTTCTATTATGGTAAATGCTATTGCTGACGGTGAACTTCTTGAAGAATATAAGTCTGGACAATATGCTCATAGAACCAAACTTGAAGTATTTATGCTTCGTAACATTCCTGTTGTTCGTGGTATTAATCGTCTTATCGAACTTCCTAATAATAATAATTACTATAAACTTGGACAAAATATGATTGGTGTATTTGATGCTAAATCTCTTGGTGAACAACTTAGAGATTAAGACGCCAGACCATAAGCTATTAAAGAAGCTGGGGTATTGATTACTCCAGCTTTTTATTATTGCTATATATATAATAATAGGTTAACATTTTTTGTTTTTGTAAATCAAGTAGTTAGCCAAAATTAATCTGTAACACATTACAGATTTAACTAAAATTTTAACGCACAATCTGTAATACATTACAGGTTAATGTATATGTTTATGTTATTATTAATATAATTATTAATATTATTAAAGCTATGCCTACACTTAATTTTACATCTAAGGCTGCTAAAAGTTTTGCAAAGAAATATGCAGCTAAACTTGAAGAAAAAGCCGCAAAAGTTGTTCCAACTCCTTTTAGTCTTGATTTTGAAGAAGTTGAAAAACAAATTGTTCTTACTCTTAAAGACAATAAAGAACAAGAATTTTATTCAACTGCTAAAAATATTAAAGTTGGCAATTTTTGTATTGTTCTTCAAAAGATTACATCTGTTTTTCCAATGTGGTATTCTAAATCTTCTACATCTGCTTTATTAATTATGTTTATAATTAAGCACATGAAAATGGGTACAAACATTATTGAAATTAAAGAGGAAGATTTTTGTTTATATGCTAATTGTTCTCCAAAAACATTTTATAATGCGATAGATGCTGTTATTCGTCCTGAATGTAATCATCCATGTACAGGAGATACACTTGCTCTTCTTGCTCGTACAACTAAAAAAGGAATTTATGTTGTTAATCATAATTTTATTTATCGTGGGAATTATGATGAATTTGTTACTATATATGAAGAAAAATTTCCCGATGGTTGTAAACTTGATAATAAGGGTAGAGTTATTCTTGATTAACCTGCTAATAAAAAAGAAGCCCCGACCTACCACTGTGGTAAGTCGGGGTTTATTGTATCTATACGTGCCGTATTTGGCGGTTTCCTTTGCGAATTTCACATTTTCTTTATCGGAATGATAGTTTGTATTGCTTTAATATGAAAGTGGCTGTACGAGCCTTAAAATAAGTCGTTACTGGGAAGCATTAATAGCAGCAATAACAATATCAAAAATACGGGCAGCAACTATATAAAAATTAACTCCCCCGTAGAGGATGTAAACACAGCATTAACAGCCATGTCTATCCTCTACGGGGGAGATTATTGTTATTCTAACTAATATCTAAATTGGGATTTAGCACCAAGACCATTTTGCCTAAGCCAATCATCATAATGAAACAAAATAGTTTTGCATTCATTTTCGGAATAGCCTTTGGCAATAAGTTCTTTACGTTTATCTCGAACAGCTTCACGAATTTTATCTTCACGTTTTTGCTCATTATATTCTTTAACTCCATTAGCTCCATTTTCGATAAACGCACTAACAGAACCAGGATTACAAACAAGATAAATAATAAGAGCAACTAAAAGAATACCAAAATTAAGTAACATAGCTATAATTTCTTTAATAGTTTCAACATATTAGTAGCATCAGTTTTCTTATCAAAAATAAGATTATTGAACTCTGTATTAATCTTAATAACAAGAGTACGAAAACCACGGTCAGTCATGTGCTGGACAGCATAACGAATAATTTCATTACCATTATCGTCTTTAGCTTTAAAATCAAAAACTCTTAATTCAAGTGCCATATCATAAAGTTTAAAATTAATAATCAAATTAAAAAGGCTGCTACTACTTTCACAAGCAATAACAGCCACGTTTAACAAATCTAAATTAGCAAATGAAGCACCCCGTAGAGGAACAAGAAGCTGGATAGCTATCTCATTTGTTCATCCTTTACGGGGTGTTACATCGGCTGTATTGTCAAAATCGGCAAGATTGGCATTTCTACCAACCTTGCCATGTATAACATATAAAACTTTCTTTAATTATTAACTACGTTTAATACCATTTTTAGCCCATTGAAGAACAAAACCAAGACCTTGCCAAATTTCATCAAGAGCTTTTTCGGTAGCAAACTTTTCTCCAATTTCTTGATTATAATTATTTGCATCAACACAAGCACTAAGACCATGGCATTCGTATCCGGTAATAGTGAGAAGACTCATAAGAGTAGTTTTGTGTCCAATTCTATTTCCACGTTTGGCAGTAATAAAATTATCCACATCTTGTTCAAGAATTTTAGTACCGTCATTTTCAGGAGAAAGACAGAAATAAGAAGCATCTGCTACATCTTTAGGACACCAAGATTTATATCCGTCTGGATAAGTAATTTCATATCCCATATCATTAGGATTAGCATTTCCAACTCTGTAACCATGTTCTAAAGCCATGCTTACAGACATAGGTACAATATCAACCATTTTAACTCCAATAGCTTTCATTTAATCAAAATTTAATTTAACATCGTTATCATCTTCTTCGACACGAACAACAGAATACCAATCACTATTACCATAATCATACATAGTAACTTCTTTATTTGGGTCACATTCTTGAAGAAGTTGAATAAGTTCAATAGCTTTCATAATTCAATGAATTTATTAATAACAGTTTTATAAAAATCGGCAGGCATAGAACCTGTAATACGAGCGACTTCTTTATCGTCTACACGAAAAATAAGAAGAGGAACAGCAGTAGTATGAAACATACTAATTCTTACTTGAGCATTATTATAAGTATCTTTTATAATATCTATATTATCAGGAAGATTACTTTCAAATATAGTATTAACAATAATACTTTCAACTACTTCACAAGCAAGACAATCATCGGTTTTAACAAATTGAATTGTTTTCATAATTTTATTTGCCAGTAGAACCAAATCCACCAGTACCACGTTCAGAAGTACTTAAATCTTCAAAATTATCAACTTCATGCCAATGAATTTTTTCACGACGACGAACAAGAATTTGACAAATTCTATCTCCGGGATTATAAGGGAATATATTATCAATAATATCTCCTTCTTGAACAACGGTAGCATCTCTACGTTTGAATATAGCAAGTAATTCTCCACGATAACCGGCATCAAGAGTCCCAGGCGCATTAGGAATATAAACGTCATATTTAGTATTACTACTACGAGGACGTATTTCCATTTCATAATGTTGAGGAAGCTCGAAATGAAGACCAGTATGAACAATCCAACGGTCTTTAATCAAATCGTATTCGATACTCTTAGCAACAATATCCATACAACAATCACCGTCTTTGCCATAAGCAGGAAGAGGGACAGACTTATCTTCACGATAAACTTTAACCTCTATATGATTAATATCACGGTCAAGCTGTTGATAAAGTTCATCCATAGTACTAACAGCGCCAAGGTCATAATCTACAATAGCATTTGCTATGGCGAAAGCTAAATTTCCCATTTTAATAAAATTGTTTTTAAGTTAATAATTAAGATAACATCTCTGCAAAATCAAAATTAAGAGCACGTTCAAGTTTCTTAGCTTTGTCATTAAACAAAAGACTATCCATACGTTTAGTTCCCTCGGCAGAAGTATCAACGTTAGAATAATAACCACTAATAGCATTGAAAGCACCCCAAGCAGTACCAGCAATTTCTTTCTGTCCAATACCACCATGATAATATTCATAAGTATCACTAATAACGTTAAGTTTACGTGTACTTATGCCAGCATCGTTAACAGCAAGAGCATTGCGATATACAACTTCTTTAAAAGAATGATTTGTAGTATTTAAAGCTTCAAGTTCAGCTTCTGTAAGATTACTCTTACAAATATACTCCATAACATCTTCATCAGTAAGTTTAATATCAGCAAGAACATTATAAGCCCATTCAGTATCCTTAATACGTTTCTTAGTAATACCAAGAATTTCGTGTGCTATTTCAATATTCTTATGAACACTTTCAGTATGACGAATACTAAAACTGTTAGTAGAAGTTCTGATAGCGGCATTAAGAGTATTTTGACAAATAACTCTAATAGGAGTAAACAGAACACGAACACCGCTACTACCGTCATGACTATTAGTAAATACTAAATAGTTTTCAACAGGGTCACCGTGAACAAGAATATTGTCAGGAAGTTTAGCACTAACGAAAATACGTTCGCCATTACCAAAGAAACCAGCAGTTTGCCAAATAGCAGAATTTTCACCAATAACAGTATCGAAGAATTTAAAAGCAGCACTATTTTGAACAATAGTATATTTACCTTTTACCATACCAAGAGGAATTTTATAGTCATCTCTATAAGTACAATATTGGTTATCACAACGAGCATAAATATTCTTACCAAGAATATGAGCATCATTATCTCGTCTTTTAGCTTCGGTCAAATCATCGAGATTTTTGTCCATATCGAGAGATAGTGGCATCTTAGCCACCATCTCTGCTTTCTTTACTTCCCAATTAAGCTGAGCAGCTTCAATTACTTCGGCAGAAGTTCTGCATCGAGTAACATCTTTACTGCCTTTATATTGCCAAGGAAGTCCTTTAATACTATAAGCCATAATCAGATTTCTTTTAACAAGTCTTCTATAATATCAATAATACGGTCACGGTCATTAATGCCACGAGTATCACGAATATATTTAATAACTTCTTCAAGTTTATCTATAACGTCAAACATAACTTTATCATTTAATAATTAAAGATTGACTTTGACAAAGTTCAGCAACAGTAAGAGCAGTTTCACGAGAAGTAATATATTGCTTATAATCAGAAGTAGAAGAAGCAGCAACACGATTCGCTTCATGTTCATGATTAAAGAACATATTAAGAACATCCCAATTTACTTTTTTACAAAGGTCAAGAAGATTAAGTTCAATTTCAAATTTAACTTTAGTAGCTTCAAGGTCTGCAACAGTAAACAAAAAATCATTTCTTTCTTCAATAGTTTCAGCAGCATCAGGATTTTCAGCAGCAAAATTAGCATTTACAGTTTGAACAAATCCTTCGGGATCTATGTTGTTAGCTTCATCGGCATCTGGTTGAAGCATATCAACATTCCAAAGTTCACGATAACGTTCAAGAACAGCATCAATTAAACCAAGAACTAAAGGAGCATTAATTTCACAAACAGTAGTAGCACGAGTCATAAGTTTAGCATCATCTAACTCAATAACTTTATTGCCACTCTTATTGGAATTACCCCATTTAAATACAGCTTCAAGCATAGCATCTTTAAGCTTCTTAGCGGCACGCTCACGAGATTTCTGAAGAACTTCAATACGTTGTTTTTCAGTCTTACAAGCAAGTGCACGACTTTCAATCATTGTAAACAACTTACGATAATTATCCAGTTTTTCATTAAGGTTATCTTGAGTAATTGCAAGCTGTTCTTCAAGTTCAGGAGTAATTTCACCGCCAGCATCAATAATTTCATCAACAATACATTGTAGTTCGGCATCTATTTGATAAAGAGATTTATTCATATTTTAATAACTAAATTTATCTACAATTTTAAATCTATTAGCTTTAACACGAGCATAAGCGTCGCTATCCACATCGTTATTGTCGCTAAGAGTATGTAACCCGTCACCATTGTCAACAATATTAAGACCATTTGCGGTAGCATATATTTTATAGCCCCACCAATTAACACCAAATTGAACAATTTCAATAGGTTTGTTTACGTTTGCGAGGCTCTGTGACATAACGATAAGCAGGATTAAGATAACCAGTAAGATAAGTCTTTTCAAGAGGAGTAAGAACAGCTTTCTTTGCTTTCTTTACAAGAGCGGCTTGATAATTTTTAACAAGACGAGCAGGTACATGAATAGAATAAATACGATTGCCAAATTCAACTTCACGCCTAACAAGAGCGTTTCTCATAATTTGAACTTTATAAGGAGTTTTATCCTTATAATTTATTTTATCTTTACTACCAAATCCAAAAAGTCTACTAAAAATATTCATAGTTGTATCAATTAATTAGTTAAAAATCATATCCAAATTTAATAAGTTCTTCACGTATCATACCGGCAATAATCTTGGCATTTGGATGAGGAGCACCAGTCTTACCGTGATAACGTAAATCAATAATATCGCGCCATTGATTTACAGAATATGTATAAGCGCAAATAGTAGCAGTATCAATAGGAAGAATTCCACGAGCATCTTGACGATTCATTTTACATTCATCGACAAGAACTTTGTAAGAAGCAAAACTTTTAGCACAATCTTTAATATATATATATGCTTTATTATTGTCATTATCCATTAATACTTTGTCACCGTCACGAGCAACAAGATTTTGAATATTATTAGCTAAATCATAATCAAGCCAATGAGGACAACAAATAGTACCATTTTCATAAACATAACGAGTAGATTGTTCAGCAATATTATTAGGACTAACACGATTAAGCTCACGAGAAGTACTAATTTGAGTAGTAATTTTAAAAGTATATCTCATAAGTCGCCAACCAAGCTCCCGATTAATAAATTCTTCAGCAGTAACAATAAACGAATCAAGCAATTTAAGAATATTATCTTTATGTTCAATATAAAAATGACCATTAGTAGCTAAATAAATAGCTTCACTACCAATAAGATATTCAACATAAGGAGAAAATTCAAGTCTTGTAACAAGGTCTATATATTTATTATCTTTAGGAATAATATAATAAATAGAACGATGTCTAAACATACTAAGATGTCCAAGCTTTAGTAGATTATCAACAAGTTTTACATCATTGCTTCCGTCAGAAGCATAACAAATTCGAGCACATTTAGCAACATGATGAATCCAATCAGCGTCTTGGTGCCAAAGCTCAATATAGGGTTTAACAATATTCATAATTATATCTATGTATCTCCCCCGTAGAGGATGTTAAATCAATTGCTTTCGCATAACGTCATATATCTTGTAATAAAGAGAAAGAAGAGTAGTTTTATTATCAATATCAATACAACCTTCAAGCGTATCAATTCTTTCACTTTCGTGAACAGGTTTATCATCTTTAGGTTCAAATCTATTAATACGATAAACAACTCCACCTTTATTTAAAATAGCATCAACTTCATTTTGAAAACGAACATCAGGAATAAAACAAAGTCCATTACGATTAATACAAGCATTAGCACGAAACATGGTATTATCAACCCAAATGTTTTGACTAAGATTATTACGAAACAGATTTGTTCCAATAGCTTGCATTAAATGACGAACTTTGACACAAACACGAGTAGTATTTAGAGGAATACCATAAGCAACAAAATTATCAAAATCAATAATATTATAACCTTTTCTAACAGCAATATTAAAATCAATGATTTTTCTTGTATCAAAACAATAAACACCATTATCTTTCTTATCTCTATTATTTAAGTCTTCCAAAGGAATATTAAAAACAATAGAAATAACTTCTTTATTAGCATCACTAAAATGAACAACAGGAAAATCAGCAGGACGATAATTAGTATCATGTAATTCTTTCCAAGCCTTATAAGTAGCATAAGTACCTTGTAGACGTTGGTAATTAAGAATTTCAGCAGCAGTATCTTTACCAGAACCAATAGTTCCAGCAAAACCAATAAGATTATGTTTACTAAAATTTATCATATCATTAATATTTGCAGCAAATATACGAATAATACTTAAACGAAGAAAAAACTATTATTTTTTTTTCATTTTCTGAATGACGCATTTTAAGGCTCGCTGTTGGACGTTTCTTGAAAGCAATACGATTAATCATCTTAGTATAGATAATTAAATGTAGCCAAAAAGAAGTAGGTCTACGGCTGTGTTTCATGTCGTTTTAGTTTGGTTGAAAGCAGATATATAGCAAACAAAAGGCTGGCAACAACAAGTTCATTGTCATTACCAGCCTTAATATTAGCTTATCGAATGCGATAAATAACAGCTTTAGGATTATCTCGTTTTTCAACAAGAATACAATTTACATTATAATTCTTATTAACAGAAGGGATAATATTATAAGTATAAATTTTATATCCGCCAGTATAATCTCGCTTGATTTTAACGGCGTCTTCAACTTTATCAGCATAAAGAGCTATAAAGAACTGTGTAGTTTTAGTATCAGCATCCCAACGTTGAAGAATATTATAAGATTTAGCTTCAAAATCAGTAAACAAAATAAGAGATTTAAAGAAAGCATCATAATAAGTTTTAGTCTTATCTACTTTCTTAGAAGTAATAACATGATAATCATAAAGAATACTATTAACTTTATTATCAGCAGTATTATTAACTTCTTTAGTAACTTCTTCTATCTTTTCTATCGGCTTTGTAACTTTACTAAAATTAAACTTCGGCATCAATCAAACTAACTTCTTTAATGTGAAAAGGAACTTTCTCGACACCACTTCGTTCACCATAAGAAATAAACACAAACTTACCAATATAGTCTTCTTTATGATTAAGAATATATTCTTGCTTATCATGAGGAAGACTAAAACGAGTTTCAAACGTAGAATCGTTAATATCATTACGACAAGTAATAATAGGAAGATTGCGTTTACGTTCAGGTTGAATATCAACAATTTCAAACTTACCGTCAGTCTTAGTCTTAAACTTTTCCATATAGCCAACACGACGACGACCATATTGATAATCAACATCAGGATTACGAAGTATAAGTCCCTCAAAACCTAAATCAATAAATTTATCTCTCCAAGCATGCGCATCAGCATCATTGCAAATATGATAAGTAGGAAGAATAACAAGCTGCTTTTTGTTATTAAGATGTTTATCTTTACTATCGAAAACAGAAAACGGCTTTATATCAAGACGTATTTTATCTCGTTTATGCTGAACCATTTCTGGAATAGCAATGTCATAACACCAAAATTGAAGAAGCTTATTATGAATATCATTCGGGTCTTTAACAAAATGATTAATCTCATTAACGTTATAACCCGGAAGATAAATCTCTCCATCAAGTGCCCAATTATCATCAAGCATATTTTGAATAATATCAGCAGACAGAGAATCAAATAGATAATCTTCAAGAGCAGTTAAAGTATTCCAAACAATACCTTCTCTACTTTGAAATCTAAGTCTAACAGGATTAAAAATAGTATCTCCTTTATAAGCAGTAATAAAACAACGAAGACCATTAATCTTCCATTGTCCTAACATACAAGAAGTTTTCTTCCAAACATTGCCAGTATAAGTCTTAGCAAGCATAGGAAGAATATTTCCATTATTCTGATTATTACGATAAGAGGGAAGATAAGCAGCAAGATAAGCATAACGAGCTTGTTCATCCTCTACGGGGGGTAACTGCGCGTTATCTTTAATCTCGGTAATATCTATATAACCTTGTTTCCTCTTTTCGTTATAACGAGAAAGAAGCTCTTTATCAGCATCTTTTTGAGTAACTTTATAACTATCGGTATAAGTTGCTTTACCAACAATACCATACTGAACAGTTATATAAGTTTTATTAGCATTAAGTTCAGCACTCCAGTGATAAGGCTGTTCAGCATTATTCTTTCTATACAACCATATTTTCATTCATTCTTAGGTTTAAATGTACCAAAACTAAATTTAACAGCACGGGCATTAAGAGCATCTAATCGTCTATCGGCAGCAGTTTTCTTTAGGCTACCGTCTTCGAATAGAGTTTCTGTACTAACTTTTCCGCTAAACATGTCTTTTGTAGCAACTCTTCGAGAGCGAGGTTTACGTTCGACAACATCAGCTTTATCTTTTTTACTTTTAGTACCTTTACTCTTTTTATAGTTACCGATTTCAGGATGTTCTGCTGCGAACACTTCATTTTTCCTATCAAGAGCATCAAATCTTTCTCGGTATATTTGACATTGTTCATCAGATAGTATTCCGTTATCAATTCCATGTTTTATAATATAATTATATTCCCAGCTATATCGAGCATAAGAGTAATGATTTACATTAATCGGATAACCAACTCCCTCAATATAACGAGAACAATCAAGACTATGAAGTAAATCATCAAGAGCACGAACATGACCTTTAGTTTGTATTTCGTAATTCGCCCAATTCTTATCATAAACATCGGGTTCAAAATTAATACTCATAACTATAAGTCTGATTTGTTTATCTTGAATATCAATACGCGTTTAGGCTTACCAATAAGAACATAATTGTAACGATACCAAAGAATAGCATCAGAAGTTGGCGCTCCTTTAGCATAACCGTCAATTGTAGTAAAACAACCTTTCTCATAATCAAAATTAGAATGAACAAAGTTATCACTTTCTCCATGTCCAAGCAAATCAAATTTCTTAATAGCATAAGCATCTTGAGGATTATCAATATCTACTTCACCATAGCAAATAACGCTTTTACGACTAACCTCAAGATTATTAAATCTTTCACCAAGATTAAGTCGTTCAGTATGTTCAAGAGTATCTTCTTGCTCTTTAGTAATTGGAATCATCATTACGACCTTTTCGTACATGTCCCTAATACGGCAGAGTATTGCTTTCTCCCGTATTCCAAGTAAGTTCACTGTCTTCTCCATTGTCTTCACTATTATTAGTTAGATAATTATAAACATCAACAATAAGCTGATTAACTATTTCATTTGAATATTCTTTCTTCAATTCACTAAAATCTTTAACATCATATTCTTTGGGAATAAGAATTGGAGTAATATCATAAGCATCACGAAGCCAAATAGCTTCACGATAACCTGTCATATCATTGTCCATAAGAGAAATAATACTACCGCCAACGGCAAGCTTTTCTCTAATAAAATCATATTCTTTTTGTTTAAGACGATAAGTTTCATGAGGAAGATTAAGAACACCAATCTTCAAGTCAGCCGCTTCCACCCCCCGTAGAGGATTGGAAACATAGAAATGGTTCTCAATAGCAAGTCTATCTTTAGTGGATTTGGTTATAACAACTACATCATAATCATTACGTTCAAGATTAAGCACACCTTCAATATGATTACAATTAGTAATAAATCTAACATCACCTTTCTTTCGTTTAGGAAAATAAAGTTTAACATTATATATACCATGTTTATCTTGTCCAAGAACATAAGCATAACAAGGGTCTTTCTTGTCATAATAATACTTAGGCTCAGGATTAGAATAACGATTAATATAATATTGCTCAATAGGATAAACGAAATGAGTGTTAAGATGATTAAGACTAATACCAAACTGTTCCCAATATGCTTTATCCAATTTATTCCAAGGACGAGGAGCAATTTCTATAACTGATTTACGATTACGAATTTCTTGAAGAGAAACAGCTATTTGTGCATCAACGTTGGCATCTTTTTCTTTACCGTAGATAATATCACGAAAAGTATAAACTATATGACGGAGAACGAAAAGAAAATCAGGTTTGTTATTAATGTCTATGTTTCGTTTGACAATACCAGACAGAACATACGCAGCGGCATCAAGACAATCTCCCCAAAAATAACCAGCAAAATCTCTACCTTTAAGAACACCTTTATTGTTATAACGAAAACCAAAACTTGGATGTTCGTCAGTTCTAAAAGGACTGGAAATAAGATTGCCGGTATCAATACAGTGCTGGATAACATAATCACTTACACCTGAATATACGGAAAAAATTGTAACTTGACTAACTTTGGAAAATATAAAGTCTTTAGTAAGCGTACCATTATTAATAGTTCTTCTCATATTGTCATTGTCGATAGTAGTAAAATAAAAAGGCTGTGAACCGCCAATATAGCAATTCACAGCCTTACAGCCAAATTTATTTACTACTTATTTTTCGCCAATAATAGCAGCTTAGAACGGCAAATCATCAGCAGGATTAGTAGCAGCGGCAGGAGAAGCAGGCATAGGAGCTGCACCATAACCGCCTACTGGAGCACCGACAGGTACTTGCGGATTGTAAACACCACCAGCAGCAGGAGCGCCTGGAATCGCAGGAGCAATCGGAGCTTTAGCAGTTTCACGATAAATCAAGCTTTCTTTAGTCGGGTCAACATGGAGAACTGGAGCTTTAGTTTGGTCGAAGATTTCAATAACACCTTCGCCAACAAAGCCATTGAAACCGAAATCACCAGCACCGTTACCACTTACAATAGGCTTCCAAGCATTCTTAACTTTAGTAAAGCGAAGCAGCTTCATCCAAAGAGGAATATAAGAACCAGTGGCAGTTTTGTAAACAGGTTTGCCATTGTTTTCCATAATAGCAATGAAGTTCTCAAACAGAACTCTCCAACCAGCCAGAACTTCTTCAGGTTCAACAGGAACATATTCCATTTGCTCGTTAAAGTCTTCGTAAGGAAGTTCGAGAGCATCAGCCATTTCTTCCGGCATAGGTTTGCCTTTGAGAACGAACACGTTCAGAATGTGTTTCAGATAATCAAAGACTTGATTGACTTTCCATTCATCAGCGGCGCCAGGAATAGTAAGAGCATTACTTTCAACAGGAGAGAAACGAAGAGTAACATACTTACGAGCAATTACATCTTTAGCATTACTTGCGAAAGTAAATACCAAACTTGGAACAGAAAGACCTGCAAAGGAAGCACGACCGCTATCTTCTTTCTCGGTAGCCCAACCAAGTTCAACAGTTTCAAGATGACCTTTGAAAAGATGAGTAGCTTGGTCAATGTCACGTTCGTCAAATTTAAGACGAGCAGTACCACGACTTTCGGAAAGACCACGACGGCGTTTCTTAGGAGCTTCACTTGTCGGTTGTTTACCTATTTGATTGTCTTCAACAGCTGCACCAGCAGCAACATTTTCTACTTCGGCTGCTTGCGCATTAGCAGCCATTTTTGTAGTTGGCATAATTTAAACGTTTAAATGGTTAATAAAATAAAGACAAATAAAAAGGCGTACAATCAACAATAGTATCATGTACGCCTTTTATATCAGTTATCTAAATAACGGAGAATTATTCAGCAGCAGTTTCGTCGGCAGCAGCTTCTTTCTTAGAAGCGTCTACGTTACGACCACGGGTCGGAGTTTCGTCTTTGTATTTACCAAGCATTGCAACTTTAACTTCAACGTTCTTGCAACCGTCATGATAGATACCAGTACGAAGTTCAGTTACATCTACCTCGAAAGTACGATTAACAGTCTTAGCTGCCTCGCCCAAATCAGCTTTCAGTGTAGCCCAAACAGCAGCATCAGAGAAAGTCAGAGCTACACCAGTACCGGACAAGTTAGAAGAATTGGCACATTTAGCACCTGAATACTTTTCAACTTCATCGGCATCAATAGTCTTAGCCAGCATCTCGATTTGCTGTTCTTCCGTGATTCCCTCAGCTTGCAGAGAAGCAGCAAAATCGGGGTCGCCATTCTGAATAGCACTTTCAAGGATAGCTGCAAAATTATTCTTAACATAAAGCAGTTTGTCGGCAATAGTCATGCGTTCTTTGCACATTACAGGATTACCCTTAGCGTCAAACAGTTGAACACCCTTAGCAATACCCCATTCGTCAAATTCAGCATGGATAGCGGCAACACCCTCAGGAGTATTAATATCAATACCGTTTTCTGCACACAAAACAACAAGTTCCGGATTACGTTCCGCAATAGCCTTGTCAACTTCAGCAACAGTAGAGATAAACATTACATAGTCACCGTTAGCCAGACCCAAAGCACGAGATACGGGCGGAGTAATACGAAATGCTCCAACTGTCGGATTAATAACCAATTCAGGTTCACTAACAACACCACGTTTAGCAACGTTAACTGCACCAAGACCAAAACTCAATTTACCATTTGCAAAAGTTTTCATACAAATACGTTTTTTAAAATGTTAAACAATATAATAAAAGAAAAGGTAATCAATAAATTAATCGACATTTTCAGCACTAATGTCGATAATATCCGCATCGTTAAGTTCACGACCACTAACAATTTTCAATTCAGAAGTTTCCATTACTCCAAAAAGAATATCCGAAGCAATATCACGAGCTGCATAAGTAAAAGCACGATGTCCAATAAGAATACGAGCATATTTTTGGTATGTATCTTTTGTGAACATACCTGCTGCTTGAGCTTCTAAATAAGAAAAATGTCCAATAGCGTGAACTTCTTTACCATTAGCAATGCGGCAAAGGTCATACTCCGTAACAAAGTCAATAGGCTTAGCCGGAATACGAGTTATAGGTATCTTCTTTTGAGCAATAATATTATTAGCATGTTTTTGATTAACAGCTACTTGATGATGTTCAGTAAGCTGATATTCACGATAAGTATTCCCATTAAAATCTTGATACCATTTAACGGGATAAACATATACATGTTCAGTATCAGCTTCTGCTTTCTTAGTAGCTTCATCAGCATTTGTAGCTTTAATACAAAACTCTGGAAGAAGATTTTCAGCATAAACATTAAAGCCATCAGTATATTCATACTGAGGAGTATAATCTTTGATAAGTTCCCAAGTTACTCCTGCCCTTGACAATAATGCTTTAATAATATGAATATCAGTCCCAGTCTTACCATTAATAACATGAATATGTTCAATACATGTACTAAAAGGAAGACCTAAATCTTGTGCCCGCATAAGGATAGCAAGACCGTCATTGACAGACTTAACACCACCTTTTTCGCTTCTCATAATCTTAGTGATAAGCATTTCAGCGGCAGCTTGTTGCTTGGCATCAAAAAGATTAATAGAACTAAAACCACGAGCATGATTAACAGGAAGATTTTCATCTTTAGTTGCAGTAGGAACAACATCTGCAACTACTTCTTGTCGTTCATTCGTTTCTTTATTCTCCATTATTTCAAAGACCTAACTTTTTGTTCTTGATTACATTGACAAAGATAGATATTATCTTTAAACTAACAATCATCAGCAACGAAAAAATTTTGTTGATTATCGTTTTTAACAATTTCGTGCATCGGGCTGTTTTTCTCCTTGTTTAGTTCTTTCTCCTCAATCGTGCCAGCAAGATACAACTTATAAAATACAGCCTTATCTGTATTAAAATGAATATCATTATAACGATAACGAAACTCGTCAATAGTATCGTTGAACGGGGTGGTGAAAATAACGGCGTCTACGCTGCATTCCAGCCCAGTATAGGAACGATTTTTCATACTCAATACATATAATAAGGTGGACTTCTGAAAGTCGCTTAAATCGCACGAATTGGCGTCAAGATTAAAACGCTCGACATTAAGATTAGAAAGAGCTTGAGCTTTATAAAGACGAATTTCACCTTTATTGTTTCCAGATTTATAACGTACATAATCTCCAGTTCTTTCGTCAATAATAGCTTTAGGAGCAGCAGCATCATGATAATCACCACAAGCAATACCATTCTCAAGAAGACATTCAGTTATAGCAGCAGCAAATTCACCACGCTTAGAAACAATAAGAACTTTCTTACCTTTAAGCTGATTATTAAGCAAATCTAAAATAGCATCAAATTTACTATAATTATCGGTAAGAAGATTCTTTCGTTCTCGCATGATATTATAAGCTGTATTAGCTCGTTCTTCAAGAGAAGTAGGATTAAAATAGGAATCAACTTCTTTATCAAAAGGATTATTTGGGTCGAGTTTATCACTCCAACCATTATAAGCAGCAATACCAAGACGAACTTGTTCAGCACTTTCTCCAGTATATTTGTTACCATTACGAGCGAACTCCATAGTTTCAAAACTACCAAAGATATTAAGACAGCCAGTAATATAATCAGTATATTCCTCATACTTCTCTTTATCACCAGCTTTAGTAAAACCAAGCATGATACGATGTTCCTCTACGGGGGAGATAACAGATGTAATGTCTGTAATTTTAGCACTATTCATTGGCGGAAAAAGCTTATAAATTTCAGCTTTATCAGCAGCAGAATATTTATCATTACCAATAGCGTTATTCATAATAAATAAACCATACTTTGTTCGAGATGCAACAGCACGAACACCAGCAACAGTTTTAAGATTTACATAAATAGCAATATTGTAACGATAGTTAACATCATGTCGAACATAATCGGCACTTAAAGCAGTATAATTAGTGGTAGGAATATTATTTTTATTAAGAGTATTAACTACCGCAGAACGAGTAGCATAACAATCAACAATAATAATAATTTTAGTAGCAGGATTTTTAGCAATACTCCTTTGACAAATTTCAAGACAAAGAAGAGTTATATCCTCATCAAGAGTATAAATATAAGTTCCATTGGCATTAAATTCACTAACCCAACGAGTAGCAATATTGTAATAATTATTAGGTATCTTCATAGTCATCTTCATCAAAGAGAGAATTATACATTCCAGCTTTTTTCTTAATCTTAGTTTTACCTTTGCCCTTAGGAGATATACCAAGCTTTACAGGATTGATAATCTTATATGCTTCATCATAATAATATTTATAATTAATATCACGAAGAGCAATATCAACATCATCAAGACTGTTACAAACTTTAACTTGAACTCCAGCAGCCATGCGTTGACGAGCACCGCTAATATTATGAACTTTCTCAATCATACATCCACTGTTAGAAACATAAAAACGAACATATCGTTGACAAACATGAACGGTATATTTACCGTCAACAACTTTGGTTTCTTCAACATGGAATTGGCGTCCAACATTCTGCGTCATACAAAAATCAAGAATATTAGTTGCAGCTTTAAGTGTATCCATAACAGGAATATGATTAATAAAATAATCATAAACAGCTTTACTAACAATAGGCATACTATAACCTTTTTGAAGGTCATTAAGATACATGAGAGGATTAAACGTTCCTTTAAGTTCATCTTCGAGTTTAAGTTCGCCAGTTTTCTTATCTTTAACTCGGAATTGAGCAATATAATTATTCACATCACGAGCTATAAGACAATGAAGAACATCACTATCAGCACTCATACCAGTTCTTTTTTGCCAATCTTTAGAAATAGCATTAAAAGTTTCTATTTGGTCTTCATAAACCTTAACCATAATACCATCAGTATTAGCAGAAATAATACGAATACCATTAGCTTCAAGTTCTTCACAAAGCATAAGCATCATTAATTGACCATTTATAGTAACTTGAAGAGTTGCAAGACGGTCGTATAGAGGGCCGTTTTCAAAACCAAATTTACCATAAATAGAATTAATAACTATCTTAAGAACAAGTGCAAGAACATCACGAGGAATACCGTCTACAATAGCTTCATCAGAATGCTTAACTGTAACACGAGTATCTTTCATCCATTGAATAAGATTACGAAAAGCACTTTTAACCATATGAGCAGGTGCAACTCCATAATAAGCCATGATTGAAGGATAATATGAAGCAATATCGAAATGAAGAATTGTATAAAGACGTGAATCTACGGGTTTATCAATTATCTCCCCCGTAGAGGAACGATAAACTCCATTCCATTTAGTAGTGCTCCATATTTCCATAGGAATATCTTTACTATGAAGACCACCCGTAGCCAAATTATAAATCGTTTTACCAATAACAATCTCTTCTTGAAGAGAATCTTTATTAACTCGATAAACAACAGTCTTTCTAAGTTTAGCAAGTAATTCTTGAAGTTGAGGATTTTTAAATCTAACACAATCAAAAATAATCTTACCAATACTCATGGCTTTACGTTCGGTTCTTCCGTCTTTCCAACGGTCGTAAGGAATACCACTAAATTTAGTATAGAATTTCTGAAAAAGAACATCAGCCATATTACTACGGCTACTATTAAGCACATCTACTTCGTAACTTGCGCTAACAGCATAACGAGATTTAATTTCATCAGGTTTAAGACGAACTATTTCAGCAACAATAAAAACATCATTAAGATTGTAATGAAGCATATCAGGAATATATTCATCAAGAATATACCTATCCCACTTATCAATAGTGTTATTAAGTTCTTCAAGACTATATCCTTTGTACTTTACATCTTTACGATAATATTCTGCTTCTTTCTCGTTTATAGGCGGAAGTTCATATTCAAGAAGTTCATACCATTGAAGATTAATAGAAGTCTGTTTAAGACCTTTAGGAATATATTTCTTTTCTCCTGTTTGACTATCGTTATATGAACCAGCTTTATTAAGAGCAAAGATTTTCATAACATCAACTCCAACAAAAGGAAGTTTAAACTTATTAAGACTACGAAGAAAGAAATCATTTTTACCAGCTTCCTTATCATTCTGAAGTTCAATAATACGTTTACTTGTTTGATAAAGTTTAGTTATAAGTTCTTTAGTAGTATCAAACTGATTAAAATACATAAGAAAAGCAGCAACCATAAGATTGTCATAACTTTTACTATTGTATCCATATAAGTCTGTACGAGCAGGAAAACCATTACTGTCAACAGCAAATTTATAAATATAATCAACCATACTAAATAGTTGACTGTCATCAGTAGCAGTAATGTAAAACTTTTTGTTTTTAATTCTACTAAGTCTATCTTTAATAGCTCCAACACTTAGTTTCTGAATAAGAGGAATTTTCTTTCCTTTATCATTAACACAATCTTCAAAAGCTTTAAGATAGTCAGCCAAATCAACAAAAGTAATAGAAAAGAAATTAGGAAGTACTTCGACATCGAAACATTCTATTCGGAGCATAACGTTAAGTTCTCATATATCTATATTTGTTAAAATGTTGAATAGCTTTAGCAAGTTTGCTTTTTACAGCTTTAATATGCTCGGCATCACCAAGTTTGGTTAAATTAAGAGGAATATAAAGAATATGATAACCATTAGAATAAAAACTTTTAAAAGTACTATTTCCCGGAAGAACAGTATTCCAAGCACGTCCAAAGATTATCATAAACTTATATTTAATAGGAGCAAGTTCTCGACACATAATTCGATTACAATGAATATTAGCATCTTTAGTAACGTTATAAGACGGATAACGAGGACACTTAATATCATAAGTAACATAACATTGTTCAAGTAGTTCGTAATTAGTTATATCAAGCCACATAGCTTTTAATATACCAATGAATCTATCTCTATTTTCCTTGCCATAAGCACGAGGAATAACAAGAACAGTATCAGAAGTAATACAACCAATTCCTACTTCAATATTACGACCAGCATTGAATAACCGATTAGGACAAGAAGCACAATAGACGCATGTATCAACAGTCATATAGAAAATCATTCTTCTATTATAACACATCTATCATAACAATAACCTTTAAACATTGGAGAATGAACAAGAACAACATCATCACTTTCAATAATATCGTAATTTAGATATTCGTCTTGAACCATATTCCAAGAATATTTGGTTTCTTCTAATAGACCAATAATAAAAAGATTAAAAACAACTGTATAACCAACAATAATACCTTTGTCTGTATGATGTGTAATACAAGTCTTGCCAATATATTTGCCAAAATCAGAAGCTTTATCTATTTGAACTTTCTTTTTAGCCATAGTTTAAAACTAAAAAATCAGAAGCACGAGAACAAGCAACATAAAGACGTCGAAGTAAATCATCAGCATTTGTATAAGGATGTCCATTTTTATCAAATACCATATCATTTATATCAACAAAAACATTCTTATATGTACTACCTTGTGCTTTATGACTGGTAAGAGCAAAACCGTAATCAATATCACGAGTAAACATAATACGTCCAAGAGTATCTCGAACATCACAAAGAAGAAAATATTTACGTTTAAACTCAAAATACTTTTTCCATTTAGAACTTCTATCATAAGATTGAGCAGCTTTAGCAGTTTCAACAAGATAGTTTAGTTCTTGGCAATAAGTATTAAAAGTATAAGCATCTCTATGGTCAATAACAAACAAAGGTTTAGTAATTCCACCACCATGAATAGCTTGGAACTTAACCATAAAACCTTTAAAGCCGTAATCTTGGTCGACAAAATTAAGAATATCACGAATAATATAGTCTTCGCTATTATTAATAATAATATCATTGAACTCGTCAACTATTGTAGTATAACTCATAATCAAATCATTATTGTTAAGAATAGACCTGTCAGCATTTTTAATCGTAACATTTCTAATATGATTATTCCAACCAGTAACAGCTTTGTTTGTATAAGCAACAAGACGATACAAATCTACATCCTTTTCAAAATCTTTATCAACGAAACCACGATTGATAAGTTGTTTAAATTCAGCATTACCAACAACTATATAACCTTTACCGTTAACAACATCCTTACGATGATTACAAATATAAGAAAGAAAATTATAACTTCTATTCTTAATATCTATACGAAGAATGTCAAGAAGCTCTCGAATAGGATTAGTATCTTCTTGTCGAACAATTTCAGTAAGACGATTGATTTTACTCGCTACTTTAAAAGCATAAGAAACAGTTTCTTTAACAGGAGCAAGCTGGCTATCATCGCCAATAAAAATAACCTTAATTTCTTGTTTTCTACAATAAGCAAGTATATAATTAATAAGAGCACGATTAAGCATCGAACTTTCATCAATTATAAGAACTCGTGTAGTATCGCCATTAAACTTAACGCTACCAACAGGTTTGAAAGCTGGATTATTTGGGTCAAAATCTTCAATATCAACATCAAGACGAAAACCAAATAGTTTTTGAATAGTATCAACTTTCATTTTAGTAGCATTAGCAAGAACACGACAAGCTTTATGCGTAGGTGCAGCGCAGACAATCATAGACTTTGTATAACGACAATGTTCGATAACATATTTCGTAACAAAAGTCTTACCAACACCACCAGCTCCACATAAAGCTTGTACATTACTACCTTTAGAAAACGGAGAAGCGATAAAATCAATAAGAGCATCAACAGCCTTTTGTTGCCCTTTATTAAGAGTAACAGTTTCTTGATTTCTTTTACTTGGGACAAACTCCATTATCTGTATTTACTTCTTTTTCTTTATTAATATATTCTTCATATTCTTTATAAGCATCAGATATTTCTCTTACATCAGAAGGATTGTAACGAACAATAACATGAAAACGAATAATACCAAGAGTATCCTTAATCAAATTACCTCGTACAATAAGACCATCAGCAATAGCAGAATAGAATTTCTTATTCATACTAATTTGACTTTCTTTATCTCGAATAATCTTAATACGATGTCCATATTTATCTTTACCACGAAAATAAACAGTTTTACGTTTAAACGTTTTATGACTGTCAGGGTCAAAGAAATAAGAACCATTAAGCCCAAGATAAGGATTGTTGATATAGCATTTAAGAACTCCATCAACAGTAATAACTTTACCTGTTACATCTCTTGCTATTACATCATCTTTCTTAACAGGAGAACGCTTTTTAGGTTGAAGCGCAGATAAAGAGAAATTAAACTTAACCATGACTTTAACGTTTACGAGTCATAATCTTGTTTACTTTAGCAGCAAGAATGTCTTTAGGTTTGTGCTTGATATTTATATCAGCAGCGGCATCAACATCATCTTTCTTTTCTCCTTTACGGGGTGGGACATTATCTTTATAGATTTTCTTATACCCGCAATAATTGCAAAGAAAATCTAGTTTGCCATTAGTACTGTTACCAAGAGGAATACCATTAGTAACAGTAATAACTTTAACATTAGTATCAATGCTGATACCAGACATTCTTTTAAGAACGTTAACGATTCCAACTTCATCGTATTTTCCCATAACTTTACATTGGTTAAAAGTAAACATATATAAATAATAAATAAGCCGCAATTACGGCAATAATAATCCAAATACTTTGAGTGTCATACTTGTTATGAAATACATATTCGTTTACAAGACAAATATTAAGACAAACAAGAATAACAATAATATCAGTAACAATATCCATAGTATCACGATTTAACTCCCCCGTAGAGGATGCAAACAACATCAAGCCATCTTATCTGCAAGTAGAACGACAATGCTAACAGCACTCCAAATAATAGCTACAAGAACAATAGTAATTATAATTGTAGCTTTAATACAGAACTTTATTTGCCACCTCATACTTTACAAACGTCAAAAGAAATAATAGTAGATTCTTCTTCAACAGAATAAGTAGACTTAACAAGGTCAATAGGAATAGCAGCACCTTTGATATGATTGTTAACAAAATAGCGAGTAGCAGCTTTTTGGCAATTTTCTTCTGTTTTACCAAGAACAATAATAACAACACTCGCATCATTTGTAGAGGAATATATCTTCATCATAATATTAAAAATTTAAAGATTCAACAAGAGTAGGAAAATCACAGTCAATTTTAGTAAGATGATAATTATCAAATCTATCTTTTATTCTAACGTTAATACTATTGGCTGTACATTTAATACATTTTATAGCCTTAACATAAAAAGAATTATTATCGACAATTTTATAAGCATCATCAGGAGTAAAAGCACAGAGATAATAAATATAAGCAAGAATAATCTTAACTCCATTTATCAAAGCATTTACTTTAGTGATATAATAAACACCATTAACTACTATATGCTCAGTTTCTTTATCTCCTGAAATATGAATAACAAGATTATAATAATTATCTCTTTTATCAGCATGACACCAAATACCAAAATTACCATGAAAGAAAGCAACAACTTTCTCTATATCATCAGTATTATCTTCCATAAGAGCATTAAGCATAATGTTAATCTTAATGTCTTTCTTACAATCATTACTAAATCCAAACATAATAGTAAGTTATTTAAGATAAACATTAATAGCCTGTTGCAAATCTACATGTGTAAGAACAGAAGTAATAAAATTTTTAATAGGTATAATATCAACATCCATGAAATGCTTAACAACATAAATATCATTAGCATTATTATCAAGAATCTTATTTAAAAGAGCATCGTCATTTGTTTTAGTATAAACAAGATAAGCAAAAGCAAGAAATATAGCATGCGATATACATTTTCCAAAAGTATCAAATGGAATAACACAAATATTAGGTTTCATCTCGGCAAGATGATTAACCAAGGCTTTGTTGCTAATACGTTTTGGTACATATTGTGTAGTACGAATATAAGGATAATAACAACAAATATTTGGATAATAATCAGCGGCAACAATTATCTGATAATGAGAACGTAGTTTATCAATAATATCAACAACTGTAACTTCTTCATTTGCAGGAACGTTAAACAAAGCCATAGCAGCAATATTAACAAAACGTTCTCTATCTGGATTTGTATAATTAATCATAGCAAAATAATTTTATTATATAATAAGAAAATAACGCATTTACAGCCTCGTCACACGACTTTTATTCGAGAACGATAGATTAATCATTTCGATATAGAAAATCGCATGACGGGCAAAAGAAGCCTATCTACGAATGTGTGGCGGTCTATTTAAGAAGTCCTGCGGAACTTGCGTCAAGACAAGACTGGGAGCAACACGAACACGATAAATAGGAGTAGAAGTACCTTTAGCAACGTTTCTATCTTCAATACTACCAAAACGTTTTTCAGTAATAACCCAAACAACATCACCAACTTTATATTGACAAATATCATTTATAAAGTCTTCTCTAACATCAGCATCAATAATTTCTTCAATATTATCCATAGTTATTCAGATTTTTGTTCAAGAGCTTCAATAAGACTTTTGTTATGTTTAATAATTTCAGCATTATTTTCATTAACATCTTGAGCAGTAGCAACAATTTTAATCATAAGGTCATGGTTTTCTTTTTGACATTTATCAAGAAGATTAACACGGATATACAAAACATCGCAATAATCACGAAGTTTATTAGTTCTACGCCACAGCGCATTAATGGAAATGATAGCTGCTATCAGCCATAATGACAAAAGCATTATTACCGTCAATAATAATTTGGGATTTAAAATAGTTTGTTCCATAAGTATATTTATTAAGTGAATAATAATTAGCAATAACAAAAAAGCCAGCACTATTCTCACGAACGGTACTGGCACTATGACAAAACAGATTTGTAAACATAGATTTACATTCAACACAAGTAGCATTGTTATAACTAACCTTTTAAACTCTAAGACAATGAACTAAATAAAGATTAACAAGAACCTATTTAGCCGCAATCACACCCCGTAGAGGATGGAAAGCTTCATTGTTTCGGCTTCAATTCGCCATCATCAGTTAGAGAAAGAATAATAGCACTATTCTCACGAACCGTACCATTGTCAAGACAAATAATTAAGTTTAATAAAACAGATAACTAAAATCGCAGACGCTTCTGCACTATGACAAACATTAATAAAAACAAACACTATCTAACTAAATGCACAAAATAAATAGAACTATTGCTATTCTCACGAACTGCAATAGTAAGTAAATCATTTAGAAATTAAGTTTACGAGCATTACTATTCTCACGAACAATAAAGCAACAAATCCATGTAGAAATATATGTACGAACAGATTATTATTTTTTAGCTCTACGAGCAAGTTCTTTTTCCAATTCTTCTTTAGAAATACCGGAAAGGTCAACAGTTGTATTGGTTCTTTCTTTATTTTCTTCAATAGCATTAAATCTGTCCCAATAAATATTATCAAGAACTTTCAAATCATCTTCAACAATATGATTGATGTTATCATTCCAATTCTTGATAAGTTTACGATAAATATGGAAAGCATCGAGAAGATTTTTGAAAGCACCGAGTTCAATATCTCTGGCAAAATCAATAATTTCATGAATAGCAAAAACTCGTTCAAGAACATCGAAATGTTTACTTTTATCAAAGATAAGTTCTCTTTGTTCAGCAAGAGTAGTTTCTTTAAAAGATTTAGCAAGTTTAAGAACGTCAGCAGCTTTATCATTAAGTTTATTGATAAGCTCTTGACGTTTCTTTTCAGCACCATCTTTATCACAATTATCACAATCACCATTGCAGCCAATCATTTCGCAAGCAATAATAGCAGCAATTTTCTTAGCATCTTCTTTTTTCATATTAATATAAGTTTTAGTTTAATCATAAAAACCAAAATCGTTACTATAAGGAGTATCGTCTGGCATAATTCCATTATATTCAGAACTGTTATCTAAATCAGTATTAACAAGTTCAGCATCAATAGTAATACCAGCGACATTATTATCTTCTTTTTGAGGTGGAATATAAACTATTTCCATATATAGAAGCAATTAGAGTACTGCCCCGATAAAGAATAACATTATCAAATTGAGAATGAAACAAAGCAGGTTGTTTAGCTTAGGTTATCCTCTACGGGGCAGGTGAACAAACTATTCGTTATTATTGGTATTACCAAGAACGTCTTCTCCGTGAATATCATTGTCAACAAAGAAGTTTTCAAGAACAACGCCAGCATCACGAGCAATGTCTTCAAAACTCTTAGCAAAAGAACAGATAAAGAAAGTTTCGGTATAAAGAAATTCTTTATTAAGACCATTTTCTTTAAGCTGGAACTTATTCCAAAGGAAATTCACATAGCATTTGCTATCTTGTTTAACAAGACCACTTTCTTTTGCAGCTGTGATAATATTCTTGGCAGTATAGCGACGAATATCACAATTGAAATTAAGAAAAGCAGCAATTTTAGCAGTGCTTTCAGGAACACCTTTGGGAATAACAGTTTTTCTGTCTTGTTTGTTACTTGGTTGATTAACAGGAGCAGCAGCTGTAACAACAGCAGCTTCATTGGTAGGAACATTTTCTTCCATAACAGTAAAATTTAAAAGATTAATATTATTGTTGGTTTTATTATCATGGCAACAAATATAGAAACTATATTTATACGACCAAAACAATATAGGAAATTATTTATCAAATTGTTACCAGTATTGGTAATAGTATTAGCGACAATCATCTAAATGCTTAGTATCAGTAGAATAAATCTTATTCGTAGCAAGACTACAAAAATTATAATAACAAGAATAAATATAACGATGTTAATCATAATATTATAGCGAATGTTATTAATGAAGATAATCAAACTAATAAAGCTAATCTTATTGAAGCTAATAATAAGGCTCGATGAGGCTCTTATTAAGGCTAAGCCCAATCAAGATGAACGTAATGAAGCTAATAAAGCTATATTTAATGCCAATAGCAGCTCGTAGTGCGCCTAATAATGGACGAGTTAAAGAAGCTAAGGTTAGCTCTTGTACACAAGGTACAGGCAAGGCGCTTAATAGAAAGGCGAAAAGAGATGTGAATAGACGAGCTAATGGCGATGAGAGAAGAGATATAAGAGAAGATATTAGGCAAGCTAAAAGAGAAGATGAGAATAAGAATATAAAAGGAGAAATAAGAAAAGTAGAAGAGAGGATAAGTTTGGTGATAAAGAAAGGAATGGTTGGAGAAAGGAAAGGGAAGTACAGCCAGACCAACAGCCACACTTACATCCTTAATGTTCCAAATTTCATCAACAACTATACAATCATATCCAAATACATCATTCTTATGTTCCAAATTTAATACTCTTAATCGGCATCATAATCTCAATAAAGCTCATCAGAAGCATCATTATTAACACCTCTAAGCTTAAATATTCTTCCATTAGCATCCTTTCTAAACATTCTTCTATCACTCTTATCCTTACCTTTACCCGCAGCATCAACATTAGCTATATAATTAGCATCAGCATTAGCTACACTATCGGCATTATAATCAAGCTTATGAACAGTTTTAGCGCTCCAAATATAATCTTCAATATCAATTATTTTTCCAGCAGTAACAAGTTTAATAATATCATCAGCAGCTTTGATACAATCTATTTTACCATGAACAGCATCAGTTATAATATCAATAGCAGCTATACGAAGAGCTTTATATCTTTTAGCAAGAGCTTCTTTGACAGCAAGACTACGTTCAATGGCAGTATCAGATTGAGCATCTTGACGAGGAGTATTAACAACAGTGTCAATAACTTTAGCAACAGCATCTGTGTCTGCATTAGCAGCAAGAGCTTTATTCAATATATCTTTCATATAATTATTAATATTAGTTTTATTATCTATATAATTAATAGCGCATGTATCTGACCTCGCAAGTTCTCTACGAGAACTTCCTCGATTAAGCAATATATTGGCAGCTTTATCTTTAGTCCGAATGGCATGAGCCATATCTCGATAGAGATTTGGCGAAAGGGAAGGGGGGACATATAAGGGGGGATAGGAAAGCGCGCGTGCGCACGTACATTATATAAAATAGAGATTCTGCTGTTATTTAATAATCTTCATATATATCAAAATTATCATTAATAACATCTTCAATAACATTAATTGCTCTACAAAGACCAATAACATTAAGACGAGTTTTATCAGAATGGGTTTTAATATGTTCAACTTGTTGTTCAATAAGTTCAACAAATATATCAACAGCAGAACTATTGTCAAATTTACGTTCAACACCATTTGTTGTAATAGTTACATCTCCATTGATAGAAACTTTGATATTAGTATTATTTTCCATATTATGAATTTAATTATTGTTTACAACTTGCATCCAAACATTATTATACCATTCAAATGTAGCATCATTAACATCAATACGATAGTTAAGACGATTGTCATCAGTCACATGATGATAAACAGCGTTATCGTCAACTTCATGATACTCGGTATGACCATCAAGATAGAGGAATGTTTCTTTGTTCATAATTGTAGGGGTTTAATAATTAGTAATCTCATGACCTTGCTTATCAGATTGAGCACAAACGACATCTTGACAAGCATGGAAAAGCTTATCAGATAGGTCACAATCGTTTGCTAAGATATTTAGCTGCTGATGAATGAGAGTTTCCAGCCTGCATAGCTCGCCCATGCTCACGAGGAGCACGAGCAACAAACTATTGCAATTCTTTTCGGCATCTATTAAGACACCATGCAGCAGTAAGAAGAACACCCGAAACAAAAATAAGCCCAAACATTTGTTTTGTTTCAAGATTAGGCAAATTTTCGGAGAGCATAACAAGGAAGATTAAGCCCAACAATGTGAAATTGATGATAAACACCCAAAGAAGAATTTGTTTAAATAACTTCATAACCAATAATATTAAGAGGTAAAACAATAAAAGGGCAGAGTATTACACCCTGCCCAATTACGTTAAAATGGATTTTCACTACTGGAAGCAATCGAAGCAAGCAATGAAGCCCGTTGCACTTTGGCAGCTTTAGCGGCTTTGATTTCCTCAAGCATCATTTTGCGAAGCTCTATTGCCATAGCCCTATACTCTTCCAATAACATGGCGTCGGTCGGCTCGTAAACCTCGATAACATGATAGATATATCGGTCGTAATCTTTAACACCATATTCATTGGCATTACGAGTAAACGGATTAGAAGCAACAACACCAGCGGGTACGAACTCCGCTAATATCTGTATTTCCATACCACAGAAGAACGGCTCTGGCATTCCCGCTGCAATTGCGTTTTCTACCATAGCAACAAAGCGTCCGTAGAACGGATGCCTGCGCATTAATGCCGTAAGTTGATATTCGGACACTTGCAGCGACTGCGTAAAGCCTATTTGTCGGCTTCCGTCTTTCTGTGAAATACTTGCTTTCACTGGCTTGTTGAGGAGCAACATTAAGTTGTTGTACTCGTGTCCATTCTCCGCAACACGTTCAGCAGCGTTAATTCCGTTGATAGTAACACGAATAACAAAGTTTGCGTCGTTAGCTTTCATTTCGGCAATGATTTGTTCACGTGTTTTTGCACCCGTAGTATTACTACCACCGTTTTCAGCTTCTTCGGCTGCTTTTCTTGCTTCTTCTGCTGCTTTCTTTGCAGCTTCTTCGGCTTGTTTAGCCGCAATTTCTTTTGCATTCATAAGGCAAATAAGATTTGTTAAATTAAGCCCTCTAATATTGGCAAACGCAGTGAGGACTGATAGCCTGCGCTTGTCGACATCAAATCTTTTGTTCAATGTCGAGATATTTAGATGCTGATGAATGAGAACTCGGAGCTTAGGAGTTTGCTTAGGCTAAGCAAAAACTTCTCTAAAAATATAATCAACAAGTCTATCAAGAATAATATAGTCCCAATAAACAATGACGGGGGTGTCAAGGCGAGCGGTTTGACCCGGGGGTTCATACCCAGTACCTTCGGCGTGACACTCTCTTACATATATTTTTCTATATACATCTTCTCTATCATAACCACTTATATTCTCTTTTACACTCTTATATACATTCTTTCAATTATCCTTATTTGTATCATCATATACATTCTTTTCCTTATCTTCGCTATTTCTCTTACAACAAAAAAAATGCCAGCTTCATTGAAACCGGCACTTATTTGTTAATTTACATCTTGTAATGCTTTCTCTATTTCAGCATAATCATTATCTGTTAGAGTTTCATCTTTAGGATGATTATATATTTGCACATAATCATCATCAACAAAATCTTTAATTAAAGAATTTTTAATAACAACTTTATTATGTCCATTTACAGGAGCATATTTACCATCATATATTTCGTTATATATTTCAATAAACTTTTTAATATCACCATAGAAAATAGCATTATGATTAATAATATAAGTATTACCATCAATATCAGTTGAAGCAATAAGTTTATGTTTGCGAAGAGAAGCAATACAATCAGCATAAAGACGTAGCCGCATCGGACAAACTTCATTAACTTCTTCATAAGTAAGACGAATAACATTACTATTCCAACGAAGTTTACCAAGAATATAATTAGCAATAAATAATTCTTTAGGATTAAGTTCAGCAATCATATCAACAAAAGGACGAAGAACTTGAACATAATAACGACCAACTATATTGGTTTTAGTTTCAAAAATAGTTCGTCCATTATTAGAATCTTCAGCAATAAGAGTTGTATTAGTTTCAGTATTAAATTTACAAGGAAAAATAGTAGGAAAAACATTTTTAATAATGTTATTAATAACTTTAACTTGTTTCTTAGCTGCACTATCAGCTACTTCTTTAAATAATTTAATACTATTAATACTACACTTTTTAGGATTTACTGTTGGCATATCGACATAGTTTTAATTAATACTGGCTGTAAAGTTAATGTTTATTGTCGAATTATCAAGCAAGATGTTGATAAATAGGTATAGTTTTGGGGATATAGGGACGATTCTATGCCGATTTTTCGACATAGAATAAATCAGCAACAAGCTGTATATCAGCTATATAAATAGTTGTCAGTAGAATCTATGGAATATATATTATAATATAAAGATGTATATCAATAATATTATATTATATAATACAATTATAACAATATAGACGTTTATTCCAATCTTGACATTATTGACAATATTGCTGCATTCACACCCCCGTAGAGGATAAAGCAATGACTTGCTCTTGATAATAAAGCTGCTCTTGTTTCTAAAGATAATAAAGCTGCTAAAGCTCTTATTGCCCTTGTTATTAGAGCTGCATTAAGCATTATATGGCTGAATCCTCTACGGGGTGTGAATGTGCCTGTATCTGCTACTCCGTTTCTTGTTCTTGTTATTGTTATATCTCTTGCTCTTATTATTGATAATAAAGCTGCTTAGTATGTGCGCTTACTGGAGCGATTTCGAATATAGGAAAACGGGCTGATAACAGCCTGCTACGCTTTCAGATTTGCCCGTTACGGCACGATAATTTGAAAAATAAGCTATCCTATTATTTTGATAGAGAATCGCTTAACGAGGCTGGAAATAGGCTTAGAAAAAATTGTTAAAAATAGTTTAATAAATTGGCTCTTATTAAAGATAATGTTTATACTTGCAGAAACAAAATAAGTATGGATAATATTGTTGATAAGATTAAGGCTGTTAGACGAGATGAATATAAAGCCGACTATGTTCCCGGTTCTCGTAATAATAAAAAGCCTGTTAATAAGAAAAGTAAAATGAAAGTCGGTGACGCTGGTATTGATTGTTTAACTAAATAAATTATTTATGATACGAATTAAAAGCGATTTAAAGCCGTATGCTATTGAAGTTCCTACTGCTATTTCTGAAATTGATGAAAGATACTTTAAGGCTCTTCTTAACGATGTAAAGATAGCTAACAATTATGCTGTTATTGCTATCTGTTATAAAGATAGACTTTTCAGTATTCTTTCTGATTTCAAGAACGGTAACAATGGAACTAAAGAAGTTGTTCCTCTTATTGCTAAAATTCAAGATAATGAATCTAAAGTTCCGTTTGCTGTTGCTGACCTTGCTGTTGTTGATGCTTCTTCTCTTGAACGCGGAACTCATTTAGCACTTCGCAATAATGCTATTTGTTTTGGTGCTATTTGCGAATATTGTCTTGCCGACAGCGAGCTTTCTAAAGCTATTATGAATGGTTCTTTCTTTAATGGCGGAAAATCTCTTGGTGCGCATGAAGCTAAAATGGCTGCTCCTGATGTTTTCTTTGTTGAATTTAAGATTGTTCCTCTTTGCGATATTAAGGCTTCTTATTCACAAGATGCTAATATTGCTTGTACTAAAGTTGAACATGACAAGAGTAATCTTAATTAACTTTTTTCTTGCCTGCGTTTAAATAAATCCCAAGCCGCTAACAGATATTATTTTTGATATTCTTGTTGGCGGCTTTATTTTTTTTTATCTCGCTAAAGTTAATAATATGATTGAAGAAAAACTTGATAATATTCTTGACGGAGTTGATTTAGGTGAGGATTATGTTTTAGTTTATAAAGATTACGAGAACGTTCTTAAAGATATTGATTTTGCCAACGATGAAGAAAGACTTCTTACTCGTGCTATTATTAAAAATTTAGAGCACGAAGCATCTAAACAATTTCTTAAAGAATTAGCTGTTGACATTCCTTATATTGGAGTTGCACAACGTAATCTTCTTCGTAAAAGTATTGTTTCTTCTTACCATGAACTAAAAGAAGCTCGTGAAACTCTTCCCGAAGAAGAATATAAAGAGTTTCGTGACAATCTTATTAAACAGAAGAAATTTGAGATTAATAATACCGAACTACAACGTCGTATTGAAAAAGAAAATAGAAACAAGAATTATAAACTTTGGATTAAGCTTGCTAAAAAGCATGGAGTGTCTTATGCTAATTTTTATATTTATCTTCATAAAGACCTTCATGTTGTAGAGTTTAATCAAGAACTTAATGATGCTTATGTCGAAGCCTATTCTGATTGACCAGTTACTTACTATTGATAAGACAGGAATGCCTGCTGCTCCAAGCATCACTCAACTTCTTGATAAAGATGTACGTCTTCTTTTTGTTAGAGATACTTCTAAGAATAAAGAAATGTATATTAAAGAAGTTGGTGTTATTTATTATCTTGCCGACCCTAAAGGCCCTTGTCTTAGTCAAGGTCTTAGTCGTAGTGAAGCTCTTCAACGTGCTCGTGAAAATTTTGACCTTCCTACTACTTATACACCCGACCTTTTAGTTGAGAAGCTTATTAAGCGTTATCATTCCCAACGATGTGGTATTGCTGGCGAAGCTGTTGAATCTCTTCAAAAAGCTATTCGTAATATCACTGTTTCATCCAATATAATTAATGAACAGCTTAACGATAAACTTCAAAGTGGATTGTCTGCCGAAGACGCTGGTATATTTATTGATTATATGGATAAGATAAATAAACGTATAACTGATTTACCAAATCTTATTACTGCTCTTAAGAAAGCAGAAGAAGAAGCTGCTTATGAAGAAGAAACTCGAACAGCACGTGGTGGTGTTAAAGTTGTTAGCAGTATGGTTGAAGAAGATTAACATGCTATGAAAATTGATAAACGATACAATGGAATTAAACTTATATTTCATGAAGAGGAACACAAATATAACGATACTCTCGGCAATGATTATATAAGTACTACTACCATACTTCATAATTATGCTCCCAAATTTGATAAAGAATACTGGCTACATAAGAAAGCTAAACAACTTGGTATTAGCGAAAAACAACTTGAAGAACAATGGAATACTATTACTAAAGAAGCTTGCGAACGAGGTACTGTTACTCACAATGGTCTTGAAGACGGTATTAAGGGAGCCAGTAAGTTTAAACAAGCTATTCAATATCTTGAACGTGACGGTGATGGAGAAATGATTACTGTCGCTGATTTAAATACTATTAATGCTAATTATAAACTTCTTAATATAGAAGAATTTAAAGAAGCTACTGATTATAAATATGATAATCTTTATGAAGTCTTTGAAAAATACGTTAGTCTTGGCTATAAGATTTATGCTGAGATTGGTATGTTTCTTATTGATTATCTTATTAGTGGTACTATTGATGTTCTTCTTGTTAATGAATGGGAGAATAAAGCTGTAATCGGAGATTGGAAAACCAATCGTGGTGGACTTATATTTACGTCTGGATATTATCGTAAAGATAAAAAACAGAAACCTGCTCAAATGACTAATGAATGGGTAGAGAAAAAAGAAACTCTTCTTCCGCCAGTTAATAATCTTCCTCATTGTAATGGAAGTATTTATAATCTTCAATTGAGTATGTATGCTAAAGCTGTTAATCTTATAACAGGTCTTGAAATTCGAGGACTTTGGCTTGCTCATATTGATTGTGATTTTGAACTTAACGAGTATGGAATGCCTAAACGTTTTCCTGATGGACTTTATCATATTAAAGAGAATCCAACAGAGAAGATAACTTTCTATACTCTTCCTTATAGAGAAAAAGAGATTGAACTTATTTTAGCTGATAGAAAAGCTAAACTTAAAGCTCAAGATGTTAAACGTAATTTTACTCTTGGATTATGAAAAATACTATTATTGGTTTAGTTATTGGTATTATACTTGGTGTACTGTCTGGAGCTGCTCTTTATGATAAAAACCCAGAGCCTATTATCAAGTACATTCCTTTACAGGGGAGTTCCACAGATAGTATAACTATTGTTAATCTTACTGAACAACTTCGTAGAACTCAAGATAGTCTTAATGCTTATAAAGCTGATACTACTATTAGTGCTGAACTTTTTGTTGCTAAATATAAACTTGAACGTATTCGTCATTATAATGAAATTGCAGCTAAAGGTAACAATATTAAATACCTTAGAGGTTGGCTTAATCGTGTACTTAATGAATAATGTATTATGAAAGTTATTAAAGACAATGGAACATATAGAGTTGTTTATACCGAACAACTTATTAAAGATGATAACGGATATGGTCTTATTAAACGTTATAAAGTTCAAATTTATGACGATAGACTTTTTCTTAAAGATTGGCTTAATATAAAAGTTTTTGAAGCTTATGATGGTGATAAAGATGAAGTTGATTATATTAAAAACGAAGCCATAGACCTTTATAATAAGATTGTTTATCCCGATAAATATTTTGTTACCAATGCCGTATGTGAATAAACAAGGAACTTCGACTAAGATTGTTCGTATAAGTATTTATGACGAAACTAAAGTTGATGTTTTTCGTAGTCTTTTTGAATGTAACCAAGTATGTGGAACTGTAAATAGTCGAATACTTACTTGTTGTAGACGAAATGCTAAAGCTGGTCGTTTGCAGTTTAGAGTTAAAGATTGGTATTTTACTTTTCCCGATAATAAATTACCTTAAATTATGGCTGATTTTAAAACTGCTTATAAAAAGATTGAAGCTGCTGAGGGCGGCTATGTTTTCGACCCTGATGATGCTGGCGGTGAAACTTATAAAGGAATATCTCGTAAAGCTAATCCTAATTGGGACGGCTGGATTTCTATTGATGCTATTAAGAAAGCTCATCCTACTACTTTTAAAGGTATTCTTAAAAAGACTTCCGAACTTGAAAAGAAAGTTCAAGACCTTTATAAAGACAAGTATTGGGATTGTTTTGAACTCGATGATGTTCTAAGTCAACTTGTTGCTGAGCAAATGTTTGATACCGCTGTTAATCAAGGTCAGACTGCTGCTATTAAATTTGCTCAACGTGTGCTTGACCTTAGAGAAACTGGTAAATGGTCGCTTGACCTTTTAAATAAACTTGTAGCTATTAAATAATAAATTCAACGGAGTTATGAAGAAGCTTGTAATAATCGTATTAATTATAGCGTTAATTAATTTATTAATAACAATTTTGTTGTTTAATAAGTCAGGTGCAGAGAGTTCGTTTCAGCTAATAAATGGTTTTCCTGATACTATTGTTAATAAGGTTCGGATTGATTCCGTTGAACTTTCTATTAAACATCTTGATAGTACAATTATAAATTATAATACTTATGAAAAGGAAGTTATTGATGATGTTCTCAATCTTGATGATAGCGCAACTGTTGCTAAATTCTACGAGCTTATTGGCTCATCCTCTACGGGGGGTTGAAGCAAGGGACAGTGTTAGAGTGGCTATTAATGATTTACGTACTGCGAATGCTATAATGACTAAAGCTAAAATTGATGCTGCTGTTATAGTTCTCAAAGACAGTATGATTAATCTTAAAGATAAGAAAATAGATATTCTTAGCAATAGTTATGAAGAAATGAAGCGATATGCTTCTGCTTCTGAAACTGCAAGACAAAATTTAGAACGTAATCTTGATAAGTCTAAGAAAAAGACTAAGATTATTGGTGGTGTAGCTGGTGCTTTTGCATCAGCTTTTCTTGTATTGTTATTAGTCAAATAAAGATATGGCTGCTGAAAAATATCCTTTTAAAGCGTTTATAGAAGAAGATAAAAGCCGTTATCCGCTTGCTTCTGAAAAAGGTTATTATGACCCTTATAATCATTTTCGTATTGGTGACAGTGGTGGTTTCATTATGAATATTAAGCCAGGTAAGTTTGTTAATGTTCATCTACTTACAGAAATGGCTGATTTTTTTGAAGCCAATGGAAATAAATATACTAATTTTAAAGAAGATAGTATTCCTTATAGACAACTTCGTAAGCGTGAAGCAGACCGTAGAAAGAATGGTTTTAGTGCTCCTATATGGCAAAATCCAGACGGTTCTATTGAAGATGTTCATATAAGTGGTGACTATTATAATTTTCTTAATTATACTCGTATGGAACGTACAGACGATGCGAGTATTAATGCTTCTGGTCGTATAGCTACTGGTGAAAAGAAGTTTGCCTTTCCTCGTTTTGTTGATGCTCAATTTTGGACACATGCTGTTTATGAGTTTGCTAAGAATAATGGTTTTCATCTTATTATTGTAAAGACTCGTCGTGGTGGTTTTTCTTATATGAATGCTGCACGTGCTGCTAATGCTATAAATCTTCGTAAACATAAAGTATTTATTAACGTTGCTGCTGATAATAAATATCTGATTAAGAAAGGTGGTCTTACCGACTTTGCTCTTAATACTCTTCGTTTCTATGAAGAAAAGACTATGTTTAAACGTGGTATTTATAGTAGTAGCGCTGAAGACTTTCGTCTTGGATTTAGACTTCCTAATGGAGTAGAATCTGAAGATAGTTGGCAGAGTTCTCTTATTTCTGTTTCTGCTAATAATAATCCTGACTGTGCTATTGGTAAAGATGCTGTTGGTATTAACGTAGAAGAGCTTTCTACAATGCAGAATTTCAATGAGTTTATGACTGTAACTGAACCTGCTATGACAGTTGGTGATATTACTACTGGTTTTCTTGTTGCTTGGGGAACTGCTACTGCTACTAATATGCAAGTCTTTGAAGAAAACTTTTATGCCCCAGGTGAATTTGGTTTTATGTCTTTTGAAAATGTTTGGGATAAAGATGCTCGTAATGAGATTTGCGGTTTCTTTAAATCTTATTGTTGGGGTCTTGAGGGAAGCATAGACGGTATTCCTGCTGTTGATGAAAATGGTAATAGCAATCTTGATATTGGTCTTAAAGTTTCTATGCGTGCTCGTGAAGCTATGAAAGCTAAAACTAAGACTTTTGCTAAGTTTATTAATTATTGCGGTCAACGTGCTCTTTTTCCTGCTGAAAGTTTTAGTAGTGCCACCGAAAATCTCTTTACAAGTGAAGAACTTGTTAATTATGAAGAACGTCTTCGTACAGATAGTGTTTATAATTTCTATGTTGATGGTCAATTTGAAGAAAAAGGTAACAGTCTTATTTTTAAATCCAATAAACGTATTAAGGAAGAAAATCCTGATACTGTTGTTTATGATTGGATACAAGGTGTACCTCGTAAAGGAAATGAACATCCTCATGGTTGTGTTCGTATTTGGTTTCATCCTCAATATGAAATTAGATATGTTGACGACCGTGAAATTAAAGAAATTCCAGAGGGAACTTATGCTGCTACTTATGACCCAGTTGGTATTAATAAAGATGCTAAAGAAATTACCGATAAACACTCTCATAATAGTATTCATATTTGGGAAATGCCTTCTTCAAGAAATGGTTATAAACTAAAATGTTGTGCTGCTTATTATGGACGTCCTAATAAACTTGAAGAAGCAGATAGAATTTTTTATCAACTTTGTCGTTATTATAATTGTATAAGAACTGGTATTGTTGAAGTTAACCGTGGTGAAACTGTTTCCAATTTTAGTAAATGGAAAGCTACTCGTTATCTTGCCTTTGAACCTCTCTTTGTATGGGATACTACTTTAAAAGGTGCTGTTAGTAAGTCTTATGGTTATAATATTACAGATGGACAAAAGAAACTTGATGCTCTTCGTTTGTTTAAAGAATTTCTTTATACAGAAATAGGTAAAGATGAAGAGGGTAAACCTATTTATCTTTTTACTCGTATTCCTGATTATCAAGCAATTCTTGAAATGAAAAAATGGAATCCTGTTGGCAATTTTGACCGTATTTCTGAAATGCTTCTTATAGCTATTTATAGTAAATCTCTTGACATTAAAGCTCAAGGTGAGAATAGCAATAGAAAGAAACTTCTTGAAAGTCAAGATGCAGCAGAAAAGTTTTGGAAACGTAGTTGGTATTAATATGGAAGAACTTAGTATTTATCTTTTTTGCAATGAATATTTTTGTATTCGTCTTGAATGTTTAACTAATACTCTTTATATTTATAGTCGATACGCTGCTTATTGTTAAATTAAACCTTATATAAATATGTATTTTAGTAACAATTTTAATTTTCCTAAGCAGCGTGTTAGTGCTGCCGAGCGGAATAAGTTTGAATACTATGCCAATTGTTGCGATTATGTTATTGCTGCTGGCAAAAGTATTGCTCGTGATGATGAAGTTGAACAGAAATATGCTTTCCTTAAAGGGGAGATTAATCCTGAATTTTATAAGAAAACTCTTAATCCTTATAATGCTGAGAAAAAAGAATTTACTCGTTTTCCAGCTACTATGCGTAATTACGATATTGTTAATGGAGTTATTCGTAGATATGTTGGAGAATATATTCAGAATCCGCATGATTTTATTGTAGGAGCTAATAATCCCGAAGTAGTTCTTTCTCGTGATGCTAAACTTCGTCAAGAGCTTATGCAGATTGTTCAGGTTAAGATAGCTGAACGTATTCAACAGAATTATCAAGCGTTTGTGCAACAAGGTGGACAGCCCGAACAATTTAATCCTCAAGATAATTTTGACATTGAAGCTTTTGTTAAGAAGTTCAATGAAGATTATGTTGATGATATGTCAGCCCAAGGACAAGAGATTCTTGCCGTTATTGATGATTTGACTGATGCTGCCGCTTTATACGCTCGTGCATATTTTGAATGGGTTGCTTTTGGTAGAGTTTATACTTATACCGAAGTAAAAGGAAATCAAATCATTAAACGAGTTGTTTCTAATAGAGATGCTTTTCCTGTTCCTAACGATAACGTTCTTGTTGAAGATTACGATATGTTTGCTGAACGTCGTATGATGACGCTTCAACAAATCATTGATGAATATTATGATATGCTTGATGATAAAGACAAGGAATATCTTGATACTTATTATATCAATGGTCGTAATATTTCTCAAGACGACAAAGGACTTCTTTATTGGGATAATTATAGACAGCGTTATCCAGACCGTTGTTCTAAATTTAGTGATAAAGAACGTGAGTATTTTAAAAGCGAACCGCTTATGGTTCGTGATTTTAATACTAATCTTATTGAAGTTTGGCATGTAGTTTGGCGTGGACAAGTTAAGAAAGGTATTCTTACATATCAAGCTGGTGGTATTATTGGCGAAAGAGTTGTTGATGAAGATTATAAACTTAATATCGAAGCTGGTGATATTAACATTGAATGGATTTGGGAACCGCAAGTTTTTGAAGCCGATAGAATAGGCACTCGAAACAATGCTGTTTATCCTTATAAATGTCGTCCTATTGCTTACAATCGTAATGGTAAGCTTCCTTATAATGGTATTATGGAGCTTCTTCCTGGTTTTGGTCGTTTCAGTATTATTGATATAGTTCTTCCTTACCAAGTATTTGGTAATATTGTTGCTTATCATAGAGAAATGGCTATTGCGAAGAACAAGTTGAACGTGCTGATGATTGCCCGTTCTCTTCTTGGTAAAGTTCCTGAGGATACTATTTATCGTATGGCTGCCGACGGTGTTCTTTATATTGACGACGAAGATGACCAAGGTATGCTTAAAGCTCAACAAGTTCGTATGCTTAATAGTCAGACTTCTGATTATATTACTCAACTTGGACAACTTCTTGCTGAAAACGAACAAGCTGCTATGAATAAAGTTGATATGACTCCTCAACGTTATGGCGAAATTGCTAATAGTGCTGGCAAAGGAGTTACTGAACAAGCTATTATTCGTGGTTCTATGGGTAGTGTTATTGTTGAGTTTATGTTTGACCACATGCGTGCCCATGATTATCAACGTGATTTAGATTATTCTAAACTTGCTTGGGTTGATGGTCTACAAACTTCTTATAAAGATAAGAATAATGGACAGCTTAAATATTTTAGTCTTGATGTTAATTCTCATCTTTATGCCGACTATGTGATTATGCCTAAACTTTCTGCTAAAGAAAGAGATAAACTTAATCAATATAAACAGTTTGCGTTTAGTGCTGCACAAAATGGTGATGCTGCTATGGCTGCTGCGGCTATTGATGGAGATAATACAGCCGAAATTAAAAAGGCTATTAATAAGTTCCAAGAACTTAATCGTCAGCATGAAGAACACATGAAGCAACTTGATGCTCAGAATGCACAGGCTTTACAACAATATGAACTTGATAAGATACAAGCTCAAGGAGAGCAAGATAGACAAACTCTTAGTCTTGAAAAATATCTTGATAGTCAGATTGAAGCTGTGAAAGCTATGCTATCCTCTACGGGGGGTGACTCTGCTGCATCTCTTGCTGCGACTAATGCTGCCAATGTTGCTAAGAATAATATTGAGCGTGAGAAAGTAATGAATGAACGGCAAAAAATTGCCAACGATGCTAAAGCTCAACAACTTAAAGCAGCTACTGATGTTTATAAAGCTGATACTCAATATAAAATTGCTAAAGAAAATAAGAATCAATACGATAAAAAATAATCTTTTCTAAAATGTGTTTTGTATCTATGTGCCGTTATTGCTCGTGAGAGTAGTAGCGGCATTTTTGTTTATAATGCTCTTGTTATTAATAAGGTAAATCGAATTTGTAAATATTGTTTACCAACAGACTTATTTTAAAGCTCACTGTGCCACGCTTCTACGAAAGTGGATAGATTAATCATTTCGGATAAAATCGTTCGATGTGGATAACGGCTGCAAGCGTGGATGCACTTCTGATACGATTTTTGACAGCAGAAATATACCAATTAATCTCCCCCGTAGAGGATACGCCTGCTGAACACCATATTATATATATTATACTTTTGTCTTGTAATATTAATCCAATAAAAGATAAAGTTATGCCTAAGATTGATTTTGGTTTTGGCGGAAGTGGTAGTAATGAACCACAAGAACCAATTACAGATTTAGAAACAGGTAAAGTAGTAGATGACCCTACTGGTCAGACTACTGGTCTTGGAGATGATAATAAACCCGTTGATAAGCCGGCTGATAAACCAGCAGATAATACTGATGACAATAAACCTATCGACGGTGATAAACCTGCTGATGACAACAACAAACCTGCTGATGATAAATTTGGCGATTTAGTTGCTGGTACTGTTATTTCTATTGGCGAAGAATCTTATACTGTTGATAACGAGGGCAACCTTGTTGATAAAGATAATAAGATTTTTAAAGAAGCCGCAGAAGTTAAGGAATATCTTGCTCAATTTGAAGTTGACGAGAATAAAGAAACTCCTATTGATGTTGATTCAATTATCAAAGCTGTTGGTGTTGAAGTTACTGATGAGAACGACAAACCGATTACTTTTGATAATACTCCTGAGGGTATTGCTCAATATGTTAATGAAGTTATTGAATTACAGAAGCAAGAAATTGCTCAAGCTGGAGTTCAAACTCTTCTTGATAAATATCCTATTGTTGCTGACTTTCTGAATTATTACGTAGCTAACGGTAACGATGCTCGTGGATTTGGAGAAGTTAAAGACAGAAGTTCTATTACTATTGACGAAAATAATATTGCACAACAAGAAGCTATTATTCGTGAAGCCTACAAAGAAAATAAACGTCACGGTGATGTTGATGCTTACATTAAGTATCTGAAAGATACTAACGCTCTTTTAGATGTTGCTAAAAGTGAATTGGCTGGACTTCAACAAGCCGATGCCGCTCTTAAAGAGCAGCAAGCTAAAGAAGCTCAAGCCAGACTTGAAGCTGAGCGTAAAGCAGAAGCCGATTACTGGAACGGTGTTAAAGCTGTTGTTGATAGTAAAGAGATTGCAGGTTATAAAATACCTGATACTATCATTATTAACAAGAACGGCAAACAAATTGCAGCTACTCCTAATGATTTCTTTAATTATCTTTATCAAGTTGATGATAAAGGTTATAGTCGTTATGAAAGAGATTTGGCTGCTCGTGATGCAAAGGAACAACTTCAAGACGATTTGCTTCGTGCTTATCTTACTTTTACAGGCGGAAGTTATTCTAATCTTGTCGATTTGGCTGTTACTAATAAAGAAACGAAAAATCTTCGTCTTAAAGCAGCCGCTGCAAAACAAACTACTACTGTTAGAGTTACTCCACCGAAACCGAAGAATGTTGCTGGTAATATAGCTGCTGCTCTCGGTTATAGTTAATAACTAAATAAAATTATTCATTATGTACACAATGCGAGTTCTTGAAACTGGGCGTTATGACGATAGAGGATATAGCAATGAAGAAAGCATTGCTAATCTTATGCTTCAAAGTCCAGTTGAAATTAATGCGTTTCTGACTTACAATTATGGTCTTGACGACGACCGTTTCCCTCTTACATTTATGACCGAGGGACAAGGTGCAAAAGGTACTGATACTGTCGCTACGGTACAGTGGACTTGGAAGACTATGGGACGTATGAAGTTTATTGATTATGTTACTTATTTCAATGCTTCCAATACTAAACCTGGTCTTGGTGGTGCTGAATTTGAAGTACATTTTGCTACTCATTGGTTTATTGAGCAGCACGGTCTTATTGCTCCGGACGGAACTCAATATCGTATTCAGAAAGACCTTGGTGAATCTGCTTATGGTTATGCTTATATTCTGGCTCCGGTTAATCCCGACCCGACTGCTTATTGCGACCCCGACAATTTAACTAAAGGAACTTATTGGTCACTTGCTGCTCCTACCGTTTCAGAATCTTATTCTAAAGGTAATCGTAGTAATGCTATGGGGCCAGGTAAAATGACTTCTCAGCTTGAGTTCTTCCGTTTCTCTAAAGAAGTTGCTGGTAATATTTCTAACGTTGTTACTAAATATCAGTTCCAGCAAGGAGAAGGTGGTGGTACTGCCAATCTTTGGATTACCGAAGAAATGCGCCAATTCAACTTGCACATGAGAGTAATGAACGAAGAACGGCTGTGGTTATCAACCTACAACAGACTACCCGACGGTACTATTAAACTTAAAGACCGTGATAATGGTAAACCTATTCCTCGTACTGCTGGTATGCTTGAAATTTGTCGTGAAAGTAACTATGATACTTACGGCGAGTTCTTGACGTTGACGAAGTTGGAAAGAACTGTCGGTGATGTTCTTAACAAAGATACCGATGACGGTACAATGGAGATTGTTCTTATGGCTGGTAAGGGCTTTATTCAAGACTTCCAATATGCTATTGAGAACGAAGCTATGAGCAAAGGTTTCATTACTCCTCTTGGTGAAAAGAAGATTATGGATAACGGCAACGGTCTTGCTTACGGTAAGTATTTCAATAAATACATTACTCCGGACGGACATATTATTACCGTTAAACATTGCTCTTTCTTCGATAAGGGTACTATTGCCGAAGCTGCCAAAGCTAATGGACAAATTCATCCTCGTTCAGGTCTGCCTATTACTTCTCATCAAGCTTGCTTTATTGACTTCTCTACTTACAAAGGTGAACGTAATGTTCGCGTTATTCGTCAGAAAGGACAAGAATATATTGCTAAGGTTATTGAGGGTATGACGCCGATACCTGCTTCTTGGGGTGTTGCTACTTCTAATCGTGCTGTTACTGAAATTGATATGTCAAGCTATCAGATTAAGGGCACAATGGGATTGCAAGTAAACAACACGACGAAGATGTTCTTGTTGCAATGTAAATTATAATTAACCGTTAAACAGTAAAAGATATGCCTACAATGCTAAATGCTGGTGGTGCTGCAAATAAACAGGAAAACACCGCTCCTGCTGCTCCTACTGAAACAGTAGATAAAGAGAAACCAACTACCACTATGGTAGAAAGAAAACAAGAAGAAGCTGATGCCGCTTATGTCGATATTCGTTATATGGTTATATCTCTTGCTTCTCATTATTCTTTGTATCGCAAAGCTAATGATAAAGAGCTTGCTGAACGTAATGAATATATCGGTAGCTGTATTAGAAGTTCCAATGCTCTTTGTGCAAACAAAGGTGAACTTGAAGCTTACTTTCCTAATCTTATTGGTGTTTCTCCTAACGACCAAAATTTCGTTAGACGTGTTAAAGAATATCTGAATAATTTTCAGGTTAAAGTTGACAAGCTTGGTCTTCGTCTTAATCTTACTTTCCATTATAATCATTTTAAAGATTATCTTGCTTTCAAGAAAAAAGAAGAAGCTATTGAAACCGAATTTGCTCAAGTCAATCGTGGCGATGCTACGGCTCTTAAACGTGCTATTGAGAATAGAATTGTTAAACTCAATGCTCTTGAGTCAACTAAATGGCAATATGGTAATCCGGAAAATGTAGCCGATTATCTTCTTTATCGTCATTGCTTGTTATATTCTGATGTTGCTAAAGATCACTCTCTTATTAACAAAGAGCATATTCGTTTTTATTTTAAAGACGAACAAAAGGAAAACGAGCTTAAAGCTAAGCAACGTCTTGAACTCAACAATGCTAAGCGTAACTTTGTTACTCTTATCGGTAATGACAAAGCGTTTGAAGATGTTTATGTTCAGTACTGTGTATTGAAGAATAAACCTATCATTCCGTCACTTGCCGAAGACGACCTTATTAAACAAGAAAATCTTGACTATTTTAGCCAGAAAGAACCTGCTAAGTTTAATGAACTTTATACCGACCGTAACGTTTCCGTTAAATCTTTGATTGAACGTCTTATTGCTTATGGTATTCTCATTAGACATCCGCATAGTCAAAACATTGTTTCTGCTAATGGTGATTTTATTGGGGCTAATATGAAAGAGGCTACTGCTTGGTTCAAGAACGCTGAAAATGAAGCTACTGTTGCCGCTTACGAAAATCAACTAAAACTTGTTTAAGTTATGGATATAGAACAGATGCACGTCACGTTCAGAGAAGTTGCTCAACGCATGGGGCTGCAAACTGTTCGTGCTATTTTTCCAGAAGATGTTGATATTTGTCTTAATTTTGCCATTATAACCAAAACTCGAAATATCGTTGCAGAGAATGCTCAAACTGTTAATGATTTAATTGTTAGAGCTAACGCTGACATTTCTCAACTTAATGCTCTGCGTAATCTTGCTAAGAAAGGAGAAGTATCAGGCTCATCCCTTACGGGGGGTGGTACTGAGCTTCATCCTTTTCTTGCTAAGGTCGATAATAGCGAAGTAATGTTCTATACTCGTTTTGCTATTGGTTATGCTGGTGACAATGCTCTTTACGATTGCCGTATTATTGAAGCTGAATATCTTCAAAGAACACTTCGAGATTATTGCAATCGTGCTACTAAACAACACCCCGTTTGTGTTGCTGTTTCCATTGACGAGAAACTGAATGTTGAAATATATAATGGTAGTTCTAAGGCTGTTCCTAATATTCTTGTTTACAATTATATTAAGACACCCAATAAAGTTAGACTTGATGAAGAGAATTCTGCTAATAATGTAAATTGTGATATGCCTGATTATCTTATTCAAGAAATAATTGAACTTGCTGTTCAGTATTATAAACAGACTTTTACTCGTCCTAATGAACAAAAAGTAAATTAAAATATTATTAATTATGAGGCAATTTCTTTTAGGTAAGAGCGTTGCTTATCCTACTGCTCTTACAAGTCTTGCCGTTGGTCAGATTGCTTTCGTAGCTCTTGTTTCTGGAGTTGAAACTCTTGACAGTGACGGTACTGAGATTAAGGACAAAGGTTATATTTATCTTGGTAAATCTGATGCCAAAGGCGGTAAACTTGTTGTTCCTATTTATAAGAATAACTTCTCTTATTCCAAAATGGTTTATGCTGCTTCTACTCAATATACTGGTAATTTTACTATTGCTGATGTTGTAGTAGGAAGCGATTATACCGTTGTTGTTGTAAAAAAAGGAGTTGGTTTTAACGAACGTAACAAATGGACTGCTACTGTCCGTGCAAAAGCTGGCGATACCGTTGACACTATTGCTTCTGCATTAGCTTCGCAGATTACAGCAAATGTTGGTGCTGGCGTTACTGCTGTCGCTTCCACTGGTACAGTTACGGTTACTGCCAAAGAAAAAGGCGTTGATTATGAGCTGACACTTGGCGATGATTTGTTCGGAACTGCTGTTACTCAGACACATGCTACTGCCGCTGTTGCAGATGCTAAGTACATTACCGATTTGGCTATCAAGGCTGCTGCCGATGCTGGTATCGAATATACTTACCAAGACGCCGGTGAGCTGATTTATCCGGACTTCCCGCTCAATCCTTTGGCTCAAGATGATTCTGCCGATGCTGGGTTTACTGTTTATACAATTCGTTTTGCCGAACCTCGTGAAATGAAGACAGTTGACCAGAGTATTAATCAAATTGTACAAATAGCTGTACCTACTGGTACTGCCGCTATTGCGACTATCGACAAAATCTTGGCTGCACTTGCTGCCTAACATAGTAAGCAAATAATTTGTATAATACGCAAAGCCACTGTTACTATAAGTATTTATGGTAATAGTGGCTTTTATTGTTTAATGCTCATGACTGAACTCACGCCCGTTATGGACTTTGTTAGCCAAAGTCTTAGAAACTATTCTGTTACTGCTGTTATAATATCGAGTTGTGTTTTTATTCTTTATACTATTATTATTAAAGGAATTGACTATTTTCGTCATAAAGACCAACAAAAACCTATGATTGAAATGGCTAATTCTGTTAAAGAAGTTAGTAATAACGTTGTAAGACTTAATACAATTCTTGATAAACTTTTTCAAGATGCTCTTCATAAAGATATTGAGAAAAGCAAGATTGTAATTGAGCTTTCGTTTTCCAATTTTCAATCAAGAATTGCTCATCTTTGTAGAAACATTATTATAAACAATAATATCGACCTTAATAAGAATCTTGTTGTCGCTAATATCAAACAAACTATTAATGCCGAATATTATAAAGTTTATCATAATTTTTCTCAATATGATATTGATGGTCGTCCGATTTCTTTATTCCTAAAAGAAGAATGGAAAGAAGATTGTCTTAATAATATACTTGGTATTATTTACAACGGTCAGGAAGAAAAAATCCGTATTAATCAAATATATAATATTCTTTATGTTAAGGTTAATGATTGGATAGTTTATATTAACAATAAATATACCGACCATGAGTAACGATAAAAGGCTCGAACGTATCAGTAATAAACTTCGTAATAATATTAACAATGTTGTTTGTAAAGATGTAGATAAGATAAATCTTGGATTTGTTTCTGCCAATCTTTTTGGTAGTTCTTATTTTTATGATGTTATACGTAGTTGTATTGATTACGATATTCTTCTTACCGATAAAGAGAAAGAAAAAATTGATGTAATATTTAATACTTCTGAATATGGAAGATACTGTTTTACATGATATAAAAGTTCCTATTGATTGGGTTTGTACTTATAGACAAATCCAATCTTTGCTTATAGATTATGGAGTATCTGCTATTGCTGGTTGTGATAATGTTTGTAATAACAAAAATAAAGACATTATTCAACTTTGGAACCTTTTTAAAAATGCTGTTTATGTCTATTATCGAGAAGATGTCGATAAAGCAAATCGTATATATGACTTTGTAGTTCGTGGACTTAAAAAGTATACCGATGTTAATGTTGGTACTTCTACTATTCATGTTGAAGATAGCGAAGTTGAAGTTACTTGTACTGGCGATGATTATAAATTTGCTGATACCAAAACAAGTTATAATTTTCAAGCCAATAATGAAAGCCAATTAGATATTCAAGATGACGGTCTTGGACAAACTCTTTATTTTAATATTAAATCTCAGAAGATTGTTTCTATTGGAACTAAAGAAGAGATTTTTAGTATTGGATATGATTTTGTTCTTAATAATCCTGAAGATGCTACTTGGCTTGGTTATACCAGCGCAAATAATACTCTTATTATTCGTGAAAATAAATCTAAACTTCGTGTTGCTAAATTTAAGTTAGTTCAATATGAAAGTGGCAATATTCTTGAGGGTAAAGTTACTCAAGATGTAAACGATTATACTTATCGTTATACTATCAATGTTGAGCCTACTTCTATTGAAATACCTGCTGAGGGTGGTACTAAAGTTTTTACAGTTGAATCTTATAAAGAACTTGTAGATAGCGACGGTTCTGTAATCGGAGATAAGATTAATGTTCCATACAATGCTTATTCTTCAAGTATTTATTTTAAAGTCAACGGTAATCAAGTAAGTGCCGAAGCTAATACCGAAGAAATTCGTTCTGCTGCTATTATTATTGAGCGTGACGAAGTTGGTGTTTCTGGAAATAAGAAAATTGATTTATATCAAGATAGTCTTAATAAAGAAATTCGATATAGACTTGTTGCTACTGTTGATACTAATACTATTGATTTCGACGGAACCAATCCTGTTACTTTAACTGTTGAGTCTTATAAAGAAACTTATGTTAATGGAATTTCTCAAGGAGATAGAACTGATATTCCTTATACAGCTATTTCCGATAAAGGGCTTCTTAAAAATAATACTTCTGATAAAACGAAATGGTATATGTCTGCTAATGATACTACTAATGTTCGTACAGATAGTATTATTGTTAGACAAATGGAAAGTAATAAGTCTGAAATCATAGATATTAGACAAAATCCTGCTCAAGAAGAAATTAGTTATGTATTTAGTGTTGACCAAGAAAGTTTAACTCCGCCTTCTACTGGACAGAATGTTATTCTTAATATTCAGTCTTATAAACAATATTATATTAATGGTAAACCTACAACTAAAACTCCTATTGGCTATACTGGTGCTGTTGTTACTGGTAATGATTTTATAACTATTCAAGAGGGTTTGCCAAATAGTATTACCGTTGCTCCTAATAGTGGAGAAAGCGAAAGAAGTGGTAAAATTCTTTATACTCAACAAGATAATTCTGGCAAGACACTTGAAGTTAGAATTAATCAAACTGGTGCTTCTATTACTTATACTTATCATTTGAGTATTGGCGAAAATGAAGTTTCTCTTATTAATACCGCTGATAGTAAAACTATATCTGTTGAGTCTTATCGACAGAAATATATTAATGGTAGTCCAGAGGGTGGAAGAGAAAATGTTGATTATTATCTTACTCAAACAAGTGGTAATGCTAATGAAAGTCAATATGGTGGAGTTGTCGCAAGTGCTCAAGGTGAATATATTTATATTACTTCTGAACTTAATCAAACTAACGAAACTGTATCTATTCAATATGATGTTATTCAAACTCAAAGTTCCGGAACTCCTAATGTAGAAAAACTTACTATTACTAAAGCTGCTTCTACTGTTGAAGACCAATATTTTATTGAAGCCCAAAGTACTTGGATTGATGTTGTTGCTTATCCTAACGGAGCTTATTCTTATTTTAATATAACGCGTGCTGAAAAGCGACATGTTATTAATGGTAGTGTTACTTCTGTCGAAGATAATCTTCATTGGGAACCAAGTTCTGATAGTGATTGGCTTCATGTTGGTAATCAAGATGAAACTTATATTCTTTGTGATGAAAATACTGTTGATTCTTTTAGAACAGGTAAGATAACTGTTAGACTTGTTGCTTCTAATAATACTAAAGTTGAGATTACTGTTAAACAAGCAAAAGCTACTTTTAGAACTCAAAGAGTTGCTTATCTTCAACAGCATACATTTAATCTTTCTCCTAACAATACAAGTGGAGAAACTACTTACAGATTAATGTATGAAGAAATTAGAAATGGTCGTATTGTTAACGAAAGCGACGAAAGCGACAATTATCAAGGAAATGGTTTATATTGTTATTCTACTACTTCTTGCGGTCAAAGCTGTTCTGATTGGAATTTTACTTCAAATAGTTATATGAAAACCGCTGGAGTTTTGTTTGCTGGTAGTTGGGGAATGGAAGAACGTTTAGCTGCTACTGGTAATTATCGAACTCAAGACGGTAGATACGAAACATATATTAATGCTACTTTTGGCGTTTATGATACTTTAGCTCTTGCAAAATTTAAAACTGCTCGTGCTAATGATTCTATTTATGACTTCTTCTATCATTATATTCCTAAAGAACTTAAATGTGTTTATACTGATTTAGTTAAAATATTTATTAATGCTCATGGAGATAATTATAAACTTCGTAAAGCTGTTTATAATCTTAATCTTTTCCAATCTCTTATTGCCGCTTATTTCTTTGAAGATACCAAGAAGATTAAGCTCTTCCTTGATTGTATTATCGCTTTTGCTAATAATTACTTTAAAGAGAACGATATTCTTTACGAGTATCGTTTGAATGGTATAGAAGAGAATGGTCATGTTTATCTTGATATTCTTCCTTGTCAAGAAAAAACTAATGTTAAGCTTGAGCTTGATGTTGAAACTGGACATCTTCGTGAGATTGATAAATCTGCTAACAAACAAGCTATTGATTTTGAAATTAAAGATAATAATTTAATCGCTGTTAATCATGGATATAGAAGAGAAAGACTTGGGGAAAGCAATAGTAACTGTTGCAAGTCCTGAAATTTATGATGCAACGCAGGCTTATGAAAGACTTACTTATGTTAAGCATAATGGACATGTTTATCTTAGTAAGCAAGATGTGCCTGTTGGTGCTTCTCCTACGGGGGGCGATAACGATGAATATTGGCTTGATTATGAAATAGCTGCTGCTTCTTGTCGGCTTGGTCGAGCTTATCGTCGTATTACTGATTGGAACGTTGTTAGACCTACTGGTGGAAACTACGACAATCCACACCCCGTAGAGGAAGAATGGAGTGCTGAACCTACTTCTGCAAATGGTATTCTTTGGTATTCTGAACGTCTTTTTACAGAAGACGGTCGTAATCAAGATGCTGAATGGAGTATGCCTGCTCAGCTCACTTATACTCTTTATACAGAATTTTATACTTCTAATGTTGAAAAAGAACCTGGTACTCCAGATACTCATCCTCAAAACTGGGTAAAAGGTTATCAAGAAGGTTATATTTGGCTTGCTACACAAGAAGTTTACAATGGTTCTAAACAAGGTTGGGTAGTTAATCTTATTCGTGGAACTAAAATTGAAAGTGTTGAAGCTACTGTTGATGCAGAAGTAGGTATTCCTGCTGTTGTTGTTCTTAACAAAGGAACTGACCTTAATCCGAAGTTTATATTCCAGTTTACCAATATGAAAGGTGAACATGGAGATAGAGGTAATTATACTTTTATCTTTAATGGAGAAATTAATCCTACTGGAAATAATCAAACTTCTTCTGTTGTAACTTCTACTGGTATTACTCTTGCTGTTGGGGATAATGTTATTGATAATAATGGAGATGTTTATACAGTTCGTGTTATTGGACCGACTACCTTTGCGGTTATTCAAGATGCTGTTCAAACTATTCGTGGTATTGATACCAAACGTGGAGTTGTTTATATGCGTAGCAATAACGACTCTTCTGTTAAAACTCCGACTGGTGGTTCTTATGCTAATCCAGTTCCTACTGAAAGTGCTTGGAGTACTAAGATTCCCGATGGTTCTGCTAAACTTTGGGTTTCTACTCGAATGTTTACTTCTAACGGTAAGAATCAAGAAGAAGCTTGGAGTACTCCTAAGAATTTGACTTATGTTCAATATACTGAAACTTGGTATAGTACTGTTGAGAATAACCCCGGCAATCCTGATGATAATCCGGATAATTGGAGCAAGACAGGTAATAATTTTATTTGGATTGCAGTTCGTACTATTTATAATGGTAGTAAACAAGAATGGAATATAGCTAAAGTTGTTGGTAAGACTGGTGCTACTGGACCAACTGGCGCTCCAGGTTCTAATGGTTCTGATGGAGCTGATGGTAAATCTGCTTCTATTAAATCTGCTACTGCAACAGTAGATGCGAATGTAGGAATTCCTTCTGTTGATGTTACTGTTGGTGGTACTGAATTTGAACGTACATTTGATTTTGCTTTTAAAAACCTTAAAGGTCAAAAAGGAGATAAGGGCGATATTGGTAATACTGGCGAAAAAGGAGATACAGGCGCAGCTGGTAAGGATGGTAAAAACTTTACTATTCTTGGATATAAAGATAGTCTTGAACAACTTCAAACAGATGTTCCAAGTCCTGCTCAAGGCGACGCTTACGGTGTTGGTACTGCTGAACCTTATGAATTGTATATCTATGATACTACAAAAGGTTGGGTAGCTAATGGAACTATTAGCAGTGGAACTTCTGTTGATGTTGTGGATAATCTTACTACTGCTGATGCAGATAAAGCTTTGTCTGCTAATATGGGTAAGAAGCTTAATGATGAAAAACTTGCTATTGCAAATGTTGTTAATAATTTAACAACTAATGATACAAAGAAAGCTTTATCTGCCGCTCAAGGTAAAAAGCTTCAAGATGAAAAAATATCTGATGCTCCTAAAGATGGCAGTCCTTATATGCGTAAAAATGGAGCTTGGAGTGCTTATACTCAAATTGAAGAAGTTTATACTTTTGAACCTACTATTAGTGGAAATAAAATTACTCAAGAAGATTATAACGGTCTTAAAGCAGCAATTGAAGCTGGCAAAATTATTGCTTATGGTCAACAGGGTATGAATGGTAATTATGTAACTACTTTAAGTGCTTCTATGGAAGATGCCATTCGACTTATGACATTTGCTGGTGATTCTTTCCAAGTTTTCGCTGTTACTCCTGATTTAACTTTTACTGCTGAAAACGAATATCTTATTTTAAAAAATAATACTGTTGAGTATGAAGTAACTGGTGATTATAATCCTGCTCATAAAAAATATGTCGACGAAGCTGTTGTTGCTAATTCATATAAAGTTCTTCCCATCGAAGTTCTTGAAATTACTCAGGGTATGGCTTCCGATGATATTTTTGCCAAATTTGGTGGAAAATCCGCATATCTTGATTTTGTTAAGAATACTCCTACTAATTCTATTATACGAGTTGAGGGCGGTGCTCTTTGTGTTGCAAGTATGATTAGTTATACTAATGATAATACAAATACTCTTGATATTCAAACGCTTGGTCTAAATGCTTCACAATATATAAGAATTACTGTTAGTGGTGGAACTGCTTCTGCTTTAACAGTTAAGTATATTTTTGTAAACGAAAGCGATGTTCTTAAAAAGAATAACACTACTGTTTATGTTCCTACACAAAATTATCATCCAGCTACTAAAAATTATGTAGATACCATTAGATATGGTAAGACATTATCTTGTAGTTATCTTTATTTGACTACTAATAGCTCTGGAACTAATAAAGATACTTACGATTTAATAACTAATATTTTTGGTAGCGATACTGAATTTAAAAGTGCTATTCAAACCACTATTTCTAATCATCAGTCTATTCATTTTCATTTTGATAGCGTTAATAATTGTTTATCTATCAACAATGTTTATGCTTGTAAAAATGAAGACGCACAAAAATATGAACTTAGTTTTATGTACACTTTTATTAACGGTAATAATTTTATGACTAAAAGTGCTGCTTTTCATTACGAGCCTAATGCTCCTGAAAATAGTTGGCATGTTATTAAAGACTTAGTTCAATCTGATAATGTTGCTACTCTTACTAAGAAAACTTCAACCGAATATTCTAACATTAATCCTAAAGCAGATAATACTGCTTATCTTGTAACAGATGATTAAGATATTTATTATAAAGACAATCGCGTTAATCTCGGCAATAATCTTGTCGAGATTAATCTATTTATTAATATTTAAGAAATAAAGTTATGGATAATCAGAATGATGTAGCTCTTGCAAATACTGTTAATGGGAGGGGGGCTTAGGGTAGGAGAAACCAATGTTGGTGCTTTTGTTGGTAGTGCTCTTGTCGCTGGTAAAGAATTTGATTGGAGTAAACTTTATTCTAATCTTAGCTATGTAGCTCCTAATCATACCGGATTTAATTTTCTTTTAGTAATTGCTAATCTTAGTTCTTATAATATAAATCTACATAGACTTACAGAAGATGCAGTTCCAAGTGATACTACTGTTGAAGTTGGAAAGATTGATTGGTTTTCTATTGGTTATTGGGAAAACGATGCTGCTACGGCTATGCATAATTATAGCATAAAAGGTATTGAAGGAAATCCAGCTCTTAGATATGTTAGATTTTTTTGCCATAGATATGACCGAGATTCTAATAATTATTTTAATGTTACTCATGGAACTATTGATGATACTGATTATATTGAACAAGATAATCAATCTTCGCCTTATGAAACTTTACAATATGCAGATGTTATTTTTATTTTTGATAATTAAATAGATATAATATGGCTTACGAAAACAATAATATTCGTGCTGGTGCTAATGGTGCTGGCGTTTATGTTGGTAATACTGAAATCATGGGGGGGTGGAGTAAATAATATTCTTGATACTAATTATACGGCTCCACGTAAAATTGTTGTTATTAATGCTTCTGATAAAGTATTTGATGGTTTCTTTAGTGCGGATAGTGGAATGGTTCCTATATTACTTCAACCCAATGAAGTAATATATAAAGCTTTTGATGCTAATATTGGTGTCTTCTTAAAGTTATCAGACACTTCTAAATCAATTGACGGAAGTCTATCTTATGGATATAATGACGGTACTCTTACTGTTGATAATTATGAATTTAGTGGAGAAACTGAAATTCAATTACTTGGAGATAGTGAAATAAAAGCTGTTTATATATGTATTATTAATCAAATAATTGGTTAAAAAAAACCATGTTTTGCTTTTATATTTGATAATTATAAATACATTTGTCTAATCATAATCAAGTTATTGTTAGTCTTGTTGTTTGGCTTATTTATATTATTAATAACAGCGGTTATTATTTGTTTTTGGTTTAGGTTAAAGTTGAACAACAAGCTGCAATAACTTGATTTTTAAAACAATAAACTTATGGATAAACTTATAAATGATGGGGGGGGGTAAGTTATGATTGCTACTGGCAGTAATGAAGTTCGTCAAGTTTTTGTTGGTGACGTATGAATTAGACGTTTCATATTCTGGTTAATTTATTTATTCACTTAAAACTTTTATTATTATGGAAAGAATTAATTTAATGACTTACGGTGTTATTGGTTTTATTTGTGCTCTTATTTTCGGTGTAACTCTTAACGTTGGTTGGGAAGTTATTTTCGTTAATCTGTTTATTGGTTTTGCTACTGCTATTATTAAATGTATGCGGAAAGGCTACGATTTCTATTTTGCTGCTGGTAATTTCGGTTTGCCTGTTTTCGTTGCCGGAGTTATTACTTCTATTTGTATAGCTTTATCTATTGCTTAACATGAACTATCTTGATATTGTTATAAGACAAATTCTTGATAACTTTGATTTTGCTTACATGCTTTGTTGTAACATTCTTTGTTTTGTTATGATTAAAGCTCATGATGAATTTAATGGTGCTAAGAAAGTTCCTACTTGGAATAAACGTCTTTATTTGATTGTTTCTATTCTACTTCTTGGTGTTGTTTATTATGATGTAGGTGAAGTTAAAGTTACTGTTCTTGTTAATAGTGCTATACTTGCTCCAGTATTTTGGAGTTGGGTAGCCGCTCCAGTACTTCGTAGATTTGGAGTTAAATATAAGCAAGTAGATGATGCTTTAAAATAAATAATGAACCTGCCCCGTAGAGGAATCGAGAGATAACAATGATGTTGCTCTTGGTTTGCATCCTATACGGGGTGTTATTATAGCTATACTTATGATTATTATTCATACTCGTCATTTTCCTTTTGGAAGTTATACAACAATTAATCTTTTCGGTATTCTTTTTACTAAGAATAAAAAACTTTCTAAACATACTATTAATCACGAACGTATTCATACTAAACAGATGAAAGAGATGTTGTTCATCTTCTTCTATTTATGGTATGGTCTTGAATATATTATTATTCGTTTATTTCATGCTAAACAAAACGATGCTTATCATGATGTTAGTCTTGAAGAAGAAGCTCATAACAATGATGATAATCAAGATTATCTATTTATTAGAAAGCATTATGCTTGGTTGAAGTATATCCGAATACGTTCTGCGGAATAGTAAAATCGGCTGCGACATGCACGAGGATACGATTTTCCTGCCCAGTATGGGGCGATAATACACGAAATGATTAATCTATCACGAAACGGCTTGCGTAGCGTGGCGAGCCTTAAAACAAGCCGTTTGAATAAAACATATTATTAATAAACATCTTAATCTTAATAAAGCTGTTATGGACAAACTTAAAAAAGTTAATATTTGGAGATTTGTTGAAGGTCTTGGTCTTGACCTTAAACGGAAACAACTTATTGGTAAACTCATTGAAGAAATAGTAGAAACTTCTATTAAGGGAATACCTGCTGCTGATTCTAATAATATTGGCGGTATTAAAACTGGTTATACTCAAAATGGAAAGAATTATCCAATTCTTCTTGACGAAAATGAGAAAGCTTATGTTAACGTTCCTTGGACTGATACCGATACTACTTATAAAGTTATGACTGGAGCAACTTCTACGACTAACGGAAAAGCTGGACTTGTTCCTGGAGCCGCTGCTGGTCAGCAAACTCGTTATCTTCGTGCTGACGGACAATGGATGACCCCGCCTAATCAAACTTATTCTAAAGCAACTGCTAATGCTCTTGGTCTTGTTAAAATTGGATATACCGCTAATGGTAAAAATTATCCAATTCTTCTTGATGCCGACGGTAAAATGTATGTAGCTGTTCCTTGGACTGATACTAAATATACTTTGCCTGCTGCTACTTCCGCTGCTCTTGGTGGAGTTAAACAAGGAGCTGCTGTTGCCGATGCTGCCGCTGATGCAGATGCTGCCGCTCTTGCAACAAAAATCAATGAGCTTATAGCAAGTCTTAAAGCTGCTGGCGTAATCGCTTAAACATAAAGCTTATGAAACAGATTATAATAATTCTGCAAGCAATCTTGCAAGAACTGAAAGAACAAACAAAGTTATTAAAAGAATAATTCCTGCTTATGAAAATAATAATTATTATTCTTCAAGCTATTTTAAATCTCGTCCGTAAAAGGCGAGATTTAATTGCTAATAGAAGCAAGATACCTGCTAATATTAAAAACGCTATCAAGGCTATCTATGACCCGAAGAAGCAGGGTATGACTAACTATGATGTGATAGAGGCCTATGTGGAAGATTTTACTTATTGGACGATTGATAATACAGGTATTACTTCTACCCCAAAGAAAATAGTTATTCCCGCTGGTACAGAGTTAAAATATGTCATAGCTTATAGAGGTTTTAATAGTTTTACTGATGGGTTCCATATTAAATATACAGGCAATGCTGTTATAACATATAGATACAACAAAGAAGACGGTACAGTAGGTACTATTGCTATTAATAAAAGTGGTATCTATCATTTACCTGCCAGCGTTAGAGCTCAAAAGAATTTTGGCTTTTATTGTAATCCCCAAACGGTAACAGAAGAAACTACTATTGAGCAATTCCCTACATCAATCCTAAAAGACCTTAGCGGCAACGGCAACCACGCCTATCTGTACGGCGGTAAGGGGAAGCTGAACAGCGGTATGGGAGTGTATAAATTTGACTTTCTTTCTGACTTACGTATTAATACAGCATATTTACCATATACAGAAAGACAAGATGATAAAATTTGTTCATTAGCAGGACATCCAGCAGGTTGGTTATTTCAGTTCACCAGCCTTAGTGATATTCCAGCTTTTAAAGTAGAAGTAAAAGGAATAGTTAATGATAATTTTACTTATCGTTGGTATGATGAAAATGGGAATAGAGGTGCAGATATTGCTATAAATGAAGACGGCATCTATGAATTGCCAATGAGTTATAGTGTAGAAACTAATTATGGAGTTGGTATTTCCTGTAATAATCTTTGCCAAGATAATGTTTGCTTTACCCAAATCCCTGACTACCCCAACCAGCTCTGCTACGACGGCAAGATGTACGCAGCGTGCTACGGCTTCCCGATATTAACGGATTACACGGTGATGGCGGAGAGGACGTGGTTTGATAAAACAGGTGTAAAATACTTTTTATCGAAATACAAAGAGAATGGAAGTGTTCCCGGCCAATTATTTAAATTTGAGTGGATTGTTAATGGAAAAGAATATAGTACATCCTTAGGTAGAGATGTAGAAGTTGTATTTCCAAATGGAATCACATGGCAGACTAAAACATCCTATAACGGCAAAGGACTATTAAATTCAACTTATGAAGATGGTGACTTATTGTTGATAGGTAAAGTATGGCTAAATAGTACAAACTATTTTATCGGCTGCCACGGCAAAATCATCATCGCCGACCGCAGCTTTACCGAAGGTGAAATCACTTGGTTAAAGGATAATTGGAAAAAAATATGAGAAAGTTTCCGTGGATATTAGTTGTATTGCTGGCAATCGCTTGTGTGGCGGCGTGGTTCCGCCCGCTCGAGCCTTTGCCGGCAGAAATACGTACCGAAACAAAGATACAGACGGTTGTCAAGACTGATACGGTTCTTATCTCCGCACCGATAGCGGTCTTTTGGCAGATATTACCGAATGATACTATACGTATAGGTGATACTTTGCTTCATCGCAGAAAGGTTGTGTATGAAGATAGCCTGTATCGTGCGGTGGTGAGCGGATATGTAGACCCACGGCTGGATAGTATGACTGTGTATCCGAAGACGGTTTATCAGACGGTGACAAATGACGTCTATCATCCGGTACCCATTAAGTCGAAGAAGAAGCGTTGGGGATTGGGGTTACAGGCTGGATATGGGTATCCAGGCGGTTTTTATGTTGGGGCTGGGGTGAGTTATAATTTGTGGCAGTGGTAATTTTAGCAATATCATAGAGGTGAACTTATTGGATTAAGCAACAATAATTCATCAAAACCCCACAAAATACACATTCTTATAAAAATTATATATAGAAAATACACATTTACGAGAAAATTATATATTAATCTATTTGTATGGTAAGAAAGAAATTAACGATGTAGAAGTCGGCTTGTCGCTGGCACTCTTTCGGGGGCTTAGAGTAAAAAGAAAGCCCCACCCACACAGATTCAAGCGCCAACAAGAATCATTATATAAACGTAGCACGTAGATTGTGGATGGGGCAAATGCCTTAATTTAAACATTCTACGTGCTTACTTTATTTATATGAATCTTGTTGGCACGACAAAAATAATAATAAAAACTGAATCTTATGTGTAAATCCGGGAATAATAGAAGAATTTCTTCCATTTTGCGCGATAACTTGGTACACGACATCTATCGTGAAGAGATAGAAAAACTTGGTGTTGCAGGTCGCTATGTGTCAAAAGAATATCTATATAACAAAGTAAGGGAACGGACAGGCCTAAGCACAAGAAGCATATCTTTCATCATCAACCATACAAAGAAGCAGATAATATGAAGGGATAGCGTTATGCTCCGTTATCCCTTCACTTATATCCACGTGCTGTTGGCGCTCGTCCTTTGTTGCAAAATTATTATATTTATTTGGTATAAAAAACATATATCAGATAAAAAAAATAAAATATGCCAAAATACTGGAAGATTTCTTCACGACAAAGTGAAACAAAGTTCCCACGCAAGTGAAGCATAGAATTTTATAAGGAGTACCATTTAGATACTTTTGTGATGCGGTTGATTTTGACCGTAATACAAAATATAAATCTCTATGGAAAGAACGTATGTCTTCAATCAAGACGGGAACAACGGAAATGGTGGCGGAAGCAAATTCGACATCATGGCTATGTTGCCCAACTTGATGGGAAGCAAGGGTGTAGACCCCGGACTTCTCGCTTTACTTAACCAGGGACGTGGCAGCCAAGACCAATGGGGCGGCTCGTGGTGGTTCATCTGGATTATCCTGCTATGGTTCTGTTGGGGCGGCAACGGCTTCGGTAACCGTTTCGGCAACGGCGGCGGTCTGCCTGCCGAGCTTAACGGTGATGTCGGTCGTGAATACCTGATGTCAGCCATTCAGGGCAATGGCAATGCCATCAACCAGCTTGCTTCTTCTTTGAACTGCTCTACCCAACAGTTACAAAGCGCATTGTGCAACATTCAGGGGCTTATCGCCAATGTCGGCAACCAGGTCGGCAAGTCCTCCCAGCAA